ATGTTTATCTAAAGCAGAGTAATACGAAGTTTGATTGCAGTACACTATAAGAAAGGAAGTTTTTAGAAATGATTTTAACTGAAGTACAGCAGGATTTGTTTTCTGTTCCGCAGGGTTATTACCTTGCGCATTGTATCAGCGGTGATTACGCGCTGGGCGCTGGCATTGCAAAGAAATTTGATGAAGTTTATAACATGCGGTTTAAGCTGCATAAATTCTATCCTATTGAATCGGGTAAGAAGTCTACCGATATTGGTATCGCGTTGCTGGTTGACAATGTCTTTAATCTTGTTACCAAGGAAAGATATTTTCATAAGCCGACATATTCCACGGTTGAGAGCACGCTTTACGATATGAAGGAACAGATGATTGATAAGAATATCAATAAGCTGGCAATACCGCTTATCGGCTGTGGCTTGGATCGTCTGAATTGGGATGAAGTCAAAGATATTATTACCAGTGTATTCAGCGATACAGACATCGAGATTTTAGTTTGCAAGTTATAAAATATGATTGAGTATTCTCCTAAGCATTTAGTAATGGTAACTGCCGGTGCAAACCATAATAAATATTATGATATGATCCCAGAAGGGGAAATGTGGACTGCGGAATATGGTCGCATCGGCAGCGGTTCACAATCCAGACGCTATAATAAGCGGCAATTTGAAGCAAAGTACAGAGAAAAAATCAAGAAGGGTTATGTTGATCAGACCGAATTGATTCGAGATCTCATCGCAGAAAAGCCAAAGGAAAAATCTGGTTATAAGGAAATTGATAATCCTAACATCGCCAATATAGTAAGGCGCTTACAGGAAATGGCGCACGCCGCAATTGAAGCAAACTATACTATTTCATCCAACAAAGTAACTCAATCTATGGTGGACGAGGCGCAAGAGATTATCAATGGATTGATTTCTATTCAAACTGTCAGTGAGTTTAACCAAGAACTGACAAGGCTGTTCACAACCATTCCGAGAAGGATGGGTTCGGTATCAAATCATATTGCAAAGAGTGCAGATGAATTTGGCAAGATCATTCATAGAGAGCAAGAGCTGCTTGATGTCATGGCCGGTCAGGTTGTTGAGAAGAAGATTTTTGTTGATAATGATGATGGCGGCGAAACCAAGAGTGAACATACTATTCTTGAAACACTCGGTTTAGAATTTGAAGAATGTGACTCAGATGATATTGCGACAATCAAGGTTGCTCTCGGCAGTTGTTCGGATATGCTTTATAGGGCATGGCGCGTAAAGAATCTAAAAACGCAAGAACGTTTTGAAAAGTATGTCAAAGAAAACGATATTAAAGATATAAGGCTGCTATTTCATGGGTCACGCAATGAAAACTGGTGGTCGATTATACAGAATGGTTTGTTATTGAGGCCGACCAATGCTATTATCAATGGTAAAATGTTCGGCTATGGCATTTATTATGCACCTAAAGCCAGGAAGTCATTAGGGTATACAAGTATTTCCGGTAGCTATTGGGCAAGAGGTAAATCCAATTCTGGTTTTATGGCTTTGATGAACGTCGCTTATGGCAAATCTTATAATGTTTATTCTTTTGATGGTAAGTTTTATAGGCTTAATTATTCTGAACTTCAAAAGCTTTGCCCTGGAGCAAATTGTCTCCACGCGCATGCTGGAAGTATGCTAAGAAATGACGAGATCATTGTTTATAAAGAAGAACAATGCACGATTAAATACCTTGTTGAGCTTAGATAAAGGATGATGATAATACTTGAATGATGGTTATATTACTGTAGTACTTTCAAATAATATGAAGATTACTTCGCGTCCAGAGAATGTAATTATATTTGATTCAGCTAATGAACTTGGCAAACAGGCAATGAGTGATATTCAGAATGACAAGATTATTATTAACGCAAAGCAGATTGTGATGATCAAGAAACCGGATGATGTTGAAATGAAACACTATGATTGTATGGGCTATTAGTAAGGAGAGACTATATGAGTTTGAAAAAGGGGAGCACTGGCTCTAATGTCAAGGTGCTGCAAAAGAAGCTAAAGGAACTTGGCTATTTAAAGGGGTCAGTAGATGGGATTTTTGGTTCAGAAACAGAAAAAGCAGTGAAAGCCTTTCAAAAAGCAAAGCACCTTACGGCGGATGGCATTGCTGGCGCAAAGACCTACGCCGCCCTTGGGATTGAACAGCCCAAGAACGAATATGGCGTTTCGGGATCAGCCAAGACTATGGACTGGTGGACAAGTGATATCCAGAAGATTTTTGCCATAGGCGTAACGGCAATTATTACGGATGTTGAGACGGGTATTAGTTGGAAAGAGAAGCGTTTTGCTGGGAAGAATCATGCTGATATCCAGCCCTGCACCAAAGCCGATACAGCGAAGTTGAAGAAGGTTTATGGCGGCGGATGGTCGTGGAAGCGCCGCGCTGTATTTGTTACGATCAATGGTGTGAATTATGCTGCTTCAATTCATGGCATGCCGCATGGCGGAAGCAATCTAAACAACAATTTCCCTGGCCACCATTGTTGCCATTTTCTCAACAGCCGAACGCACGGATCAAATAAGGTTGACAGTAATCATCAGAAGATGGTGAAAAAGGCTGCATCAACTATTCTCTAAAAGCCATAACTTGAGAGGGTGTTATTATAGAGAAATATATTAGTGAAATGACGATTGCAAAAAAGGTTGAGGGTAATCTGGAGGCAGTATATGCAGGTGGCCGCAAGGTCATTGAGGGATATCCGATTGATACATATGATCTGCTTGATGCTCTTGGATTTGATGTCAGCGTTATTTATGTAGGGTTGTCAGACGGCGAGAAGATGCCGGATCGTTTAGCGGAGATTTAAAAGTATGAAGGAGAAAAAATATAATGGATAAGAACGAAGCGATGAAGAAGATATACGATATTGTGCGAGAGCTGTTTCCTGATGCTGCATGCGTTGATATAACCGTAGATTTTGATGGTTTGAAAATGAGTAGTGATTATAGACTCATTGGAAAGTATTCTAACTTCACAGAAATAACTATTGATAATGGGCCTTGTGAAAAGGTTTTGTAATCATGGGATTCAGAAGGTTGTTTATCATAAGAAAAGACCTGCACTTGTCAGCCGGTAAGCTGGCGGCGCAGGTCGCTCATTGTGCAGAAGCATATTGGACAAAGGATATTGTTTATTTTTCAAAATCAGAAAAAACTGAGGAAATCGGCGATCTATTGCAGATTCCGATCTTGGTAGAAAAGGATGTTTTTGAAAACTATATCAATGCCTCATTTACGAAAACCATTTGCGAAGCGCGAAACAAAGAACATCTACTAAAAGCAAGAGACCAGGCACTTTTGCTTGGACTGCATGAGGGTAATCAGTTCGGATTGATATATGATAAGTGTCTGACTGAACTGGAGCCAGAGGAAGAGGATGGTACAACCTTGACGGGCATTTGGTTTTGTCCGTTGCCAGATGAAGTTGCACATAAGATCAGTAAAAAATATCAGCTATATAAATCATAAAATAAGACAAAAATGTATTGACAAACCATTATATACGTGCTATAATAAATAAGACAAAGAACTTATTGGAGGTACGAATTAATGGCTACATTTGTTGATACTGCTAATCGCTTCTCTGAATACTTTAATCCCTTGACCGGGTTATATGTTCGCAGCGGTATAATCGACGAGAACGGGAATGACACGGGCGAAGACCCATTCATGCGCTGTTTCCCTTCGCTGATTGACATCGGCATCATGAACCGGTGTGCATGCGCCAATAAATGTAAGGTTGACTGCTATCAGAAAGCTATTTCGAGAACAGGCAACAATATGTCGCTTTACGATTATTGTTCAATCATGGAGCAGTGCAAGGGGAAGGTATTTCAGGTTGCACTTGGCGGAGCTGGCGACCCTGATACGCACGAAAGCTTTGAGCAAATTCTGAAGCGTACAGTAGAAAACAAGATCGTGCCGAACTTTACTACTTCCGGAATTGCTATGACCGAAGAAAAGGCGGAATTGTGCAAGAAGTATTGTGGCGCGGTAGCGGTTTCGGAACACAACGCCGATTATACGCATAGGGCATTTCAGATGTTGAATCATGTTGGCGTAAAGACCAACGTTCATTATGTCCTGTCCAATAAGACAATTTACGAAGCAATCAAGAGGCTAAAGAACAACTATTACAAGTTTGCCAACGCAGTTGTTTTCCTGCTCTATAAGCCAATTGGCCTCGGCAAGATTGAAAATGTCATTATGCCAGATGAACCGTTGCTCGATTTGTTTTTTAAGACAATAGAGGAACACCCTTTTACACACAAGGTTGGCTTTGATAGCTGTACGGCTCCGGCAATCGTAAACTATACTTCCAAGATTGATATGGATAGTATGGATTATTGTGAGGGTGGGCGTCACAGCATGTACATAGATGCGGCCATGAACGCAATGCCATGCTCATTTGGAAACCAGGATTCCAAATGGTTTGTAAGTTTAAGGGATCATACAATTGAAGAAGCTTGGAACAGTGATGTATTTAATGGATTTAGAAATTCATTAAAGAACTCGTGTCTTGGATGCGCAAATAGAAAGTCTTGCGCAGGTGGTTGTCCTATTTGTCGTGACATCGTTCTTTGCAATCGAAAGGAGAAGAAGCTGGTATGAATCATCTGATTGAAGTTGTCGAAACCAACAATGCGAAAAAGAATTTCTTTCCTACCCCTGATTCTGTTGCAGAAGGACTTTTAAGCGGGATTAACCTGCGTGATTATCGCTACATACTGGAACCCAGCGCGGGCAAGGGCGATTTGGCACTGTATGTTGTCGGACATCGCTACAAGCAAATTCATGGGCGTTGCATTAGGAATCCTAAGACCGATGATTTTGATATTGTTGATGGGAACTTGCCTGAGAACGAAAGAGAATGGAGCGAGGCAATACACGGGGTGGATATTGAGTGCATTGAGATTGATCCCGTATTACGAAATGTGCTTGAAAACAAGGGGCTGAGGGTTGTACATGATGATTTTCTGACTTATGAAACCCAGAAACGATACGACCTTATTGTTATGAATCCTCCGTTTGATGCTGGTGCAGACCATTTACTGAAGGCCATTGATCTGATGCGTCGTGGCGGAACAATCGCTTGCATTCTTAATGCGGAAACGATTCGCAATCCGTATGCTTATAAGCGCCAGCAGCTTATAGATATCCTGGATAAATATAATGCAAGTATTCGGTTTGTGAGCAACGCCTTTTCTGATGCTGAACGCTCAACGGATGTTGAAATTGCGCTGATAAATCTTGACATCCCGCAGGTCAAGATAGACAGCACGATCATGGACGAGATGCGCAAAGCCCCCACATACAAAACCTCGCGTGTGCCCTCAGATGTTTCCGAAATGGTTCAATACAATGTCATTGAGGAATGGGTGAACCGGTACAACTTTGAAGCAGCTTGTGGCATTCGCCTCATTGAAGAATACAGAGCAATGCGAACTATGACCGACGAAGGGTTGGGCAAGTATGACAAGCCTTTGCTGTCTTTGTCTATTGGCGGTAATGCGGATAGCAGCCAAGGATTATCCATCAATGAATACCTTAGACAGACAAGGGGTAAATACTGGTCGCGCCTGTTCAATCAGCCTGTGATAACAGATAAGTTTACTTCAAATCTCCTTGAGGAATTGCGGGACAATGTTCGCAAGCTTGTGGATTATGAGTTTTCGGTTTATAACATTTTGACGCTGATCATAAAGATGAACCAGAGAACCGTTAAGGGTATAGAAGAAACAATTATTGCTTTGTTTGATAAGTGGACATCCGCGAGTTGGTACGAGGAAAGTCCGAACAGACATTATTATAACGGCTGGAAAACGAACGATTGCTTTAGAGTAGGGAAGAAAGTGATCACAAGCTTTAATGCATTTAGCTGGTATCACGAAAGCTTTGAAGAATATCGGGTAGAAGAATTTCTGTCTGATATAAACAAGACGCTTGATTTCCTGGATTGTAATCGTACCGAATGGGTGACATCTTTGCGATTTGATTTAAACGAAGCCAAGAAAAAGGGACAGACCAAAAAGATCGAGACAAAATACTTCTTTGCCACTTTCTATAAGAAGGGGACATGTCACCTTGAATTTAAGAACATGGATCTTCTTGAAAAGTTTAATATGTTTGCTTCGCAGCGCAAGGGATGGTTGCCGCCGACATATGGCAAGAAGCGTTACAACGATATGTCAGAGGAAGAAAAGGCGGTTGTCGATTCCTTCCAAGGCAAGAAGAAGTATGAAGAAGTCATGACCAGAGCCGACTATTTCCTAAACATGGGGCAGCAACAGTTGATGCTCGGCGCGAGTATCGCATAACAGGGGGCGAAATACTATGAAACAGTACATGCCTATGGTTAATTATATTATTGCGAATGCAAACGGTAGGAAGAACGCGGTTATTGGACGAGAGCTTGGAAATAGGTTTGGTATTCCTGGCGTTAAAGTGCGGGCATATGTCAATGAAGCAAGGTGCGATGGAATACCCATTTGCTCATGTGGAAATGGGTATTACTACTCGCCAAGGAAAGTTGATCTTGAAGATACAATTAGACATTTAAAAGGACGCATTGCGAAAGTTGAAAACGCAATCGACGGATTGAATAGCGCGGTAACAATATAGGAGAAATGGATAGATGAAAATAAGAAATGATTTTGTAACCAACAGCAGTTCGAGCAGCTTTGTAATAGCATTTAAGGCAGTAAATCATTATGGAAATGATGCCGTTGATAAGTTAAACCAGATTTCTCAAATCCTGCTTGATCATAATGATTATTACGAAACAAAATGCGCTGAATACTTTGGCAGTATAGAAGAACTTGAAGAATATCTGAAGGACAGATATTATGATGATTTCAGCGTTGAAGATATGCTTGATAATTATTATGGTCAATATAACTATACCGTTGATGATATCAAACGGTTTTTTGATGAAGGGTATAAGATTGCCATTAAGGAAGTTAGCTATCATGACGATTTGACCAGAGAAATGATTGCGTTGATTGATGAAACAAACAACTATTTTACAGTGTTAAATAATTTTGAATAGAGCTTTTGCGGGAAATATGATAGCTATACGGAGGATGTAGTAATGAAAATCAGAAGCGATTTCGTAACCAATTCAAGCAGCAGTTCTTTTATTCTTGGTTTTAAAGCTGAAAATACGATTGCGCAAGAAATCTATGGCAATATAGGAAAAGTGTATGCGGATATTCTATATGAAGATGTAATGCATGCCAAACGGTTATCCCATGAAGAAGCGTTGGCTATGATCAGAGAAGAAGAACAATATACCGCAGAATGGATAGCGGTTAATCGTGTAATGCCGAGAATGTCTTATAGAGAAGCGTGGGATTGGGCAGAAACCGATGAAGGTAAATTTGCCATTCAACAAGTTATGGATGAGATTATTGACAATGCGAAAAGAAAAATGATTGACCATGATGTAGTTGTTGAAGTTGAGTATGGAGATCATACAAGTCCTGGCTCTGAATTGGAACACAATATTTTACCCAATAATCTAAATACGATCCGACGTATAAGCCATCATTAAGGCGGTGATACCATAGAGAGTTACATTAAACAAGGTGATTGTCTTGAATTAATGAAGGAAATACCAGATAAATCTGTCGATATGATCTTATGTGACCTTCCATATGGCGTACTTAATAAAAACAACAAGGCCGCAAAATGGGATTCTCAAATACCATTTGAGCCGCTTTGGGAACAGTATAATAGAATTATCAGAGATGATGGTGCGATTGTATTATTTGCCCAGGGAATGTTTACCGCAAATCTGTTAATGAGCAATCCGAAAATGTGGCGGTACAATCTTGTGTGGAAAAAGGGCGGAAGGTGTTCGGGGTTTCTCAATGCCAATCGCCAGCCGCTGAGGAACCATGAAGATATTGTTGTATTCTCAAAGAGGCAGACGATTTATCATCCGCAGATGCGGAAGTGTGAGCCACATGAGCGCACGCATAGCCGTGGTAAGCTGATCAATAAGGGAACAAACCGATGTTATGGCAAGTTCAAAGACCTTCCCACTATCGTCAGTGACGAAAAATATCCTCTTTCCGTGCTTGATTTTAATCAGGATTTCCCGCCCGTTCACCCAACACAAAAGCCCGTAGCATTATGTGAATACTTAATCAGAACCTACACAGATGAAGGAATGACTGTGCTTGACAATTGCATGGGGGTTGGTACAACATGTGTGGCAGCTATCAATACCGGCAGGAATTATATTGGTATTGAATTGGATTTAGAATACTTTGATAAAGCCAGAGAAAGGATTGAGAACGCAGAAAAACAGTATGGCGAAGCTGGATAGTTACATAAAGCAGGGAGACTGCCTTGAATTAATGAAAGAGATTCCGGATGAAAGCATAGATATGATTTTGTGCGATCTTCCTTATGGCATGACGGCAAATCGTTGGGATGCAGTAATACCGTTTGAAAATTTGTGGGAGGCATATGAGAGGATCATAAAGCCAAACGGAGTGATTGCATTAAATGCAAGCCAACCGTTTACATCCGCGCTTGTAATGAGCAATCCTAAGTTATATAAGCATGAATGGATTTGGATAAAGAATCGTGGCAGTAATTTTGCGAATACCGTAAGAGAACCAATGAAGGAGCACGAGTCAATTCTGATTTTCAGCAAGGGCAAATGGACATATAATAAGCAGATGCAGGAGCGTACAGGCGGCGGGCTTGAACGTGTGAAATATACGTTTGAGAATCAGACTGCAAGCTCATCTAATTATCGTAAGTTCGATAAACCCAATAGAAATCAGGGAGCGTTGCGCGTGCCCTCATCCTGGCAGAAATTCAACGTTGAAGTTGGCCTACACCCAACGCAAAAGCCTGTAAAGTTGTGCGAGTATTTGATCAAGACTTATACAAATGAAGGAGATATTGTACTTGATAACTGCATGGGATCGGGGACTACCTGTTTGGCGGCTAAGAATCTCGGCAGAAGATACATAGGATTTGAGCTTGAACCAAGATATTTCGATATTGCAAAACAAAGAATTGATGGGAGTTTAAACAAATGAAGTATAGGAAAGATTTTGTAACCAACAGTTCTTCTTCATCGTTCGTATGTGATATATGTGGTGCTATAGAGACCGGATATGATATGCCCCTTGAAGATGCAGGGATGGTTGAATGCGTAAACGGTCATATGTTCTGCAAAGAACACATGTTGTCATATAATCCCAATAAGAGCCGCGAAGAAATGATTGAAGAACTCAGCGATACCTGGTATGGTCATCAATATGGCGTTGAGAAGATAAGCCAGTTTAGCGATGAAGATTTGAAAGATTATTATTTTGAGCACGTTGCAAGTGAAGATGGCGGAGGCTGGGGTGTGCCGGAGGAAGTATGCCCATTTTGTCAGTTTGTTGATTATTCCGAGAGTGATCTGGCATGCTATCTTGAAAAAGTATTTAATGTGCCGAGGGATAGGGTATTTGAAACGGTAAGGAAGGTTCATAAAAGCCGCCAGAGGCTTTATGACAGTGATTATATTTTCTATGTCTGTAATGAATATGATCTTGAACCAGCCAGAATTGTTAGTAAATGGCCGGAGCAGTTCGGGACATATAAGAGCTTCAAAAATTTTTTAAAAAATAAGACATAAAAGTATTGACAAACTAACGACGAAGAGTTATAATACAATTGTTCCGAGGGGAGAGGGGAAAAGGAGACAGAAAAGATGATCAGAGAATATACGACGGGCTTTATTATACGTCAAGTGGTTCGTGCGTTAAACCCGCCAAAGAAAGCGCACTCCATAGGCTGACTGGCGTTTAGTGGATGCGCACACTAAAAAGGCAGTTGTCCGGACAACGAAAAGGTCAGCCGTGGACATAGCAATTATTTAAACCGCTTGCATCTTCCTGTTGTGATAGCAAGTAAAACATGGCGTTACTACATGGAGGTTATCACCGTTGATATGTAGTGACCAGAAACATGGAGCCGGATTTACACTCGTGCGGTTTACCGGTATTTTAATGGGGTGTGGCCAAGCTGGTTAAGGCAATGGGCTTTGAACCCATGATCGCTGGTTCAAGTCCAGCCATCCCAGCCAAAAAAATAAAAGAAAGAGGATGCAGCATGGAAAAGATCGTAAAGGAACTGAACAATATATACGGTATGGGTTTTGCACAGCTCAAACAGGATACGGAGACAGGGCTTTATCGTGGGACTTGCTCGAATGGCAATTCAACGAAGCGGTCTGATTCCATGAGTGAGTGCCTGAGAGATTTGTTTCGCCTGGGGTACAAGTAATTATATTACATAAAATAAGACAAAGAAGTAAATAGAACGACAAATACAGCCCGCTTGCGGGCGGGCTGATTGGATAGATTACTTCTTAGCACCAAGCTTGTCAATTGCTTTCATGACATCATCAGGGGAAAGGCCAAGTTCCTTAATCTTAGAAGTAATATCGCGCATGCTTGCAGAGGGTTTTTCAAGTTCATCGATCTTCTTTTTAATCTCTGCAATCTTAGCCTCGTGCTTTGCGATTTCTTCTTGGAACTTCTGAATCTTTTCTTCTTTAGAAATTGTTCGACGAGTGCGCTTCTTGGGTTCTTGTTCAACAGCTTCTTGGTTCATGATTTCCTGCTCCATGACAATACCTCCTTATCAAGTTTTCGATAAGATTATAACATAGATTTGAATTAATTACAATAGTGATTTGGTCACATAACCCTAATTGGCAAGGGAACAGTTTGCTAAACTGTCAGTAATCGGTGTAAGCCGGTGTGCAGGTTCAAGTCCTGCTGTGATCGTTTGGAGAATAAATATCTCCCACCTGGAAGGAAAGGATAATGCTTATGCAAAAAGGCCGGTTAAGTCCTTCATGGCAAGTTTCAGGGGATGTTAGCCAGTAATAAAATCTCAAGCGGCGCTGTGTGTTTTATGCCGCTTATGGGGCCGTAAGCCTAACTGGTAAGGCAGCGGTCTTGAAAACCGCCAGTAGCCGAGTAATCGGTGTCAGGATTCGAGTTCCTGCGGCCCCGCCATAGCCGCGATGTCATGTAAATGAAAAAACGAGGAGAGAATCCTCTGCGAGAAGTGTTTTCGGTTTTAGCTTCTCATTTATGTACCAGTAGCTCAGTTGGTAGAGCACCGGACTTGGAATGTGAGTAAGGAGGCTCGACAGACGTGTTGCCAAGTTCGATTCTTGGACATTCCACAATTAATCCGGGCGTCGCGGGTTCGATCCCCGCCTGGCACACCAATGCCGTTTGTAGCAAATTCACGTTTGGGTCAGAATAACGGGATGTGCAGTTGGTTGACTTTAAGACCAGCCTGTGGGGTTAGCTCAATGGGAGAGCATTTGCCTTACAAGCAAAGGGTTGATGGTTCGAGTCCGTCACTCCACACTACATGGACGTGTATGCAAGAGGTCAAAGCAGCAGACCGATAAGTTCTGTGCGTATATCGGTATCCCGGGTATACTATACGCTTCGATAGTTCAAATCTATTCCGCGTCCACCAGAGTTCCCAATGACTCTGATATTGGGTGGTACGTTGTGACTGCAGTCGCAGAGCGTCGCCGGTGCGCTATATCATCGGCATCAATACATAGTTATCTAAAAGGAGATTTATTATGGCTGATGTTAGAATGAAGCTTTTGCCGCCTTGGAGCATTGTTATTAAGAAGATCGAGGCTTTGTTTGATGGTGATCCTACGATTGCTTGCAATGTGAATTATTCTGAACCATCCATTGTGCTGGCTTGCAACGATGGTGATAAGGTGACAGCATTGCAACAGATTCTACCCGAATGTATTTCTTTTGGCAATATCAATTTGAAGGTTGCCGTAGATGGCATTCCGAGCAATCGCGCCTTTACTTCCCGCAAAGAGTTATTTGATGTAGCTTTTGCCAAGAATCCTGCTTTTGCGTATGCTCTTTGCCCTGTCGAGGAAGGTTATCAGTGGATGGCTTTTACATATGTAGTTTTTAAGAATTGCGTTGTGCAGATTCCCGCAGATAATCTGAATGATTGTCACGGCATTATTAGTACGCTATATCAGACCATTGCCGAGGAAATTCTAACTGGTAAGGGTGCTGAAAATTGCCTGTTTAATACCGATGTTGAGGTTGCTAATTTGGGCAAGTCACCGGATCAGTGGCTATAAATTAGTGGATATAAGTGGAGGAAATAAAATGACGCTGTTGTATATCAGCTTGGCATTAACCATTGTCGGAGTGATTATGTGCATAGTTGATGAAATAACATGCTATTATAGCGATGTATACGAAGTGATTAAGACAATTTTCGTCGTTGTTGGCATTATTGTTTTCCTTATTACTGGCACAGGCTATTTGGTTTCATATAGTTCATCAGAAGCCGATAATGCTTATTATGTACAAAAGTATAATTCTCTTGTACACCAGGCAGAAACCAATATGTACAATAATGACAACGAATTAGGCAAGAAGGAATTGGCAAACCAGATTCAAGAATGGAATACCAAGCTTGCCTATAATCAAAAGATGTCAGAGAATCCGTGGCTCAACTTCTTGTTTCCTCGGAAAACATTTGAGAACCTGCAATACATAGATTACGACTTACTTAAATAATAAATCATCTAAGGCTGTATCTATCATCCTTCTATAAGTAGTATTTGGTAAATGTTATTTGCGATAGGTTGATTTCCTTAGATAACCATTTAGGCTGTTGATAGCTTCCTTCTATGATGATCATTTTAATTCGTTTTTAGCTATCACGATTTCCTGAATATGGAGGTAGAAAATGAACGAGATTCTTTTGAGGCGCAAGAACAAGTTGAACATCGAACCGATGGATACTCCGTTTGCAGATAAGGGTGACGTTGAGATTTATCGATATGTCATTGCAATTGCAAAGAATATTGAATCACTTGGGTTTACCTTTGGTGATTCTGTATTGGATGTTTTAAAAACCTATACTCGTCCTAAGCTAATTGCTTTTTACCGTGAGCTGTTGCCTATGCTGCAAAAGCTTTGCGCTGCAGATGTCGAGTATAAGCCGATGTATCCTAATTTTCCGGAGCAGGTAGCCTCTGCAAGCGACGCAGAGCTGTTTATGAACGCCATTTTTCACTACGCTACCTTGGGCACATGGACGCCAGAATACGCTCAGAATGCCCGTATGCCCCTCATAGACGGCGATAAAATGACTGTTTTAACGCTGGGGACAACCGAAGATATATACGATATTTTCACGAATCTACTGAAAAGCAAGACTTCTCTTTCCGAGCAAGATAAGGCAGATGTCAAGCAGATCATGCTGGACTATCCGGATTATGAAAAGCATATGCCAGATGAAATCCATCTAAAAGAGAATGTAGCGATGATCGCCAATTACGTTCTTTCCATCAACCCTACATCTGATGGAGAATGCATTGCAAAGTATTTTAAGACTGCAACAGATGTTCTGCGTTTGATTACCGCTATATCTGACGGAGATATCAGTCTTGCCAGTAAGACAACATATAAGCATCTTCATAGGCCAGAGCGCAGATTGGTAATGAATCTACTGGCGAAGTGCAGTGGCATCGTTGAAGATCTCTTCCGGTATCGTGACGAATGGATTCGCATTGGCGAGATTGTACATCCGTTTGAGTATACCGAAGCTAAGTATAAATCCGTGCGACAGGCTTTCCAGGTTTTGAGAAATGAACATAAACCACTGTTCGTTATGGGCAGGGCAGAGGAAAGCATCAAGGCGGGGGATATGGTTACTGCTGCAACGATTCTTACGGAGCGCCCCGGCGAATTTGCTCGTAGGCTTGATAAGCTTTTGCGCGATGCGAAGCCTGAATATCGTGATTACATTGTGCAATGCTTTGAGGCTGTGGCTGATAAAGTGGCCACACCCGTATTGTTCCAAGTGCGCCAGCAGTTTCTTATGAGATATAAGGCAATGCCCTCAACGCCAGAAGTGCGTGTATTTATGCCGAAAGGAAGCGTTGCAAAGGCGGTTTCAATTCCTTATGATCTGGCTGATATTGATGAAGAAATCTGCGCTTGGGTAATCAACGTTTGCAACCATGCGATTACCAATCAGTATAAGCAGCGTGATTCTATGGGTTGTGTGTACGTCGATCCTGAATTTCAGAATTACATTGTGCCATTTAGTCAGAGAAGCGCGAGCAGCGGCAATAAGATTCTTGTGCGTGGCAGTCGTGTTCCGATCAAGGAAGATGCTACGACGGTAAGAGCTTTTATCTGGTGGACAAATGAGAAATGTGGCAGGGTTGATATTGACTTGACTGCGTGTATTCTGGATGATAAGTTCAATTATAAGAGCCACATTTCATATACGCGCCTTAGAAGCGGTGAGTATAAAGCATACCATTCTGGCGATATAACCAACGGCGGCAATGTAAATGGCAAGGGCGTTGCAGAATTTATTGATGTTGACATTGATAGCGTCGTGCGCAATGGCGGAAGATATATTTGCTATCAGGTGTATAACTTTACACATCAGAGGTTCAAAGAGTTGCCGAATTGCAGATTTGGCTGGATGGAGAGGGAAGCGCCGGATTCTGGAGAGATTTTTGAGCCTAAGACGGTTAACATGGCAATTACATTAAATTCGGATAGTGTAGTATCTGTGCCCGTGTTGTTTGATTGCGTGGAGAGACAGTTTATTTGGATGGATATGACCATTGAAATGAATCGCTTTTCCATGAGCAATAACATTGAAAACAACCTAACCGGCGTACAGGCTGTTGCTTATTCCATCGCCAATATCAATAAGCCCAATCTGTTTGATCTGGTATACTTTAATGCAATTGCGCGTGGCTGTCTCGTATATAACAGGGAGGATGCGGATATCATTTTCAGCAATGATACCACGAAGCCTATTGAGCCTGTTTACGATACAGAAACCGGAAAGCAAATCGTTGGCTATCAGGAACGAGATGTATCGATTATAACCGCGTTTGATACGGATTACTTTATGGGTAAACTTCTATAGTATTTTCTTCGGCTGTGCCGCCCTTCCTTCTAATATGTTTGAATCATTATATAGGGCGGCTGATTTCCGAAAAAAATATTTATAAAATAAGAGCAAAAAGTATTGACAAATACCGATGTGATCAAGCGATCGGCTGCGAAATTCATCCTTCTAATAATTGGGGCTGTGTGTTACGGGTTCGAGTCCCGCCGCCCTGAAGTTCGGGGTGTAGCTCAATCGGCAGAGCAACAGATTATTAATCGAATTTCGGATTACCGATTTCCACCAGTTGTCTTTGGCGGCTGAAACATTCTTCCTTCTACTTACATATTTTAAGAAGGTTATATCAGAGTGTTTGATTTCCGCCAATACTATAGATCATAAAATAAGACAAAGAAGCAATTGGAGAACAGCATGATTTGTGGGTATGGCGAAATTGGGAAACGCCCTGGATTTAGGTTCCAGTGCCGCAAGGCTTGTGGGTTCGAGTCCCACTACCCACACTACAATCAACGACAAGAAGCAATGGAGGGATGATCAATGGCAAGCAAGAGAACTGCGCAATGGTTGGATGCACAGAATTTCCTCTACGAATTGAATGAGGCGTGGGTTAAAGAATATGAGATGTGCAAGAAGCATGAAGCTGAGAATGGCAAAGATGCTACATATTATACGATGCTTGGCAGATCAGCCGGAATAGCAGATGCCAAAGAAATGGCCGAACGATTAATCAATGGTGAGTACAGGGTTGATTATTGATGTTTCTTTATGGTATGCACCAGTAGCTCAATCGGATAGAGCGCAGTCCTTCTAAGTCTGAGGTTAGGGGTTCGATTCCCTTCTGGTGTGCCAAACAATTTGGAATGTGCTGCCACATCAGGGGAGTGGACGAGGTAAACCGCAAGGTGATTCGGAAGTGGGCTGCAAAATGCTCGAACAGGGTTCAAATCCCTCACATTCCACAAATATGCTGCCATCGTCTAAACGGTCAGGATTTCAGACCTTCAATCTGAAGATGCGGGTTCGATCCCCGCTGGCAGTATGAGAAAAGGTGAAAAATGGAAAAGAGTATTATGCAACAATATTCAGAGGATGATTTCGCATTCATCATAAAGAATAGTAATAGCTATGCAGAATGTTTACGGAAACTTGGTTATAATTCATCATCTGGCGCTTCATTCAAAAAGCTAAAAGAAAGAATAAACGAGCTTGGATTAAACGTAGACCATTTCTCAAAAATCAATAAAACCAAGAGAAATGAAAAGAACGTATTTACAAAAAACTCTACAGCCTGTCAGTCAGTAGTAAGAGAATGGTTTAGAAAAGGAAATTATTCAAAATATGTATGTAGCATATGTGAGCAAGAACCATTCTGGAATGGGAAACCGTTGATAATGATACTTGACCATATAAACGGTGATAATAAAGATAATAGATTAGATAATCTAAGATGGGTATGTCCAAATTGTAATTACCAACTTGATACTACGAATGGGAAAAATAGAAAACATAAATTACATAAATTGAATTACTGCATCGATTGTGGAGCGATAGTTTCAAGAAATTCAATTAGATGTATGACTTGTAATAAGAAATATAGATTATTGGCAGAAGATACAATGAGCGTGGATAGAGATACACTAAAGAAGCTTATAAGACAATACCCTTTTACAAGGATTGGTGAGATATATGGTGTCTCAGACAATGCGGTTAGAAAATGGTGTAACAAATATGGATTACCAACAAGATCACGCAGCATTAAGAAATTATCTGATGACGAATGGAGCAATTTGTAAACAGTATGGGGAATTGGCGCAATGGTAGCGCACATGCTTTGCAAGCATGGGGTTGAGGGTTCAAGTCCCTTATTCTCCACCAGTGCCAGTCAAAGTGGCTGGATGATGTGAGATGAAAACTTACAGAGAATGACAAATCAGAACAACTCCGAAGGTTGCGGTTGGAATCCGCGTAATAAAGTCCTACCAAAATCCCGACTGGACTGACCCTGAAAAGTTTTTTGATGGTGGCTTGGGGATATGTTATCATCACCTGCATACAAAACTTTAGATCGTTATGAGTATGCACATGCTTCCGTAGCTCAACTGGCAGAGCATCGGTTTTGTAATCCGAGGGCTACAGGTTCGATTCCTGCCGGAAGCTTTTTCCGATCAGTAGCTCAGATGGTAAGTAGCCAAGGTCTTATAAACCGGAGGCCCTAACAAGGCAATGCGTTGGTTCGAGTCCAACCTGATCGATTCAGAAATACAATTACAAACAGTACAATCTTGGAGGATAACATGCGGAATATTCCTGAAGGGTACACCTACAAAAGATGTGATCAATATACAAAAGAAGAATTTCTTAAACTGTATATCAATCCTGGTTGTAAGAATCCGTCCAAGGATGCGTTGAAGTATGTTACTGAAAATCCAAAGGAAGTATACAATACAGATGACATAATTGCAGTTCATCAGCTAAAAAATCCTGTTGGCAGTTTACAAGGTGGAACGACAAAGCGCTATGGACGTTTGGATGATGCAAGGTTTGAATTAAGGCCAAACGATACGAATCGCAAAGATCCTCTACTTGAAGTCAAGCGAAGATATGATTACTACTTACGACGTGAATTATCTAATAGGTAGATATAATATCGCCCTATGGTGCAATTGGTGAGACACATCGCACTTAAAATGCGACACAATAGAAACGCTCCGAGTTCGAGTCTCGGTAGGGCGACCACAAAAATATTTAATAAAAAGGAGATCATCACTATGGCAAACACGAATACTACTGTACGCGAGGAAATGACCGTTCACCAGGCGCTTTGCGAGCTAAAGACGCTGAACAAGCGCATCCCGAAGGCGATCAGCGAAACCAAGCCCATCTCTACCAAGGAAGCCAAGTCCAATAATGTGGATGGCATTTCCGTCAGCGAGTTTAAGACGCTCGCGCAGAGCACCCACGATTCCGCGACAGATCTCATCAAGCGTCAGCGTGGCATTAAGGCTGCAATCAACCAGTACAATGCCTGCAAGATCATTGATGTGTGCGGACGCAAGTACACCATCGCCCAGGCCATTTGGGAAATGAACTATGGCATGGCGGAGGAAAAGAATCTGGTGACGCGCTATTCTGAAATGCTCAGAAAGGCCACCGCCCAGATCGAACGCGCCAATGGCGATGATCTCAATCGTCGTGCTGAAGCTGCCATGACCGCTATTCATGGCAATAAGGACAAGGCGAACAACGACGATTTCCTGAAGGGCGTCGAGGATTACAAGGCAGCACATGCTTTGGAGCTGGTTGACCCCTTGAATATCCGCAAGATCATTGCTGATCTCGACAAGAGCATTGCCGAGTTTGAAGCAAATGTTGATGCCGCTATTCAGGTGGCAAACGCGACTACCACGCTTACGATTGAATACTAAGCGTTAAAGCGCTTGCCTCCATAGCGAAAGCCGAAAACCTGATCTCCATCTGACTTTCTTTGCCGTCAAGGTAGATGTAAAAATAATAAAAAAGACGGTAACAATAAGAGATATTTAAAGCTTATTTTATAATATTGGTACAGTTCACATACTGTGCGGCAAGAAGAAAGCTATTGAATATCGAAAATTGAATACCTGAATGATTTGAATAAAGAATATTGATTACCCTAAGACCGCCCGACATTTAAGAATAAGATTGAATATCGATATATGTTGTGCGCAGGGAAATAATACTCATTATTGATCAATCATTATTGGTAATCGAATACACAAATCTACGATAAAAGGTTTGGTATTGAGATCAGATTGACCTTCGGTTGTCCTCGTAGCTGCTATGTAGGCAAGTAATGGATATGTGGTGTTTAATTGGATAACATACCTGGCTTCCACCCAGGAGTTGCGAGTTCGAGCCTCGTCATATCCTCCATTGTCCCAAATAAATAAACCAAGGTGATAAAGAATGTTTGGCAAGAACAAGAAAGCTAAAGAATGTGTACACAAGTATAAAGACTTTCCGTGGTTTACTTGCACCAAGAAATATTATTCGCCTAATGGTGATTCAGGTTATGAAGTTCGCATAGTTGAACCTTATGTATGTATACATTGCGGAAACCGTGTTGACAAAATATTATCTTCATATGGTGGTTTTACATATAAGACGGATGCTGATAAAGCTGCAGATAAATTAGCACTGCAGTATTCAGACTATATAAAAGATAAATGTATTGTTGAGGATATGGTAAATGATTTAGTTCTTGTTGATAAACAGTATTTAAAATACTATGAAATGGTGAAGAATGGGAAGATAGAATTACCCAAACTTGAATTGAAATAACTAAGTGTAGCGCAGTTTGGTAGCGTCCTTGATTTGGGATCAAGGGGTCGCGGGTTCAAATCCCGCCACTTAGACCATCGGGTGAAATGATATATCCCGACAAATCCTTTAACCGCCCGAATCTCATGGGGAAGTCTCACCTGGTCATTCAGGCGAGGCGCAATGCCAGAAGAGCCGCCGCCCGTAACCGTGGCCGCATTCTGGGAAGGACATTGTTACTTACATTGGGATGGTGAAGTGCAGCTTAGAGATCCAGCGCATGATCACCGCAGGATAGCCAGTTCCTCTTACTGTAATGATCGGCAGCGACGTTAATGACACGCGCACTGGCTGAAATGTGCCAAGATGCTATAGCTTGTCAGCAGTCAAGAATTTGTGAGGCGAATAGTCAAGGGAGACGCAATAGAAAAGCGTGGTGTGGTTCCGGCAAATCTCTGAATATGTTTAGGCCGGAGAGTAACAACTACTTGATTAATGACAAGTCATAGCGTTTGCTGTGGTATAGTTTTCGACATAAAGAAAGTAGATCAAAATGAAACAAGATAGAATGGTTTTCAATTTAAAACACAGAGACCCTAACCCAGATGTATGGCGCAAATATCCATATGATTTAAACTTTGTGTTTTATCCCAAAGAATCACACATGCATGGGTTTAGAGATGAGCCGCCTAAGACCTTTGAAGAAGTCTATAAAGTGTATTATTCGTGGAGCATAGAGGAAGTTACAGACGCACATCCAGGGGAAGAAGTAATACATATGCGCTGTGATGAATGCTCCGCAGTATTAGACCTCGCTTTATTGATAAGACACTGTTTGCAGAATGAGGAAGATGGCGAATGCCTTTCATGCGGTCAGGAAGGTTCTATCTGGGAATTAAAGTATTATCGAAAAAATCCTCCTTTGACATATAAAGATAATATTTGTTTTTCGGTATGGAGCAACTACACGTATAAAGGATATCGTTTCTGGCTGGATGTGGATGAGGCAAATGAGTTTGCACAGTTTATTGATGATGTAAACAATCACATGCTGGAGAATGGAGAACCAATATAAATTCAAAATGGTATTGTGGTGGCGGAATAGGTAGACGCTATGCTATTTAAAAGTGATGTTGACCGTTTGACGATAGCGGAAGGAAAACTCATGTATGGTGCAAATCCATATCCACAAACCAGCAGTGCAGTTCGATTCTGCTCGTTGACCGAGGATTGGTATGCTTACAGAGTTTCGGTTCGATTCCGGCAAATGATTGCTTTGGCAATTTCCTTGGTAGGGTAAAGGTTGAGTTTTACGGTAGCTCAAATAACCGTTTTACATATATGTCGATGTGGCGCAACCGGCAGACGCGGCGCTCTCAAAATGCGTTGTCGAGAGGCATAAGGGTTCAAATCCCTTCATCGACACCAAATTTAATAACGCCATGTGCGATTATAATATAATAACAAAATATCATGCATACATTGATGGAGGAAAAGAATAATATGGATGTGCTTAATAGCTCTATTTTGAACAATGCGAATATGTATAGTAGTGTTGCCGATATTGCTGACGTTATCGTAGATACAGTGTCAAGTATTACGATTGGCAACAACAATGTTAAGACTGAATCTACAATGACAAAGAGTAAGATGGTCGAAAGCAAGAGTGGTACGACTTGGATTCAGAAGTATAAGGATGGTCGGTATGTCGGACAGTTCAACGTAATGCCCAATATTGTAGATGTCCGAGAGTATGAAGATGCTGATGGTAATCCCTGCGCTATCTATCTTGACTTTGCCGATGGTACGTCTACCAGTGCTGCAAGGCGAGAGGGCGATGTTTTCAGTTTTGAGCATGGTGTTACGATCTGCATTATCAAGAAGCTGCTTGATAAGCTGACTGACAACATGGGTAGCGCGACTTATAACAAGCTTGTGCGCAAGGCCCAGAAGCTCCGTGATTATAAGATCGAGTACGAGAAGAAGCTTATTGAGGAAGCCAAGGCTCAGGAAGCTAAGGCTGCGAAGCTGGCAGAGAAGAAGCGCAAGCGTGATGAACGACGCGCAAAGCAGATTCAGGAGCTTGAAGAACAGGCCAGGGAAGAACTGATTGAGATTCAGAAAGAAGCATTTCTTAGGGCGCTGCGCGAAAGCAGAATGTCTGAGGATGACCTAAAGTAAATTACTTAGTGATGGGGAGGATAAGAGGAAATAGTATCCTCCCCTCATTATTTGAGGGAGACATGAATGATTTATATTACTGGCGATACTCATGCGGTATTTCAACGTTTTTCAATACGTAATTTTCCTGATCAGAAGGGAATGACCAAGGATGATTGTGTTATTATCTGCGGCGACTTCGGTGGTGTATGGAATGATACGCCCGAAGAAAGATACTGGCTCGACTGGCTCAATGATAAGCCATTCACAGTTTTGTATGTTGATGGGAATCATGAAAACTTGGAGGCGCAAGCTCACATGATATTAAAGATGGAATACTGAATGTCGATGATTATAAAGATGAACAGGAGTTCAAGCGTGTATATCGCAGAATGTCAATAACCGGAAAGATGTTTCGAGTAAATCATGTGTCCTGGTGGAAGCAAGAGCTGCCAAGCGAAGAGGAAATGCAGCATGGCTTAGATACCCTGCGATTAAATAATAACACTGTTGATTATGTAGTTACACATTGTTTGCCACAGGAGGTAGCTTCGATATTTTCTATGGGGTTATATAAACCGGATACATTAACAATGTATTTCAATGGGTTATTGGCTGATAAGATATCATTTGATAAATGGTTTTGCGGGCACTATCACGTTGATCGAAGCATAATGGGTAAATTTGAAATACTCTATGAAAAGATTGTGAGGCTGGTCTGAATTTGAGAATCTATAAGGATAAACAGTATTTGGTATTTGATTATGAAGAAGATGGAAAGACGGTCAAGTATGATTTTGCCAAGAAGGAAGCTATAGGATTAAAAGGTTCGGCGGTTAAAAATCTAAAAACTCAATTGCATGGTATAACTCTGGATTATATAATTGAGCACTGCTCAGATAAGAATTACTCAAACTATCTCAAATTTGTGAAAAGAAAATACGCGAGTGAGACATCGCGTACAATAACCAATATTGGAACTATCCTTTCACATATTGAGGACTATCCAGATATGGAGCAATTATTTTCTTCTGGATTGACAAATATTAGTTGCGATTTAAAATATGGAGTAAAAGATATTCCTGCTGGATTGATTAAGATATGTAGACAACATGGAGACGAAGGACTTTTCTTAACCAATAAGCTTGTTGATTTCTACAAACAAAATCCAGATGCATACAATATCGCCTTTTCAATAGATTTTACTTCAATTACAATCAAGGACTTGAATAATATTTTTCAGACTTATTCAAACAATTGGATAAACGGTAGATATAGGGATACTTGTTATTATCTGAATTTGATTGACCGTTATGGCTATAATGCAAAGTCACTTCTCATATATCTTGACCATCTGAAAACATTTGAAGCTATGGATGGAATGAGCGAATTACTTAGAGAGCTAAATGATTATTGCAGAATCATGTATAACATCAGCCCTAAGTTTGAGAAGTATCCAAAGCACTTCCTAACTACGCATAGGATAGCAACCAGAAACTATAATCGCCTAAAGAAAGAGTTTGATAGTGCAGCATTTGCGAAGCGCATTAATCCTGAAATGGAGTATACATATAAAGGGTTTAAGTTTATCTATCCTAAGTCAGTTGATGAAATTAAGGATGAAGCAGTGCAACAAAATAACTGTGTTGCTTCATACATAGAAAGCGTGATCAACGGTAGTTGCGACATACTGTTTTTGCGCGATAGGGACATGCCAGAAAAGAGCTTAGTAACAATTGAGGTTAAGAATAATAAGATTTGTCAAGCGAGGCAGCATTATAACTATCCATGTAACACATCGCAAAAGGAAGCCATTGATGCATGGAACAAGTGGTATGAAAAGAAAATGATGAAAGCAAGCTAAAGGAGATTTGAATAATGGAATACGTTAGGATTAACAGGCTGCGTGGTAAGATTGCAGACTATACCGATGTAAGTACTGATGACGATTTGATCCGCATCAATTTCAGGGATGAAGCGGCACAGATTGAAATGGCGAAGGAGGATTTGGAACTGTTCGCCAATGAATTGGCAGAAGCCATTGAGACGTTCGTCAACCAGGACGCTGATATGAATACTGGTGACGATGGAGATAACGATAATGAAGATGGTCAAAATAACGATAATGAAAACAACGACGATGATAACAATGAAGATGGAGAATAATACGAACGGGAAGGAGTAACACCTATCTCGGTGAAGCCGAGTTGCCAAAGGATTGATATAAGTTTGGTGTAAAACTATTTCGTATAGCGTAGAGGCTTTGAAGCCAAAGCATGGGGAGATCAAATCGTTGACCGCTAACCGATGTATGGTTTGTGGTCGGTGTGAAATTTACGAACGAAGATTTGAAGATCATGCAGTCATGGTCATTGGGGCAAAAGATACTTAGAACACAAACGAGAATTATTGAATATTGTGCAAGATATGAAAACCAAGTCTATGTTAGCTTTAGTGGAGGTAAGGATAGTACAGTTCTGCTTGATATTGTTAGAAAGATTAATCCAGATATTCCGGCAGTTTTTATAGATACCGGGCTTGAATATCCAGAGATAAGGCAGTTTGTAAAGACGGTTCCAAATGTTATACGGCTAACCCCGGAAATGAGCTTTAGGAAAGTCATTCAAACATATGGCTATCCTTTGATCAGCAAAGAGGTCGCACAGAAAATATATGAGTCCAGGCAAAAGCCGGATGGATATACGGTTGCCAGATTTGATCCAAACAGCGAGTATAACAAGAAGTATAAAAACAGGTTTTCTATGGCGAAGTGGAAGGAATTAAGGGACAGTGATATTCCAATAAGCCATAAGTGCTGTAATATTATGAAAAAGAAACCCGCTAAGAAGTTTGAAAAAGAAACAGGTTTGCACCCGATTATTGCAACTATGGCTTGCGAAAGTCAGCTTCGCAAAACAGAGTGGCGCAAGAAAGGTTGTAATGCTTTTGACGGGATTAGGCCAACTTCACAACCTATGTCATTCTGGACTGAGCAAGACGTACTCGAATATATAAAGCGATATAATCTTAATTATGCTTCGGTTTATGGGGATATTGTTCAAGACAATGACGGGAGATTTTGTACTACTGGATGTGATAGGACGGGCTGTGTTTTCTGCGGATTTGGCTGTCATAGAGAAAAAGAACCAAATAGGTTTCAAAGACTAAAGCAAACACATCCGAAACTATGGGATTATTGTATGCGGCCTTGGTCACAGGGGGGGCTTGGCATGAAAGAGGCATTGGAGTTTATAGGTGTTAAAGTTGAATAATCAGGAGTGATGGCTATAAATACAGATGTGATGTTTTCCAGCAAAACGGATCAGTGGGCTACACCACAAGATTTTTTCGATGAACTAAATGCAGAGTTCCATTTTACGCTGGATGCTGCGGCAGATTCAACAAATCATAAGTGTGTGAATTACTATTCAAAAGAGATTGATGGCCTATCTCAGCCCTGGGTTGTTCCTGCGGGGGGGGTATTCTGTAATCCTCCCTATGGCAGAGAAATTGGCTTGTGGGTAAAAAAGGCATATGAGGAAAGCTTGCGTGGGCAGTTGATTGTTATGTTATTGCCAGCGAGAACAGATACAAAATGGTTTCATGATTACATATTGGGTAAAGCAGAAATTAGATTTGTACGTGGTAGATTGAAGTTTGGCAATAGTAACAATTCAGCACCGTTTCCAAGTATGGTTGTTATATATAAAGATAATAAAGTTGGAGGGAATACAAAAATTGATATTAACTGATGATCAAGTCGATAGGATATCAGCTGATGGATTGATACACGATGCAGAGCGATTAAAGGAACTACAAGCATTACCACTTGAACGTAAGATCGGTATAACGGCGGCAAGAATAATAGAATGGTATCATCATTACAATGGGAATGTATATGTTAGTTTTTCTGGAGGGAAAGATAGTACGGTTTTATTATATCTTGTGAGATCGTTGTTTCCCGGTGTTCCTGCAGTATTTTCAAATACCGGTCTTGAATTTCCAGCATTGCAGAGGTTTGTAAAGAAATTTGATAATGTAATTACGCTATATCCTAAGAAAAATTTCAAGCAAACACTCTCTGAGTATGGTTATCCGCTGATCAGTAAAGAAACAGCTGAGTGTATTTACTATGCACGAAGAATTAAACCAGTCACACATAACGGCGGGGGGGGGCGATCAAGCCTCGAAAGGAAAGTGGCATAACTGGCGCAGAGCTTGTTTATGCAATGTAAAAGAGCAATTAGGCGAGAATACAATATTCAACAAAGAAAAATGGCTACCTATCGCCCGCGAATTGCCCGTAATGATTTCTCATTATTGTTGCAATATTATGAAGAAGAATGTTGTTAAAAGGTATCAGAAGGATACTGGAGCAAGACCATATATTGGAACATTGGCAGAAGAAAGTCGCATGAGAAAACAGGCGTGGATAAAGCACGGATGCAATGCTTTTAATAGTAATGATGCCACAAGTCAACCGATGTCATTTTGGACAGAGCAGGATATTCTAACGTATATCAAGCTAAAAAATATAGAGATCGCTGAACCATATGGCACGATTAATATTGTCAATAAGCAGGGTGAAATTGTTATACCCAATGGCGCAGGAATGCCGAATGGTTGTAAATGGAAATGCAGTGGATGTCAAAGGACAGGATGTGTGTATTGTGGATTTGGTTTTCATCTTGAAAAGGGAGAAACAAGATTCCAAATGCTTGCAAGAACACATCCGAGACAATATGAGTATTGTATTGGTGGTGGACAATGGGTAGATAATCCTGCTTACGATCCAACGGCAAGTATGGAGCCGGATGAAATGGGATGGATTAATTGGAATCCGAAGAAAATCTGGGTTCCAAGCAAGGAAGGTTTAGGCATGGGCAAAGTCTTTGACATGTGTAATGAGATCATGCCTGGGCTATATAGGTATGAATAAAACGAAACTTTTATCATTCTAAAAACAATCTAAAATAGAGGGCTTCCAGAATGATAAAAGTTCAAATCATAAAGATTGTGTTTTTAAATACGCTGTATTTTAGGAAGGAATACTAACTTTGGAAAATAAAAGTTTCGATTCAAAAAACAGAGGATTTGAACTGGTAAATTTTTGCGAACTTGATAAGTTTGCGACAAAGAGTTATTGCGCAATATATGATGAATCTCCGGATAAGAACTTAGGTGATATCACAAAAGTCAATGCTGACAATATGAATTACTTTAATATGATTTGTGGAGGTTCACCATGTCAGGACTTTTCAATTGCCGGTAAACAAAGCGGTAGCAGATGGGTGTGTAGAAAATGCGGTTATGAGTATAATCCTTTGACTGTTCATTTTGATCAAAGAGATCGTTGTCCTAAGTGTAGCAACGGGTCTCTTGATAAAACACGAAGTTCGTTACTTGTAGAATGGCTGCGCTTGATTCGTGCCAACAAGCCCAAATGGGCAATCTATGAGAATGTGAAAAACATTGTAGGCAAGAAGTTCAAACAAACATTCCAAATGTTTATAGATGAACTAAATGAATATGGATATAATACATATTATAAAGTGCTCAATGCAAAAGATTATGAGATTCCTCAAAACAGAGAGCGCGTTTATGTGATTATTATTCGCAAAGATATTGACAATGGATTATTCAAGTTTCCGGAGCCGATTGAAAGCGACGTGCGAATGAGTGACGTTCTTGAGAATAGCGTTGACGAGAAGTATTATATTAATACTCCAAGGGCAAAAGAGCTAATCGAAGAACTTGTTTTGAGTGGCAAGCTTGAAAACGAAACCTCGCACACCGTTCGCGGGGGGGGCGAGGAAGCCTGGATGTAAATCACAGATGGGACACCTTGATAGAAAGCAAGTAACTGGTTTATTTTCTGAACAGTGTGGTAGATTTAATGGGGTTTCAAATATTGCAAATACTTGTCTTGCAAGAGATTATAAAGGATTTGGAAATCAACCAATGAACGGAGTAATTGAAACCGGATATGAATAATAATATGATCGTTTTGCTAAAGCAAATATGCGTTGCCATGCGCGGGCGAGGAGAAGATAATCGCCAGCGATTAGAACCAGGGAATATTAGGGGGGGGGTACACAAATTCTTTGACAACTGTTACGAAAGACAACTTAATACTTGAAATATTAGATGATGGAGTCTTAGATGAAATCGGTAAATGAAATTGGATTCATTGATAAAGGAACTGGCAAGCATCAATCCAATGTAGTGTATTCTGCGAGTGGGGGGGGGAGTGGCTCCTACTCTGACAGCATCGCTGGGAGTAAAGACCAATATCATGATTATAGATATGAGTTATGTAATAAAACCTCCTACTGTATTGATGCAAACTACGCAAAAGGAACCAGCTTTGAAGAATACATAAAAAAGCACAGGAGACAATTAGTAATTGAACGGTATTAGTAAAGTAATACAGATTGGAAGTTTGGCAAAGAAAAGCGCTTGGGACAATCCATCTGTAAACAGAGTGTATAATGACCAGGGTGTTTCTCCAACGTTGAATACCTGTGGCGGGGGGGGGCAGATTGCCGCTGATTGTTGTGTATGAGAAATGTAAAAGTAGAAAAGACAATAATGGAAATAGGTAATATAGCTAAGTCAAAAGTATGGGACAGTCCTACTGCATATAGGGTTTATGATCCTAATGGACTATCACCGACCTTAGTTTCAAATCCAGCGGGCGGAGCAAGGCAACCAATTATAATTATTAATTGCATATTTGAGAAAGGTGCGAGTTGCAATAATGGAATACAGAATTAGGAAACTTACCCCACGGGAATGTTGGAGATTGATGGATTTCCCGGATTGGGCATTTGATAGGGCAAAGAATGCTGGGGTAAGCAACAGCCAACTATATAAACAAGCGGGAAACTCAATCTGTGTTGGTGTGCTTGAAAAGATATTTGAGAATCTATATGATGCTATGCCTTATTTATTTGATAACCTGAAAGTATGTAGTTGTTTCTCTGGTATCGGGGCTTTTGAAATGGCCCTTGAACGGCTCTATAAATCGAAGGAGAGTGACTAACATGAATACAGATCAAATCCTGCGTTCGGTAGCATCGGAGCCATATGACTTCTTATCAACTCGGCCAGAACTCGGCAACAACATTGTGTTGCTCAGTGTAGGCGGAAGTCATGCCTATGGAACCGATATAGAAACAAGTGACCTTGACATCAGAGGGATTGCCACGAATACAAAGGATAAAATAATTACGGGCAATCAGTTTGAGCAATCAGTTGATCTGGAAACGGATACGGCGATTTGTTCTTTTGAAAAGATTGTCAAGTTGTTTTGTTCATGTAATCCAAATACGATTGAATTACTTGGATTGAAACCTGAACATTATCTTTATCTCAATGATATTGGTAAAATGATTATTGATAATAGTCATATCTTTTTATCAAAGAAAGCAATTAATTCATTTGGCGGTTATGCAAATTCTCAACTGCGTAGGCTTGAAAATAAAGCATCAAGAACAGCAAGTCAAGAAAGAGAAGAACAGTTTATTCTGAGAAGTATTCAAAGTGCGCAGATAGATTTTAGGCGTAGATATTTCGACATGCCGGAAGATGCTATTAGATTATATATAGATCAGGCTGTTCATGAAGGATATAACACTGAAATCTTTATGGATGTTGTTCTTAGGCATTATCCTCTTAGAGATTATAAAGATATGATCTCGGAGATGCAATCCATTATTAGGTCGTATAAGACAATGGGGCGAAGAAATGAAAACGCAATAGAGCACAATAAGATTGCAAAGCACATGATGCATTTGGTTAGATTATACTTAATGTGTTTTGATATTTTAGACAATGGCGAAATTGTCACATATCGAGAAAAAGATCATGAACTGTTAATGGATATAAGGAATGGTAAATATCTTGATGATAATGACCAGCCAATTCAAGCGTTTTATGAAATGGTTAGTTCTTTTGAAAACAAGCTTGAATATTCTAAACAACATACAGATTTGCCAGAATCGCCTTGTATGGAATTAGTAGAACGCCTTGTTTACCAGGTTAATGATTACATCTGTTCAAATGGAACTAATATCAAAGACAATGAATTGTCATTTGAAAAATGGAGACAAACAATGAGGGAAAGCAATGATTAAAACAAGTTGCGATAAATGTGGCAGCAATCATTTAAGAGTACAGCAGTCCGGAACCAGAACCGGGCTGTATTGCTCTGATTGTAATGCCTGGTTACAATGGCTGACTCGCAAGGGAGAAATCAGAGAAGCATACCAGCTTTTGATAGGGAAGAATGATATTCGAGGGAGAGCAATAAAGCGAGTGATTAAATATGGCAATGTCACCAGTATTAGGTGTGAAAAATGTAATTGCCTGTTATATTCATCCAATGCAGAAAAGCCATATGGACAGTTTGATCTCATCAACGCATGCTATTGTCCTAAATGTGGAGTAGAGTTTGTAGAGGAACAGAAAAATTTTCGTAGATAATAAGACAAAAAAGTATTGACATTACCTATATTATGTGGTATAATCAATCTGTAAATTGACAAAGGAGATCGTGATTATGTTCTGCAAGAAATGCGATTTGCCCATGCATCATGTGCTTAGGTTTATGAATGGAAGGAACTATGAACTATATCGATGCCCTTGTTGTTATTTTGAGAGTAAACCTATTCTTTATTCTTTGCCTGATAAAATAAGACAAAAAAGTAATGATGTTACAAAGACAAAGCGAAGGAGGCCAAAGAATGTACAGCGCGTACATCACCACAATAAGAGAAATACATAAACATAGCAACGCGGATAGGCTGCAATGTGCAACAATATTTGGCAATAATGTAATTGTTGACATGAGCTATCATATTGGACAGCGCATTATTTATTTTCCGGTTGATGGCCAACTCAGTGAGGAATTTGCCAACGACAATAATCTTGTGCGCAAGAAGGATGAAAATGGCAACAATGTAGGCGGCTATCTCGATCCTAATAAGCGTAATATCATTGCCCTGAAACTTCGCGGAGAAAAGAGCGATGGCCTGGCGCTACCCATTGAATATCTCGCAAAATACACGGATATTGATAAGCTTGAAGATGGGATGCAGATCACAGAGCTTAACGGCCATGAGATTTGTAGGAAGTATATTCCCAAGCGCAACAATGCGCGACATACCGATAATGATGTAAGCAAAACCCGGAAGCGCAAGGATGAGGCAAAGGAAAGTTATCCATTCTTCATTGAACATATTGATACTGCCCAGCTCGCGTATAACGAGGGTGCTTTTAAGCCAGGAGACACCTGTTATATAACGCTGAAGATGCATGGTACAAGTGCAAGGACAGCTAATACAATTGAAGTTATAAAGCCGAAGCGCAATATCCTTCAGAAGATTTTTAGAATCAGCCCAGCAGAGAAGCGTACATATAAGTTTATTAGTGGAACGCGCAGGACTACACTCAAGAATTATGATGGCGGATACTATGGCAACAACGCATTCCGAGAAAAGTATCATAACCTGTTCAAAGAAAGACTTCCCAAGGGAATGGAAGTTTTTTATGAGATCGTCGGCTGGGTCGATGATAATACGACCATTATGGGTAGGTGCAAAAACAGCTTAGTTAAGGATAAGGCATTCTCGAAGCAGTACGGAGATGAAACAATCTTCTCTTATGGATGTGATAGGGGACAAAACGATTGCTATGTCTATCGCATGACCATGATGAATGAAGATGGATACATGGTAGAGCTTCCTTGGGAGCAGGTAAAAATGGAATGTGAAAAGATGGGCGTTAAGCATGTTCCTGAATTTGACAAGTTCATTTTTACTACATGGGATGATTTGATGGAGCGCGTTGAAACGTATTATGATGGCGCTGATCCGGTTGGCAAAACTCATGTGCGCGAGGGTGTTGTAGTAAGGATTGACAACAAACCTTCTTTCACGGCTTACAAACATAAGAACTTTAGTTTCAAATGCCTTGAAGGTATTATCAAGGATAGCTCCGATGCTCCAGATATTGAAGAAGCAGAGGAGTTGATAGTTGATGAAATTAATGTTCAATCCGTGCTATGAATATTGCTATCTAAGGCTCGGTAGGCAGTATAAAGAATCATACTGTAATGAAAACTGCGAATATGCAGCAACAGTTAAGGAGCTGAGAGAAGAATTAGCATTAAGGAATAAAGAATTGCAGAATATGAGACAAAATGAACCTCGAAAACCCCCTAAGTAAGAGGACTTTAAAATCAATAAAACTACTTTTTTATTGAGTGAAACATAAGAATAAGCAATCGACTTTATGAAATGAGGAAACAGACGAATGAGCAATACGCCGTACATGATTATGATGATGGGAATTAGTGGCAGCGGGAAATCAACTCTGGCAAAGCATATTTATATTGAAAACGATAATATTGTCGTTCACGAAGAGGCCAATGAAAGTGATATTCCAAAAGTCCATTCGTCGGATGATCTGCGCAAAGAGCTGTACGGCGATGCGACTAACCAGGAACATAACAACGAATTGTTTGTTGAACTGCATCGTAGGATCAAAGATGATTTGAGAAACGGTAAACATGTGATTTACGATGCAACTAATATAAACAAGAAGCTGCGTGTTAGTTTCCTGAATGAGCTTAAAAACATTGCATGCAAAAAGGTTTGTATTGCAGTGATGACCCCATATAAAGTCTGCATTGAAAACAATCAGGCCAGAGAGCGCAAAGTTCCCGAAAAAGTAATTCGGAAGATGTACAAGAACTGGCAACCTCCGCATTTCCACGAAGGCTTTGATGAGATCCATTTTGCCTTTTTATGTAATTCGTCGAATAGAATCGCAATGCGTTCATTCAATGAATTGGTAAAAGCAATGGACGAGTTTGATCAAGAAAACGAGCATCATACTCAAACCCTTGGTGCTCATTGCAGGATGGCAAGTGAAAGATGTCACAGTGTTTTTCCTGCAAATCGAAACCTTTATACTGCTGCTTTTTTGCATGACATAGGAAAGCTTGAAACAAAGGTTCGTATCAATAGCAGAGGGATAGATGATGGCAATTGCCATTACTATCAGCATCATTGTGTTGGTGCTTATATGGCTGCTTTCTATTTGCTTGATGGAAGTTATAGCATCGAAGATCAAGTGGATATACTGAATATGATTTATTATCATATGCATCCTTATTGCTCTTGGAAACAGTCGGAAAAGGCTATGAACAAAGATAAGTTGTTGATTGGCGAAGAACTATTTAATAGTATTATGGCTCTACATGATGCGGATGTTTCTGCACATTAGATATATTAGATTTATGGAGGATAATGAATGAACCAAGAAAAGAGTGTGTTTAGCGTTTTAAGCGCACTGGATGTCACAGATAAGATTAAGGCAAAGAATGGACTTAATTACCTTCCGTGGGCAGCAGCCTGGTCGGAAGTTAAGAAGATTTATCCGGATGCCACGTTCACGATTTACAAGCAGATTATGGACGAATATGGGAATACAAGATTCTGGCATGATGATGGCCGCACTGGATGGGTTGAAGTCGGCGTAACCATTCAGGATCATGAAGTGATTGAGAATCTTGCAATCATGGATTTTAGGAACAAGAGTATCCCCGCAGACCAGATTACCAGCGTTGACGCGAACAAGAGCTTGAAGCGTTGTTTGGTAAAGGCTCTTGCTGAGCAAGGACTGTCCATACATATTTTTATGGGTGAAGAATTACCCGAAGAGATTAGCAGGGTAGTTGATACGCAGAATGAAATCATGAGCCTTATTAAGAAGAAGGTCGCGCTTTCAGATAACGCTAAAGAGAAGGTAAGCGAACTCTGCAAGGCAGCGGAACGAGAAGCGAATCCTCATTTCGATGATTCCGAGATCACCGGCAACCCAAAGAACATTGACGATATAGACATGCTTGAAAAGCTAAAGAGACAGCTCATGGCTGTTAGAAAGTAATTGGAGGAAGATAGATTTATGGCACTTAGAGACGGATGTTATGCAAAGATTTGGAGCGCGAAACCGAACAAAAAGATTTACTCTTGCAATATCAGTGTGAGCAGGAAGGATAAGGAAACTGGCGAGTATAAGCAGGAGTTTAGCGGGTTTGTGAATTTTAGTGGAGATGCCGCTAAAAAGGTTGCTGTTCTGGGATTGCCAGAAAAGTCAGATAGGGATAATCCGATTAGCAGGAGTATTAAAATCACAAGATCGCCGGACATTTCAAGTTACTATAATAAAGAAACGTATAAGAAGCTGATAGATGCCGCTAACGGCAATGAAGAATTAATCAACTTTATTCGTTCGAGAGCCAACGAAAAGTATATTACCATTTGGGACTTTGAACTGGCAGATTCAAATGGCGGTTCAAATGGTGGAGATGCAGATCAAAAGCCAGCCAAAAGCGCGAAGAAGCCCGCGCCGCCAGTTGATGATACCGAGGTCGATATGGACGATGAGGAACTTCCGTTTTAAGGAGAATAAAAAATGGCAGATAAAACAATGATTGAAAAGTTTGAATCTCTATTGCAGTCTACTGGCAGGGAGGGTATTGACAATCTGATTGCGTATTTACGCAAATCAGATTTTTACTCTGCCCCTGCAAGTACTCGTTTTCATTCATGTCATGAGGGCGGTCTACTGGAGCACAGTATGAACGTCCTCAACTGCCTACAAAATATATTGGAACAGGCAGTTTGGAAAGAGAAGAAAGTCGATGAGAGTGTCAATCAGGCAAGCATTATTCTAATCGCATTATTGCATGATCTATGCAAGACTAATTTCTACGTTGTTGAAATGAAGAATAAAAAGGTTTACAGCGAGCACGGAAAGAAGTGCGACAGTAATGGTAGGTTTGATTGGGAATCTGTTCCTGGCTACACAATAGATGATAAGTTTCCGTATGGCCACGGCGAGAAGTCAGTCATGATGATTGAACAGTTTATTAAGCTTAATCCGGTTGAACGTTATGCTATTCGTTGGCATATGGGCTTTACGGAACCGAAGGAATATTGGAATACTCTAAGTGCGGCTATTAAGAAGTATCCTATTATTCTTGCCATGCATGAGGCAGATTTGGAAGCGACTTATTTGCTTGAAGAGGAGGAATAGCGATGGCTAAGGTTGATATTAAAACATGCAGATATAGTAATTGTAAGCATGCAAGTAAGGAAATTGATATAAGCAAAGAAAAGTTTATAAATGTGGGCAGAGCCTTTTATCATGAGGATTGCTATAAGACAAAGATTGCCATAGAAGAAAGAGAGAAAAACATCAGTGCAGATATGCAGCTTATAAAGAATCTGTGGATTGAAAATATCAACCAAACCGTTGTAATCTCACTATTGTTTAAGGTAGTGAGAGAGTATCTTGATCGTGGTGTAAGCTCGGATTATCTGGTGTTTGTTTTGCAATATGTGATTTCTCATCATTGTAAACTTAACCATCCGTTCGGCTTTAAATACTACATCGACGATGCAAATATTAAAGCAGAGTATAAAAAGAAAATGATGCCAGATATTCCGCGTGACGCTTTCACGGTTGTCGAATCGCAGGAAGAAGATCAGGGAAAAAAGTTTTCTGTACCGAAAAAGTCTACCGGATTTGGCAGTATCTTGAGGAGTAAGATATGAAGGATATATCTGAACTGTCGGACATCCAGTCCGAGAGTGGTGTCATTGGTACTTTGATATATCATCCTGAATATATATTGCATACTGAATACCTACAGCCAAACTATTTCTATGGAGTAGAAAATGGCTGTATATATTGGGCGATACGAGAATTGTCAAATGAGGGTGTTACAAATATTGATGCTTTTAATATTTCCAATAAGCTTCAAAGTCATGCCGGTGTACAGAAGACGTTGGAAAAGTATAATATGCCTTCAGTACAAGAGCTAATTGATTTATACAAAGAAGCAGTTAGAAACACTCTTGAAGAATATAAAATGCTTGTCAATAATATTGTAACTCTTGCATTCAAAAGAGATATGGTTAAATCCCTTAATACGATGCAGGTTGACTGTTACAATCCAGAAGTAGACCTCGAACAATTAAATGATGCGGTTTATAAGGAACTTGATAAGCTGACAGAGAAATATATATTTCAGAATGAAGTCCATACGCTTGGAGAAGAAATTGATGACATCTGGGATGAAATAGTAAGCAGGAGAAATGAAGATGGTACTTATGGCATACCATCAAAATTTGAAATTCTGTCAAACTACTTTACATATGAAACTGGCGAATTGATTGTTTTGCAAGCAAATAGGAAAGAGGGCAAATCAGCGTTCTTATTAAATGAAACGGTTCATAAATTAAAGAACCAAATTCCAACGCTTGTTGTAGATACGGAAATGCGGAAATCAACATATGTCAGTAGGCTGTTATCCCATTTAACTGGTATAGATGTAAACAGAATAAAGCGAGGCACATATAGTGAGGAAGAAGGACAGCAAATCCGAAAGTGGTTGGCTTGGATTAAGAAGCAGCCATTTGTATATATCTATGATCCGGATATGACCATGCAAAAGCTTTACTCAACCTGCAAGATGCTGAAGCGTCAGATTGGACTTGCTTTTGTTGTATATGATTATATTAAAAGCAATGAGAAATCCACAGGTGATAACTATAATGTATTGGGCGCAATGTGCGATTTCTTGAAAAACAAAATCGCTGGTGAACTTGAATTATCAGTGGTTACTGCTGCCCAGCTCAACAGAAGTGGCGAAGTGGCGGACAGCATGAAGATCAATAACTATTTGTCTGTCGCCGTTAAATGGGGCTTTAAAACTCAAGAAATGATTGCAAAAGATGGATTGGAATGTGGCAATATGTATGCGAAGATATATCTAAACAGAATCGGGGAATCGCAGCAACTTGACGATGAAGATGAATATATTGATTTTGTTTTCTCTGGATCGAATATGACAATAAAGGAAGCTGTACAACACAAAAAGAGCGATACGTTCTAAAGGGGTGAGAGCATATTTCAGTAATTAAACAATATGATGATGATATGCTCAAAGAAATATCTGATAATGTGAACCTTTATGAATATATAAACCAACAAATGGAGTTAGAGAAAAGAGGGAATGATTACTTTGGGCATTGTCCGCTACACGTAGATAAGACTCCCTCTTTTTCTGTTACTCCGGATAAGAACAGTTTTTATTGTTTCTCATGTGGTCGAGGCGGGGGAATAATAAAGTATCTGATGGAGTATGAAGGTCTGCGGTTTGATGAAGCCGTTGAAAAGGCGGCAGCACTTGCAGACGTTGATCTATCGAAGATGTGCAAATCAGAGACGATAATGTTTTTGAAAAAGCTGAAATCATGGTCGCAAAGACCAAGGGAGCCGTTTAAGCATGACATTATTCCATATAGTGAATATGATAAATTCAAAAAAGAAATCGTCCAAGAATGGCTTGACGAGGGAATAAGACAAGATGTAATGGATTTGTTCGATGTTAGGGTAGATCATAGACAGAACAGGATCGTTTATCCAGTATATGACATAGATGGCAATTTAATTAATATCAAGGCAAGAACGCGATTTCCAGATTATAAAAAACTTAGAATACCCAAATATATAAACTATTATCAAATAGGGGTTATGGATTATTTGCAGTCATTGAATATGACGATGCCATATATCAAAAAACAGAATGAGGTAATTATTTTTGAATCGGTAAAATCTGTAATGAAAGCGTATGGTTGGGGTTTTAAGAACTGTGTTTCAGCGGAGAAGCATACATTGACGCCTGAACAGATTCTAATCCTTGCAAAATTAAGAGTAAATATAGTGTTCGCATATGATTCTGATATTAATTACTATCAAAAGGATGTCAGACAAAATATTGAACGGTTGAAAGTAATAACCAATGTGTTTGTAATTAATGACTCTAAAAAATTGCTCGGTGGCGCTGAATCTAAAAACTCGCCAGCAGATTGTGGAAGTGAGATATGGAAGGAGTTATATAGTACCAAGAAGAAGGTGGTGTAAACTAATTGTACTCTGATAAAATCAATGGGATGACCTGGTCGTTTTCAAGGATAACAAGTTACATCCAATGTAAATATCAGTTCTATCTGAAATATATTGTGTGTGACGATGAAGCTTATTTACCAGAAGGGAATTTCTATGCAGAGGTAGGATCTTATGTGCATGAAATACTTGAAAAGATTTTTAACAAGCAACTTGACGTTAACGACGCATCCCAATACTTTGTAGATCATTTTGATGAGAACGTTTTCTACGAAATACAAAAGAAGCAAATGGATAAATCGTTCGAGCAGTGTGCCGAATACTTTGCTGATTTGGAAGTTGATTGGCTAAATGAATTTGCTGTTTGTGGTGTTGAAAAGAAAATTGATATAGAGATAGAAGGTTATAAATTTACCGGCTATATCGACCTCTTGTTGCAAGACAAAGATACTGGTGATTATATTGTCATTGATCATAAATCTGCGAAATATCCTCTTTCAAAACGAACGCATAAAGTTTTAAAAGCACAGGAAGAATCGTTTGAAAAATATAAGAAGCAGATGTATCTTTACTGCAATGCAATAAAGAAAGAATATGGCGTATTCCCGAAGTACATTATGTGGAATTACTTTAAGGAAAATGATGCTGTTAAGATTTGTTTTAACGAGAAAGAATATAATGAAGCAATACGATGGTTTATAGATGCCATACACGACATTGAGAAGGAGAACGATTTTGAACCAACGATAGATTTCTTTTACTGTAATAATCTATGCGAGTTTAGAAATTCTTGCGAGTACAAGAAGTATATAGGAGAATCGAATGAGTAATAACTATACGGTGTACCATCTTCATTCCAGATTGAGTAATGGGATTACCAATATAGACAGCATTACAGATTATCATGATTATATTGATGCTGCTAAAAAATTTGGAATGAAAGCAATGGCATTTAGTGAACATGGTTCAATTTTCCAATGGGTCAAGAAAAAGGAAGCTGTTGAAGCCGCAGGAATGAAATATATTCATGCGATTGAAGCATATTTGACTGAGGATATTTCTCCGGTTGTAATATCTCAAACCGCTGATGTAGTAATGCTTGACGGCAAAGAACATAAGCACATCCCTATTAATAGCTATTATCAGCGAGAAGATGAAGCATGGATAGCAAAGATTGGCTCTGGCAATAATATAACATATGGATTTATCGAAAATACGGACAGTATTAAAACTGAAACTGCGCCTAAGAAGGAACGAGATAATTACCACTGTGTATTGATCGCAAAAAACTACGACGGAGTAAAAGAACTTAATCGCATTGTGTCAAATTCCTTCAATAGAGAAGATGGACATTTTTACTACATGCCCAGAATCACATTCGATGAGTTATTTGCGACATCTGACAATATTATTGTCACAACGGCATGTCTTGGTGGAGTGCTGAATAATGGAACACCATCTGCAAAAGAAAAGATGCTCGTATTCTTAAATCAAAACAAAGATAGGTGCTATTTGGAGATACAGCATCACAACTGCCAAGATCAGATCGCATACAATCAACTGCTATATGATTTGTCTAAAAGCACGGGTATTCCATTGATCGCCGGAACTGATACACATGCCTTGAACGATGAACATATGGATGGTAGGGCAATGCTGCAAAAGGCAAAGGGTGTCAGGTTTGCCAACGAAGAAGAATGGGATCTGACCTTTAAATCCTATGAGCAGTTGATAAAGGCTTATGAGATTCAAAATTCTTTGCCGATGAACATCGTCTTGGATGCGATTGAACAGACAAATCTTATGGCTGATCGAGTTGAAGAATTTAAGCTTGATTATTCTCCTAAATACCCAAAGCTGTATGAAGATTCTGAGAGTGTATTCAAGAAGAAAATCAATGAAGGTGTAAAACGAAGGGGGATAAATAAACTTCCTAATTATAAAGAGTATTTAGACCGAATACACTATGAATACGACACTTATAAACATAATGGCGCTATAGACTTCATGCTATTAGAAGAAGACTATAAAACCGCAATGCGAAATAAGAACATTAAATTTGGTTATTCTCGTGGGTCTGTTTCTGGTAGTATCATAGCTTATTTGCTTGGCATCACAGAGATTGATAGCGTAAAGCTCAAACTAAACTATGAGCGCTTTATGAATAAAGAGAGAGTATCTTTGGCGGACGTAGACACAGATTGGCTTTCAGAAGATCGTAAAGTAGTAAAGGACTATCTATACACAAAGCATGGTCTGTATTGCTGTGATATTGTTACATTCAATACAATTGCAATGAAAGGGGCTGTGAATGATATTGTCAGAGCTTTTTCCAGGGAGAACATGGAATGTTTGCCAGACAATATTAAAAAGAAGATAGACGAGTTTAGAAAGAGCGTCAAGGATAACTATAATCAAGATGTCGATTTGCCACCAGCCTTAATTAAGGAAATTGAAAAACATGCCAAACACAAAGAAGTTCCGTATGATTACAATGATTTTTCTTCTCAACTTAATGACATGATAGAAATAGACGAGGAGGCAGCAAGAAAGAAGTATCCCAAGATTTTTAAATATGTGGATTTAGTGAATGGATGTGTTGTTTCTGTTGGCAATCATCCTGCGGGTTGCGTTGTTTCACCGTTCCCTGTCGATGAATGGTTCGGCACATTTACAACTTCTACAGATGAATACCCAATATCCCAATTAAACATGAAGGAGATTGATTCGCTAAATTTTGTAAAGTTGGACATACTTGGGCTGGACAACATCGGACTAATTTATAAAACTTGCGATCTTGCCGGTATCCCATTTCTGACACCAGACAATACGCCGTCAGATGATATAGACGTATGGAATAGTATCAAGGAAGATACAACAATGATATTCCAATGGGAATCTCAATCGGCCACGGCATATTTAAAGCAGCTCCTAAGTGATTCAACGATTTCTAAAATCAAAGAAAAGAATCCAGACTTCTCATATATGGATTTGCTTTCTATAGGCAATGGAGCAATACGACCAGCAGGTGAATCATACAGAGATTTGCTTGCGCAGGGAATATACAGAGACAACGGAAATGAAGCTCTTAATAATTTCCTGTCCCCAACGCTTGGATACTTAGTCTATCAAGAGCAGATCATCGAATTCCTTCATAAGTTCTGTGGATTTACGATGGGGGAGGCAGATATAGTACGTCGCCACTTCAGCAAGAAAACTGGAACAGAAAAGGATATTCCAATCATCAAAGATGGCGGCAAGCTTTCTGGTTCGAGCGACCATTATATCAAGGGTTTTATTCAAACCATGAAAGATGATTATGGTGTAGAAAAAGAAGATGCAGAAAGAATCATCGTTAGCTTCTTGCAGGTAATTGAAGATGCCAGCGATTATCTGTTCTCCAAGAACCACGCCGACCCTTACTCCTGGATTGGTTATATCTGCGGATATTTGAGATATCACTACCCACTTGAATTCGTTACTACTGCCTTAAATATCTTTGAGGGCAAAGAAGAAAAGAGCATTGCAATTATTGACTTTGCAAAGAGGAACGGTTTACATATTTCTCCGATAAAGTTTAGGCATTCAATAGCTCAATATAGCTGTGACAAAGAATCCAACGAAATATTTAAAGGTATTTCATCAATTAAGTATATGAATGCAAATGTGGCAAATGAAATATATGCATTGAGGGATAACAAATATGAAAGTTTTATTGATTTGCTATATGATCTAAAAGAAAAAACGTCAACCAATTCGAGGCAGCTCGGAATTCTGATTGACTTGGATTTCTTTTCTGAATTTGGCGATGCAAACTATCTTATAGAATGCGTGAAACTCTTTGATGCTTATTATGGCAAAAGGCAAATCAAGAAGCTAAAGCTTGAAGAAGCCGGTATTGACATCAAAGAAGTTAGACCGTATTCAGAAAAGGAGACAGACAAGATGTTTGGCGGTGTTGATATAAAGTCATTCCTAAAAGCATATGTCAAAACCATAATAGCATCCAAGCGCAGTTTAAAAGAGAAGGTGGCTTTGCAAACTAAACACCTTGGCTATGTTGATATAACCGGAGCTGAATATGGAGGCATGGCTGCTGTTATAGACATCAACACAAAATATGCTCCAAGAATAAAGCTGTATTCGCTCAAAAATGGAACTACGCTGGACTGTAAAATAGATCGAAGAACATTTAATAAGAATAAGCTGAAGGCGGGGGACATCATTCGAGTTATCAAATCTCCCATGCGAAACAAAGTACGTAAAACCGACAATGGAGACTATGAGGAAGTGCCAGGTCAATTTGAACGTTGGATCACTGACTATAAGAAGGTGGATAACCTATGATGAATATAGAATACTCTGATTTTGAAAAATATCTAAAGCGTATAGAAAAACAAATTCGCTTAGATGAATCTATACATGCTGTATGCAGAAATGCATACAGCGATAATTTAGATCTCGAAATCATGTTTCCAACAATGATAGATGATGTCATTGAGCTACTGGCCAAGGCAGCAAATGACCAGGGAGACTGGATTTCATATTGGGTATATGAACTGAATTGCGGGGCAAAATATGAAGATGGTATGGTAATTGATGTAAATGGCAATATTATCAAATTAAAATCGATTAGAGACCTATGGGACATGCTTTCAAATAATTCATAGAATAATTTATATAATAAGGCAAAAAAGTATTGACAATACAGGATAAAAGTGATATAATATTATCATGGTTATTATGATGAAAGGTGATGTTATTTGCTAAAGACAGTATTTAATTGGATTTGCGATGATTGGAGAATGGTCAAGAACCATTGTAGAACTACTGACAATAAGGATTTTACCGAAAAAGAAGCAACAGACACATTCAAGAAAAAGCTTTTGATTTCAGAACATTCGCCGATCAGATTGCTTATGTTTGACTGGTCTTGGAAGGGAATATACTATTGGCTATCTACTGAATGGAGTAGGCACAAGTTTGAGAAGTTTATATCAACGCAAAGAGATGATCGGACAAACGGAATGCCGGTGCAAGCCACAGACTGGACGGACTATTGGGACATAGTAGAAGATTACATAAAAGAACATGGCAGTCTCCCGCGAGGGAAGAAACTTCAAGAAGCTCTCGTGAATTTTGATGGACATGCCAATATGCAAAACTGCATTGATGCATGGAGAAAGCGTTTGTGCCATACGGCGACAGATGAAGCGAGGCAGCTTGCAGAAGATTTTAAGATTAAACTCCATGAAACACATCCAATAGAATCTGATGTATTAGTACCCAATTGCATATATAGAATGGGTTGTCCTGAATTCCATTGCTGTGCTTATATCCAGAGATTCATCAAGTGGACAAAAGAACAAAAAGACATTCCTGAAAACTGGATGACAGATATTCAAACCAGGTATGATCTATATAACCAGTATTTCTATTCCGGGATACAAAACAATGATTGAAATTGAAAATCAATGCGTCGGTTGCGAAACATGTACATTAGGCTCTGGATGTAGTTTACTTCATGTACAATGCATTTATTGTGATGAATGCGGGAGTGACGAAGCAAAATACCACATAGAAAATATGGATTACTGTGAAGAATGTGCCAATAAATATCTTGATGAATTATTTCACGATATAAGTTCAGTTGAAGAAAAGGCCGAATTGTTGGATTTAAACTGTAATAGAATTGATTGAAAGGACAAAATATGATTGTAATCATTGGTGAATCTGGAAGTGGAAAGTCAACCCTGGTAAAAGCTTTCATGGAAAAGAACAAGGAATATAAAAAAGTAATTACTTATACAACACGACCTATGAGGAAAGGTGAAAAGGCTGACTCCGACTATCATTTTGTTACAAAAGAAGAATTTGATAAACTTATCGAAGAAGATTTCTTTGTAGAATACAATGTTTATAGAGGTTGGTATTATGGGACGGCGCTTCAGGATTGTAGCTCTGATAATGACACTGTAGCTATTCTTACACCAGCGGGATATAGAGCTATTATACGGGCTGGCATAATTGCTTACGCTGTGTATTTATATGTTGATAGGCGTTCAAGGCTGATCAACATCCTTAAACGAGGCGACGATATTGAAGAAGCGTATCGCAGAAGTCTATCGGATGTCGGTCAATTCGATGGGCTGCTTGACGAAGCAGATTTTATAATTGATAATACACAGTATAAAATGTCGATTAATCAAGCTGTATTGTGTCTTGAAGAAATAATCAAAGCGATTAATGAGGTAAGTGAAGATGGCAATTAAAATATATACCGCAGGTAAAATGAGTGGCATACCATTTGAAGAACAAATGAAATGGAGAGAAGAATTTGAATACAAATTGAAACAGTATTCAGATTGCGAAATTTCTTTTATCCATCCGCCACTATACTATAACTATGATTATATTAACCATAAAACCGAAGCAGAAATTAAAGAGTGGGAATTGAACCAACTTAGAAAATGCGATATTGTGATTGTGAACCTAAAAGAAATTGATACATCTGTGGGCACACACTTTGAACTTGCCTTTGTAAATGCAATGAATATGTTTGGCGATAAACATATATTTGTAGTAGGGATTGGAGAAGAAGAAAACATACACCCTTGGATTAAGTTGAGTTTGTTTAGACAAGAGCCTGATCTAAATTCAGCTTGTCAATATATCATTGAATACTTGTTGATTTAGAAGGAGCGAGATAATGAGAGTTGAAGAATGGCTTGGTGAAGATAATAAGATAGGCATTTCTATTTACGAAAGAAAGTATAGAAATGGCAATGAAACATTTGATGAGTGGCTTGATCGAATTAGTGGAGGAAACGAAAAAGTTAAGAAACTAATTATAGAAAAGAAATTTTTGCCAGGAGGCAGAATACTTGCAAGCCGTGGCCTTGGTGGAACAGAAGGAAAGAAAATTACATACTCAAACTGTTATGTTATTAGTCCGCCAAAAGATAACCTTGAAAGCATTTTTGACTGTGCAAAAAAACTCGCCAGGACATATTCATATGGGGGTGGGTGCGGTGTTGATTTATCTCATCTTGCACCTAAAGGAGCAAGGGTTAGAAATGCTGCTAAGGAATCGTCTGGCGCAGTATCGTTCATGGATTTGTATTCTATGGTTACTGGTCTAATTTCTCAGAACGGTAGGCGCGGAGCCTTGATGTTATCTATTGACGTGAATCATCCAGATATTGAGGATTTCATTAATATTAAGGAAGATTTGGAGCGTGTAACCAAGGCTAATACATCAATTAGAATTAAGCAAGATTTCATTGACGCTATTATAAATGACGATGATTATGAACTAAGTTTTACCAGAGAAGAAACAGGAGAAGTAGTTCACAAAACAATAAAGGCTAAAGAGTTATTCCATAAGATTGCCTATAATAATTGGGACATGGGTGAACCTGGGATGCTATTTTGGGATCGAATTTCAGGTTGGAATTTAAATAGTGGCTATGAAGATTTTTCTTATGCTGGTGTCAATCCATGCGCGGAGGAACCGCTTCCGGCTGGTGGGTCGTGTTTGCTTGGGAGTATTAATCTTGCTGAATTTGTAGACCAAGATGGCAATTTTGATTTTGAAGAATTAGGGGAGACTGTATTCACTGCTACAGTTGCCCTAAATGAAATCCTTGATGAAGGTTTGCCGCTTCATCCGCTGCAGGAACAACGTGATAGCGTGCGCGATTGGAGACAGATAGGCTTAGGCGTAATGGGTATTGCTGATATGCTCATTCGTATGGGCGTAACGTATGGTAGCGATGAATCCATTAACATTTGTTCTAATATAGCGTATTGTATCCTCAATTCTGCAATATATGCTTCTGCGAATTTGGCGGCAATTAATGAGACTACATTCCATAAATATGATTATGAGAAACTATGTAGATCAACATTCTACCAAGAAAATATCTCCGATGATAATAAAAAGTATATAAGGGAGCACGGGCTTTATAATAGTCAATTACTTACAATTGCTCCTACGGGTACACTATCAACTATGCTCGGTATTTCTGGCGGAATTGAACCTATCTTTGCAAATTACTATACCAGGAAAACCGAAAGTCTTTTTGGTAAAGACAAGGAGTTTAAGGTATACACACCGATTGTAAAAAAGTATATGGAACATTATCATTTAAAAGATGATGCAGAACTTCCGGAGTACTTTGTGACTTCCTCTGATATCAAACCTATTAATAGGATTAAAATGCAGAGCGTTTGGCAAAAGTATATCGATGCTTCTATATCATCTACGATCAACCTGCCAAACGAAGCAAAAGTTGAAGATGTCGAAGAAATCTATCTAAATGCTGCAAAGTATGGCCTAAAGGGGATTACGGTATTTAGAAATGGATGCAGACGCGCAGGTATTTTATCAACAGACACAAAGAAAGAGGATAAACCTAAAGAAGAAACAAAGGCTAATTCAATATCAAATCGCGGATTTATTATTGAGTCCAGCAATGACTTGGTAGGCAAAAAGCGTAAACTAACCACAGGCTGTGGAAGCCTCCATTGCCTTGCGTTCTTTGATCCGGTTACTGGAGATCTGATGGAAACATACTTGAGCAAAGGTTCAACGGGTGGATGTAATAATTTCATGATTGGTCTTTCAAGAATGATTTCACTTGCTGCCAGGGGTGGTGTAGGAATAGATTCCATTATTGATCAGTTATCAAGTTCTGGTACATGCCCAAGCTATGCGGCTCGTTCAGCGACAAAGCACGATACTTCACGCGGAAGCTGTTGCCCAGTTGCTATCGGTAATGCATTAAAAGATATGTGGCGAGAAATGCAGGAAGATATTAGCTATTCCGACGCAGACGCGGATATTGGAACAATCTCAGCCAGCACGACAGTTCCTAATATTACAAAAACAACAATTGATGATGGTATGAAATGCCCAGAATGTGGAGAAGTATTAATCCACGAAGGTGGGTGTGATAGATGCCCATCTTGTGGATGGTCTAAGTGTCAGTGATAGTAAAACGCGGAGGGTATTCGGTATACCCTCCATATAAAAGGATAAAGGAGATATAGAATATGATGCTATTGAAGAATGCAAAAGACGTTGAAACACTAATTGATGCTGTAAATAAGTGCAGGGGCGATGTGCTCCTGCGCTCTACTGATGGAAGCGAAGAATTCAATCTAAAGAGCAAGCTTTCTCAATATGTGGCTATTGGAGAGCTATGTAAAGCACATGGCGATGAGTGGGAAATTTTCTGCATGAATCGTGCAGACGAAGGTTATATGATCAACTTCTTCTATGAGATTAATAAGGAGGATTGAAGCATGGTTAAAGTCGGAGACAAGATAGTTTTGAAGAAAGAAATGGGCGCTTTTAAGAACATAGGCGAAGTCTGCGAAGTTGTTGCTGTCAACGACGATATAATTTCATTTAAGTTTGGCAATGGGCTTCACCTTGGCTGCATGTCCGAAGATGAATTTGCAAAATACTTTACATTGAAGAAAGATGCGCCGACTGTGACTGAGGAAATGATCGAGGATTTGCTGGCCAACAGCGAAATAAATATCGAAACAGTATTCGATAAATGCACAGTTGTTTATGTAAAGCTGCCAAACGGATTCATTATTACGGAATCATCTGCTTGTGTATCACCAGAACGATATAGCGAAAATATTGGCTACAAGATTTGCCTAAAGAAGATTAAGGACAAAATTTGGGAGCTTGAAGGATATTATCTACAGAAAAAAGTAGACGATGATAATAGAAAGGTTCTTTATGAATGCGGATAATGAATATCGCTGGGGTAAAGCGATTATTGCTATAGTAGGTTTATCTGCTTATGCAAGCATTTTCATTGGAGTACTGCTTGTCATATTGCAGTTACTTGGCGAGATTCACTGTTCGTGGATAACAGTGTTGCTTCCAATCATAATTCCATTTGTGGTTGAAATCATACTGTCTGCAATATTCGGTATCTTTATGATTTTTATAATTGCGGGAGATAAGAGAAAGAATGCCAAGAAGAAAGAAATCGGGCATTGACTATTGGCTTGAAAACTGTTACCGATGTAAAAATATGATCAGAACACACTATCTCCATGATGGGGTAGATAATGGTTCGGTAAGTTACAAATGTGAATTGACTGGCGACTACATTACGCCCTGGCATATCGATGGTTGTAAAAAGTTCGACATCGGCGATCCTCAAGAGATCATAGTTAATATTCAGAAGGAGAACAAAGATGAAAAACGCAGTAATGTTGAAAGACATAACGACGGAAAGTAATACAATAATACCCGCTGGTACACTTGTCGAGGTAGCAGATGAAAACATATGTTCGCCAGAAAACGAAGTTAGCATCGTTGAAATACGATACCATAACTTGTCTTATATTGTGAGCAGAAGCGATATAGAGTTTTGCTAAAAAGTAGCATTTCAAAACTCTCTTACTTAGAGGGTTTCGCAGTAAATAAAAACACAATTTTATTCAAGTAATAAGACAAAAAGGTATTGACAAGACGCTATTTATATTATATAATATAAGCAAATAAGACAAATAGCTAATTGTCTTATTTAATGATTGATGAACAGCCTAACAAGATCAAAGGAGAGAATGAGAATGAACAGAGTAGTGAAATTAATTATTGCACTTACGATTACCTCTTTACTTGCAATGATTCTTTGCGGTTGCAGCGCAACATATTCACCGAATGCGCAAAGCACTCAGGAGGATGTTTCAAACACATTGGATGTAGGATCGAAATTGGCATCCAAGCAGCCAACCCCTACGGATATCTCTTACAGCTTAGAGAGGTACAACCTGATTCGCCGTGCATATTGGGTAAACGGCATGCGTGATAAGGCCAATACAGTTCCTTGCCCAATTGCTGACATTCCAATGGGTTATGTTATTCTTCTTACCGAGGGTGGCGGTGTAGTTGGCAGGTTTGAAGTTGATGGGAAAGTCAGTTCGCTGAATAGTTTCCTTACACCAGATAGCGAGTATTTTGAAGTTATCTATGGTGGAGATTGGACGAAGTATAATAAGTGGATTGCGGACGTAGACGGTTCTTATGGCGAGAATGATAGCGGTATTTTCTTCTTCACACCAGATGGAAAGTACATGGAATGGAATGGCACATACCTATTTAGCGATATTCCGTTTGAGATTGGCAATCCTGTTATAACTTATCAAGGGAGTTAAGCCATATGCAGAAGAAAGTTGATCTAATAATCAAGATAACATTCTTGTTTATCATTGTTGTATTTGTGCTCGTATTCTCATATGCTTGTTCGCCGATTGGCAGAGGCATGATTAATCTAAATGATTATTTCGTACAAAGAGTTGATGATCGAACGAATTATTCAACACTGAAAGAAGTTGAAGATACAGCTCGTGCAATGATCTCAAGTTATGAAAGTGATAGGCTGTCCTATGAACAATATAAGGATAGCGAGAATGAAAACCAATTGTCCTGGGCTATGCAAGCGAAAAACCGTGCAAATAAGACGGCGAGTGTTTATAACAACTATATCCTAAAGAATAGATTTATTTGGCGGGATAACATACCAGACGATATCAAATTAGAGTTAAAGATTATAGAATAATGCAGGAGATGATACTATAGGAATAGGCGTTATGGCAAGTAGCAAATCAGATGAGTGGGAAACACCACAAGAATTATTTGATTTGCTAAATAATGAATTTAATTTCACGCTTGACCCATGTAGTCAGGAATACAACAACAAATGCGAAAAGCATTATACAAAGACGGAAGATGGATTAAAACAAAGTTGGAAAAATGAAACTGTATTTTGTAATCCGCCTTATGGCAGATCAATTAAACAGTGGGTGGAAAAATGCTGGAATGAACATAATGAAAACGGCACAACCATTGTTATGCTAATTCCAAGTAGGACAGACACAGATTGGTTTCATAAATACATAATGGACAAGGCAACAGAAATTCGTTTTGTAAAGGGGAGACTTAAATTTGAAAACAGAACATTCCCATCTTGGAGACCGGATGGTAATTTCAAAATTTCCCCAGCACCATTTCCAACTATGATAGTTATATATAATAATGAACCAATTAAGAACAGGATTAGCAGTATTAACATGTATCAGGAGGAAAACAAACAATGAACGCGATTGCAGAATTTAAGAAAGTAAGCGTAGAACAGTTTAACAAAGATTGGAACAATTGCTTTGGCAAGTTGAAGGATAATGTCATGCCATATGATGAAATTAAGATTCCTCAACGTGCAACCATTGGTTCTGCCGGATATGATTTTTATTCACCGATTGACTTCGCGCTTGCACCTGGTGAAATGATCAAGTTCCCCACGGGCATTCGCGCCAGAATTGATGAAGGTTGGGTGCTCATGATGTTCCCGCGCAGTGGCCTTGGCTTCAATTATAAGTTGCAGCTTAATAACACGGTTGGCATTATTGATTCTGATTATTATAACGCTCTGAATGAGGGGCATATCTTTATCAAGCTGACCAATGACGGCGACAAGCTTTTAATTGTAAGGGCTGGCGACGCAATTGTCCAGGGTGTATTTGTGCCGTTTGGTATTGTAACCGGCGATGATGCAAGCGGGATTCGCACAAGAGGATTTGGAAGTACAAGTAAGTAATTGGTAAATGGGATGGGCGGTTGGGGCTAATTTAAAAAATGAATAGTATAGATAACGAAAAATTATTAAGCCAAGTTCAAGAGATACATAATATGCTTGCATCCTTAAATGAAAATGTGTTACAATATACAAAGGATGAAAGTCTATCGAACCTTGAAAACGTTATAAGCTCTGATTTCTCCGATGAGAAAGGAGAAGAAAACATGGCATCTAAATTTAGGGAACGTGTAAGAGTTGGAATGAATGAAAGTGGCGCTCCTGTATTTGCCTGGGCGGTAGGGAATAGTAAAGAAGAATTGCACAACTCCATTGCAGCAATTCTGAACACCGCCAGAAGCCCAGAAAAGGCTCTGTCATCCCACGAACCGCACTTGTGGGAAGATTGTGCCCAGACCTGGTTTGACGTGTTCCACAAGCCAAATCTGCGGCCTAAGACGATGGTAAAGGATTCATCGTTATTTAGGAACCACATCAGGCCAGCTTTTGAAGGAAAAGATATTTCTGATATAACGACAACTGACATCCAGAATTATCTTTCGACAAAGGCGCATTATTGCAAATCACAGGTGCGTGATATAATGTGGATGCTTAAAGCGATTTTTGCATCTGCATATGAGGACAGACATATCGACAGAAACCCGATGGATTCAGACCGCATCTGCAATCCGTCACAGAAAGAAATTGAAGAACGAAAGCCGTTGACGCATGACGAACAGGTTGACATTATAGATCATATCCCTGATCTAACGGAGGACAATGCTATATTACTAATGGCGTTCTTGATGTTCACTTGTCTGCGCCCATGTGAGATATATGGATTGAAATGGGAGGATATTGATTTCGATGAAAAGATGATTCATGTACGCCGTGATCTCGTATTCGTTAATGGAATGCCGGACGTTGGTGAAACCAAGACAGAAGAAAGTTTAAGGCAAGTTCCTATAGACCCAAGGCTCAATGAATATCTCGAACGGTTCAAGAGTGTTGGATATATTATTGGCAATGATGGGGAACATGTCACGTCTGAATCTGTTACCCGGAACATGTGGAACAGAATTAAAAAGACAATTGATGTATATGGAATGACGCCCTATGTTGGTAGACACACTTATGCAACGAATATGTCAAATGCCGGTGTGCCGATAAGGACGGCAATGGAAATCATGGGGCATAAGGACGAGCGCATGCTGTTAAGGACATATACCCATGTTGACAAAAATGATCTGCGCAAGGCCAACAATACCATGACTCAATACGTCTCGCGGTAGGGCACTGTGACCCACTTTGTGACCTGCACATATATAGGTAGAAACTTTTTATTTGTGACCTGTTTTGTGACCCGAATAAGAGTAGCCTAACCGAAATTGTGCAATATGACAACTACTCAAAGACCAATGAGATAACTATGATTTAATGAATGATTGTAAATCTATTGTGCAATGTGTACAAGGTTTAGAATCAATCCAAAAATCTTGTTGACAAGCTCATACCATCGTGATATAATATCCAATGTTGCGGGGTTATAGCTCAGTTGGTCAGAGCGTTACGTTGACATCGTAACTACTTTTTACCTGACTATACAACTTGCACAAAAACAACGTTAATGAAGTGTTAGAGGTCAGAGCTTATAACGGTTCAAGATATAGACTTAAATCCACGGTTTAGAATGGTAGATTTAATTGTACACCTTGAAACGCAAAAGAATAGGACTATAAGATTCGTTCTTATAGTCCTTTAATTTTGCGACCTTACTTAGCGCAGTTCTTTACCAGCGCCACAAACATTTCATCATACAGCAGCTCGGTAACAGTCCCGGTCTGCTGAAAACCATGATCCTTCTGGAAGCTCTTTACTGCCGCCACGGTCAGATTGCCATAACTACCATCTGCACCATACTTGCCGAGATCGTAACCCAGAGCCATCAACACACTCTGGAGATGTTTCACTTCACGGCCTTTGCTCCCTTTCTGTAAAATTGTGTTATTATTCATATATGCTCCTTCTCCGGTCAAGAAGAATGATAAAGGTTTATTACCATTCAATACACTAACATCAACGTTGCCCTTAATACCGTCAACCTTCCCTTTGCTGGTATACTGCCATAGATCACAGGTGTACGACGGCTTAGTAGCTCCTTCAACTGTACCGTTATTCTTTCCATAGCGTGGAATCCAAACATAAGCATACCGGTCATAGTTTAGTGCCCACGACTTATACTTGTCATGCCCAATATAAACAGCCACACGGATATCGTGCTTTACTGATCTGCGCAGCTCAGCTTCAAATTCTTCGATAACATCCTTTGCAATACTTGCCGCAATTCCACTCCATTCCGCGTCAATGATATAGAACACAGGCTTGCTATCCTTCGTAGCCTCCGCAAATGCCTTAGCTTCATCTCTGGCTTCATCCAGCGTTGTCGCCTTAATATAATGATAGGCATGATAGGGGATGTTTAGTTGCTCCAATGCGTCAACATTCCGCTGATATTTATTATCTTTTCTCTGTAATATTGAAGCTCTCATTATGACAAAATCGACTTCTTTTGCCGCCTTTGCCCAATCAATATTGCCCTGGTATTCGCTAACATCAATAATCTTCATTTCTCTAAATATAAAAACTCGGAGTACAGCTTTATGCTATACTCCTACAAAATCTGTGTTTATGTCCTAATTGTTTTGTGATCACTCGTCCAAGTTTCCGACTATTGGAAGTTGCTCCCGCACACGTTCAACAAGTGTTTTCACATAGCCGTTTCCGTGGAATATATTCGTGTATTCGTCGTACATTTCTTCGAGCGACTTTAGCTTCCCGATCTGGATTTCTCCCGCAGCAATTGCATCATAACAAGTGTAAACAATAGTATGACGAATCTGTTTTAGATTAACCTCGCTTTGTTCATCAAGACGTTTATTCATCTTTTCTAAGCACTCGTTAATCTTTTTAAGCGTCTCATCATGTCCCTTTAATAGCTCGGATTGCTTCTCATTTTCTTCTTTCAGATTTTTGTATTTGGTGAAAAAAGTGTATAACTTCATCACACCTTTTACTATCGCTGTAATAATAGCAATAATAACAATCCCCCATGCTATCAAACTTCCTACTTTGATGTCTGATAGCATCGCCCAAATTGATGCAGTATCCATACGTGAAACCTCCTACAAGTTTATTCTATTTCCAGAAGCAGAAGTATTGCTTTGCAGCGGCCTTAACCTCTGAATATGTTCCCTTTGCCCTTGAAGAACTCGCACTTGCAGGATCATTCACATAGATGTTTTTGCCATCATCTTTCCAAAGGCAACAATAATGCATTAACCCACCATGTTTCCATGAGGCCAGACTATATCTTCATTTGGTATATTATCAAATGCACGGCGCTTCCATAGCAGGAGTTTCACCTGCAATGTACTCTCATATGAGATAGTCGTTACACCTTCCTCGCATTGAGGCTTGGCACGGGATTGGCATGCGCTTTTGCGTTTAGCTTTCCCCGTTAGCCGCTATATTTAGCGACACCTGGCATGTACCAGTTCACCGTGTTAGGAGGCCATTATGTTAACCTCCGTTTGTCCACTTGGACTCTTTAAAAGAAACGACAACATAGCCGCCGCTTGCCAAACAATTTTGCATTGTTGTAAATGAAGAAGTTTGGACAAATTTACTTGCCTTATACTTCTTTGCTACGAACTCGAAGAAGTTCCAGGCCGTGCCAGAGTTAGTTGTCCTGTAACCATTAGCCACAGACAATGCGCACATTTCCTTTGGTGTAATACTCTTATCCCACCATGTAGCAACGATGTCGGCCATGCTTGTTGGGCCACAACCAGAACTCTTTATAGTCTGATTTTTGTTATAAGTATTATTCTTTGTATACACAACGGAACCCCAACGACTATCATATTGCTTATAATTCACTGGCTGGGTTGTATTCGTCCCATTGCTTGTGGTTACTGAATCCAAGCCAAACAATGCGGTATACGTTTTCTTTCCGACAAGTCCATCTGCCGTTAGATTCTTTGACGCCTGATAAGTTTTTACATGTGCTGTTTCATCAGCCGAAAAAATACCATCAAGCTTCATGGTAGAAAGCAATACCTCTATGGCATAAACATAAGCACCTGTTGATCCGAATTTCAAAGTTGGCGCATTATTGACAATTGCTTGGAATGTCTTTTGGCCAGCTTTACCATCAACAGTTAAACCATATTTCTTCTGCAATGTCTTAACCGCTGATTCAGTCTTTGAACCAAACTTACCATCGGCTGTTACACCAACGATATACTGCAATGCCTTAACCATATCTCCCTTACTACCATTCTTCAATGTTGTAAAAGACATAACTGTTTCCTCCTTCTACTAAATCTGTTTGCCGTCAATTACGACAATCTCCCTGGGCTTATCATCACCCTGCTTTTCAGTAGCGACATCCTTCATCTTTTCAATTAAAGAATCCCAAATCTTCATATCGCTGTACCTCCTTATAAAATAAAAAGACCGCCCAATAAGGCAATCAACTCAATACTGAACTTTTTGATTTAGATAAACATGTTCCTTCCAGCGGACAGCATCATCGTAATTCTCAAATACTCTGTTTGCCAAACCGCCGCTACTATATAAAACAACCGGGCGCAAATCTCTTTTCCCGACAAGCGAAAAACAATAAGCCGTCTTAGTCAATGTCGTAGTTATCTTTGACAAAACTCTCTTTTGAATCATTGTTGTATTCAAATCTTCGTCCCAAACTAAAACATAGTATTCGCGGCCAATGATTAATGCGCTGGCTTTCTCGTCTAAAAGAATTTCCAATGCATCAGCCAGCCCAGAGGCATAAGCTGTTTCTTCTTGTGATTGTGCGCCACGCGAAGCACTATTTAATTGTATTTCAAGTTTCTCTATTGCGTTATCTATTATACTTTTTACCATAGATCAAAATTATACCTTGGGCATTCCTCTCCAAAGAACCTCCATCTTAAATAATCGTCCAATATAATGCATATTCCAGAAAGCGCATACCAAGCCAAACAAAATGGAATACAGCATTGCCCGAAAAAGAATCTCAAAGGTGTATTGCTGTAATTCCATATATTCAAATGAAGCCATACATTAAGAACTATTCCAGATAATCCCTCTGCGAATGTTGCGATAATCATTCCAATCATACATTGCCGCCAGAATGACATTTCCCACGGAATATCCTCATTTATCCTGCCTATGCAGACGCCAATAAAGCCAGCCAGGACGAACATCGTCCAATGGGTAATACGTCCCTTATAGATAGTCTCAATCATAAAATACAGCGTACCAAATACAACGAATAGAAATAATTCCTTTAGATATTTACGCATATTTGATTACCCGCCGATATCATGGATAATATTTTTAAGAACGTCAGATTGAAATTCCTCCGGTAAATCTACGCCGTACTCAATAGATAAGATTGATTCAATCGTGTCCAATGAGCGCACATACATCTTCAGCGCGTTTACATAGGTCGTATGATATGTCTTTAGTGCAGTCGCAGTATTAACAATCAATTGGATGTCAGCCGCAGAATAATACTGACACAATTCTCCATCGGCATGATAGGGGACTTGATCAGCGCCTGAAGCAACCATAGAGGACAGCGTAATCAAATTAAGCTGATCCTGTGTTGTCAATGAAAAATGATGTGTTTCTCCGTCTGATAGAGTAATGTCAAATCCTGCCTCAATAATCTTGTGGCAAGTATAGTTCATTTCTGTATTCTTCATTTCCTTTGCAGCTTCGATTGTGATACCATCATCATATTCAATAACGGGCGGTTCTTCATAATCTTCATCCTGCGTTTGCTCGTGTATTATTTCTTCGTCTCTTTCTATGGCGTCATATAGAGCCTTGTATTCATCAAAATCAATCTCTATAATATCAGCGGACATAAATGGAATATCATTTGTTTTGCGAGGAGCAAGCCAACTATCGCGGTACAACTTCTCTTTGTAATCAATGTATTCGCCCTCTGTTTCATCGCAACACAATAGTATTTTGTGCTTTGTTTGGTAGCGCCTAAAACTAAGCGATGACCCTATCCCAATAAAAGAGTTCCCATCTATTATCTTGTAGAATCTCACCAGATCTCCTCCTTGTCTGTTTTTTCTTTAAATCATTAATCCTATAACCGTCAAACAACTTATTATACAAATACAACATCCTGCGCCTTGTATGATATGAAGATGCTATTTTACTGTGCGATACCCACGATTGCAACGAATTATAAACATCGTCAAGGGACATCTTGCCGCTATCAACTTTCTTCCTAAATTTAAATAGCTTCCTTCTCATGCGCGTAACACCGCTACGCACAAGAACCTTAGCCAACTTATTCTTGCGGCCAATGAAATACCGAACTTTCAGGAATGTAAATCCCTTATGGATACTGACGATATGACTTTTATTCTCATTGAACTTTAAGCCAATAGAGGTAGCAATGTCCTTCAATGCGGCATACAGTTTGACAAGCTCATCTTTCGATTTGGCGATAACCACGCCATCGTCCATATATCTGATATAATGCTTGAATCCGCATTTATCCTTTATATAATGATCCAATTCATTCGGAACGGCCAATGCCATAACCTGCGATATTTGACTACCCAAACAAATGCCGTTGAACTTGTGCTGCCTCAGTTCCTTCAACATTTGCGTGCGCGTTTCTTCGTCCTCTATTTTCTTAATGGAAGGGACTGCATATGATCTGATAATCGCCATAATCAAACCGACGATTCTCTTATCTATAAAATGCTTCTTCAATATTTTCAAGCATTGCTTATGCGGAATGCTTTCAAAGTAGCTTTTAAAATCGAAAACCAGAGCATAGAAATCATTGCCATATTCGTTAATCGCCTGGTGCAGATGATGCTCAATTCTCTTTCTGGCAAATTCAACGCCTTTATTTGGCATGCTTGCACCATTATCATAAATCAGAGAATCATAGATAACCGGTGTCATTGCGAAATCACATAACACTCTTTGTGTCATTCTATCGCTGATCGTAACCGGCACAATCTTCCGCGCCTTTCCGCGCTCCCGAATAACAATTGATTTTGTACTTGTAAATTTGGGAAGCTGACCTTGATATAAGCTTTGAATCGTCTTATCAATTTCAATCACACTATTCTGGACATATCTTTGAACGCTTCCCTTCCAGCCCACACCCTTTATACATTTCTTCAATGCAGAATAATAATTGGTATAGTTGATTACATTTTCAAAGTTGTCGAATTGCTTATATTTTTCCTGTTTCTTTTGTTGCCGTCTAAGTTTATCACGTTCAATACGTGCTTTAATACGTTCTTCGTTATTCAAGCGAGAATCCTCTTTATTTCAATTAATAGTGAGACTGTACTTCCCGGCAATCAGTTCTATGGATTATTGTCTGTGGATTGCTCGACCTGTCAGTATGAAAGTCAATCCAATAATCAAAATTGACCCATGCAAGAAGCTTCAACTGTAGGTACAAGGAAACGCTGCCCGTCGCGCTCTGATCTTAAAGCAGACCAGAATAACATTTGCTGTGCTCACTTACGTAACACAGAAGGTCATATTCTCCTTCTCATTTGTTAAAACACATTTGTTTTTGGCTTCACAGATTATAAATAAACTGCTACTTTACAAGTGGGAATCAGGGCACAACCCCATTCACGTTGCTCGCGTTGTTGTTGTTCATGTTGCCATTGGTGTTGACATTCCAGAAGTTCGTCGAGCTGGACAAACCCGGCGAACGCAACCACCAGTTCGCGGAAGCACGATATCAGAATATAACCTATATAAAACTATTTGAGATTTGAAAAACGATCTTTATCCGATCTATTGATTCCGTATAATAATTTTAATTCCTCACGAATCAAAGAAGATAGTTTTGCTATTTCCTTCTCGCTGTATTCAAGCATTACAAAATATACTGAAAGCGGTCTTTGAAGCTTGTTCAAATCTGAAATAGCTTTTGATATTTTCTTACGCCGTTTCTTGTATTGTTCAGCAGTTTTAGGAATCCGTACATTTGCACTCATTACATTGTACAATGCATCATCTATCAAACTGATGATAAGATTTGAACCGGTGTTTTGATATTTCAACGGCGCATGAACTATCTTTCCGTGAACATACTTATGTAGTTCTGCCATCTTCTTTACATATTCCGCTTTTGAAACAGAATCATAATCAATAATGAATAACGGATCGTAATCGACTTTCTCTTCTAACATATTATTTAGTAATTTTAAATCCTTGTTGATATATTTTACCCATTGTTCCATTGTGCTTATTTTTGATTCTGATATATTCCAGAAAGCAAGCAATGGTTTTTGTAATTGACATAATCCTTCTATTGCCTCTTTAATAATTTCTGCAATAGATGCTTTCCTATTTGACGGCTCAAAGTAATTTGTAGATAGCCCTGTTATGGTATTAAACAGGGCATTCATTCGACCATCTATTTCATCACATATCCAGCGTTTTCTGCGCTTGGATGCTTTAGATGTGTTTTTCATGCTGAATTGATAGAGTAATCCGAACGTCCTTTCGTATTCATAAGGCGCGATTACTCTATCGTTTTTCAAAACAGACATTTCTTACAGTATTAGGCGGGCAAGCCGCCAGATAATCTGTGTTCTTGCCCACCATATTTCCCTTTCCTTAGATTTTTAGATAGAGAAGCAGGGCACAACCCCAAACACGTTGCTCGCGCCGTTGGTGCTCATGTCGCCATAGGTGTAGACAAACCAGAAGGACGTCGAGCTGGACACACCCGGCGAACGCAACCACCAGCCCGCGGAAGCTACCCAGCCTCCACCAATGTTTGCGGTATATGCAGGAGTTAAACCAAACTGATCGATTTCATCCTGCGTCACGTACATATATCCTCTGCTTTCGTTTCCAGTATTAATCCAGATGTCACCAGGCTTGACATTGTTTGTAGACGTTAAAGAAGGTTCCTGATTAGTGGAAAAGTATTGAGCGCCCTCTTTAATGATCCTGCCTCTAAACTTAACCCTCGTTAGGTTAGAAGTAAACCAAGAGATACCTGCGGACACTTCAGAATTATATGTAGTATCGGTATTATTTGGATTAGCTTCTTTTGTTGCCGCCAGATAAATCTTATCCTGTGACACTAATATCTCGGTTGACTGCGATCCAGCGGAAGCGCTTACTCTAACGGTCTTTATCATACTGCGAAGCGCGATGGGGAAACCATTAAACAATCTGCCATTACAGAATGCACGGTTATAGCTCGCATCCCAACCACCAGCGTTGGTATTAGGTGATGGATTCATATAATATCCACGTCCGGCCAACTCATTATTGAAAATGAAGCTTGCATTAGAACGCAGACTTGAATCGGCAAGCCTATATCTTCCGGCACCATAATAGTGCGCACGACACGGCTCATGACACCATGCGGCAAGTTCCTGGCAATTTGCATCACCCAGATCGTCATACCAGATTTTACACCAATGAATTGTTCCTTTGCCATAATAGTCATAGTAACCATCCTCAAGGAACTTCATAGCGCCAAAGACCAGCGAAGCATTTGTATTCGTCTCTCTTGTTCTCACCAGTTCTGTTACCAGAACAGATGGGTTGAACATAGTCGGCGAACTCGCATTATTCGTATGGTAGACATAAAGCTTATCCTTCTCATTCTTGTTATACCGCAGCACGACAATATCACGATAATGAGTAGTACCGCTATAATTGCCAACAGCAATATTACGATTGCCCCATTGTACATTAGGCCCTGAATTATACCTTAATCTGAATCCCTCTGATCCATCTTCCTCGAAACAAGACACCAACGTATTATCCGTATCGGTGCTGTTCCATGTGAAGTCAATTGCAAGAGTGAAGGATTTCAGGTTGTCGCCAAACAGCTTTATGCCAGTATCAATAGCTTCTGCGCCATTAAAATACTTATCCGTAAATAACACCTGACTTTCAACATTTGAGAAATTAAAGTCATTACCCATGTTGAAGTCGAAGTAATCTTTATCTTCAAAATAGTTAGCGGCACGTCCAGATGAAGCCACGGCGAATATTTCAGCCATTGACATATCAGACAAATCCTTTGTTGTGGCTGGCAATTCAGCCGTTGCCCAGACTGCGTAGACATCAGTATCGCCACGGATAAAGCCTGTGCTCTTATCCCATCCAGTGAAAAGGTTATATACATAAGAACTTTCACCTGTGGTATTCGTCGGAATGTCGCCATCGTATACAGCCTCAGAGCCATATTCCTTATACACCGTCTTTAATGGCAATCCAGCACGGGCATACCATGTAACGCGATAGACGCGCACGGTCTTTGTGTATACCGCCGTTATCGTTCTTGGGGCAAGCATCTCCTCTGAAATGTTATCCCAATGGGAGAAGGTGTAGTCATATTCATCGTCGCTTTCCTGCGTAGGTGTATTGACATCCCCGGCCTCAATAGGATCATATGGCGCTTCACCACGGTCAACATATTGAGTGTAAGGAGTTACACCATCTTTACGGGTAATCGGCGATCCATCCGCATTGAGGAATGTTGCTTCATACTGAGTAACAATATTTGCGGAGTTGTAAGTAACATCAAGATCAGGCCAGTTATATTCATAATCAGCCAGCTCTTTATTTCTGATTTGACCAGAAACGTAGACCGAACCACTCAACAGCGAACTATTCTTTTTCAGAATATTATTGAGCAGTGTAGTTTCTGCCAACTCCCAACTGATTCCGAGTGCTCTGATCGTCTGCAAAGTGCTGATTGCACTGCTGATAATAGACAAAGCATCTACTACGGAATACTCGCAAATAAAGGTTTCAAGGTTTGGATAGTCTACGCCATTATCTTGCGCGACAATTAGATCAGTCAGATAGTTCAGGTTTCTAAGCGTCAAACCGTTTACTGTGCTCGGCAAATGCGCGGTAACAATCTTGCCGTTATTCGCAAATAGAACAGATGTAATAATTGTTCCCTCTGCATAAAGCCTAATTAGATTTGCACAAGCACTTAGATTGATTGAACCAGTAAGGTTTGGACAATTCCTAATATCCAGAGTTTCAAGCAACGTATTGTTACCCATGTTCAAAGTGGTCAGGAATGTATTTTGATATCCTTCCGTGGTATTACCAATAATCAGCGTTTTCAGCTTTGAAGCCTTTGAGAAATCATTATCATGGATATAGCATGCGGATAAGTCGTTCAATGCTTGAATACGAGAGGCACAATAGATCAGAATGGCGGTATCATCCATCTGCGTCAGCTCAGTCGTAATTACATAGGGTTTACCTGCTTTTGCTCTAACCTGTTTTACATCAGGCGAGTTACCATATTTGACAGAAATATACATATCAGAATATGGAACGATGCTCAAAGTATAATCTGGAGATACTACTGCGGATTGCGGAGTATTACATCTAAACATGATCTGGTCAGCCGTAACGGTTGTGCCGAGATATTTTGTCCCGATATAAGCCTCCATATCCCTCTCGAATTGGCGGCGCTGATATCTCTTTCGGCCATTCGCCATCTCATTCAAGAAGCGAGTAGTCCCAGCTTCATAAGTACGAATATACTTTCTTTCAATATCCAGCCTCCACAATTCTTCTGGGAACATTTCTTGCCATGCATCAAATTCTTGAATCAGTGAAGCAGAACTCCAACAGCCCGCACTTTCACGATTCAGATATAAAGTCTGTAACTGTGAATGCATCAATTTACGGATTCTGCGCCAGAAAACACTTTCTGCGGCATTGAAGATATAACCAGAGTTAGGATCATCATCTTTCTTCAAATCAATATCTTCTTTTCCGTATGGCATGGTAAGCTCACCGGAGTTATTGATACCAAGGGCAGTATCGTTATCATAGTCCCATAGATCAAATCTATAACCATTGTTGATTGCCGCCGCATCGTTATCAATGATATAATTCTTAGCATCGTCGCCCATTTCCTCAGCTTCAGTTTCGGTAATATAGGTCTTGCCCCAATGCCAGAATGAGTTTTTCGCCCTGTTGTCGATCATTGTATAGCGCTCTGTAAACAGATACCAATACAATGGTGATTCAGTAATAAACCAATTACCAAACTCAGAAACAAATTCCTCGTCTGTTGAAGTGATAACCCACTCATACATATCGCGGAACACCTGTTTGGACAATTCCTGCTGGGCTTCCAATTCAGCGTCAGAAATAGTTTCGCCGTCCTTAGTGCCCATATCGTATCTGAACTCGAAAGAATCATCCCAATTCTCATAAAGCGATTTGCGCTTTAGATTGCGAGAATCATTCCACTGTTCTTTCGTGATGGGATAGACAACTTTCTTTCCTATCTCTGGGTCAAAAGTGATTTCTCCTTTTGCAAGTTCTTCTTCGTCATCAGAGTTTACCGTGTTATAGACGCCAGTTTGGAACCAAGAGTTGGGCAAGGTGTTATCCGAAACCTCAACCACAAATTCCTTCATATCCGTTGGGTCGTTTACGCGGGTGTTATCTGTTTTCTTGGAATCTCCCAAATTTCCAATGCCATAGAAGTGCCATTGGGTATCAGCAAACTCTCTATGTGTTGACAAGTCCGTATTATTCTCTCGAATGAAGATAACACAGTTATAGAACTCCATTGAGTTTTTAACAAATGGATTTCTACGCATGCCGGGAGTCTGATAGGGGATATAATCGTTATAGCGCTTTTGCAGCAAAGCATTATTGGTGTTCTCGGATGAAGCAATATTGACCTTGATATTGAACCATGTATTAGGAACTGAGGTTCGTGTCAAAGCAACTTTGCCGCTGCCGTCAGAATACTTGGTTCCATCTCCAAGTGTCAACTCAGAAATGTAATCTGCCTCAAGCGGGATCTTGCTCGTCACCTGATGCTGTCCATCAAATCCGAAAATGATATCGATGTTTCTTCCGGCAAAACCGTATTCGTTTGAAGTTGTACCCTGTCCGGCATGATAGCCATTCGTGAACTTCCAGTTATCCAGGGCAGGATCACCATTCTTGTGAATACACTCGACATTGGTATACTTCACATAATTCTTTTTATCATTCGTGAAATAAGGTGCATCGATCTTAATCACCTTTAGATTAGGGCAAGCTGCCGCAACAGATTCAGGTGTGAGGGTATTGTTCTCGTCATAAATTTGATTGCGCTCATACCTTGCGATCATGGTTTCGGAATCAAGCGCGTCAGCATAGAAGTTTTTCAAAACGTCCGAACTTGACAGCGCAGCAGAATACGCTTTCATTCTATAGATATGGACATCGCAATCGTCTGATCCTATGGTAATGGGAACAGGTGTATACTGATACAATCTATGTGAATCATCGAATATCATCGGACGCGCAGCAACACCATCTTCATACGTCATAATGTACGCGGTTGAATCTGGATTCTCTGTGTCAAGAGGATTGATGATATATTCATACTCAATAATATCTTCCTCACTATAAGAGAATTGCAAAGTAGAAGTTGAGCTATAAATAAAAGCGTCATGAGCTTGCATTTGCAGACCAACTTTTACCGTATCCTCGTCCGGAATACACGATAAAAACGTTGTTTCATTGTCACGCACATTCTCTGTTTTAAAGATGCATTCAAACGTTGAACCATTTTGTTTCGGATCAGTGCCAAACAAATTGTAGCTGAAATAGGCGCGTGTGCCAGACTTGACGCAGAAATACTGATTGCCGTTTTCGTCAACCTGATAGCCACCGTTATTCCAGTCAAAGTTATCGGAAACACTTAGCTGGATTGCGGGATTGGCTGAATACTTCCAGAGCTTATTTTCGCTGCTGTTGGAAATGCCAGTCGGGTTAAAATCGAACTCAAGGTTTGCAGTTACGGGCGAAATGTCATAGCCAAGCTCTTGAATGTCCATGTGAATATCCACCGAAGTTTCCCCGCAAGCAATCGTCAAAACATGCTCGGCCACTTCATCAGATTTGTATGACCAAGAGTTTGTAGCGCTCGTCAACCGCAATGTGCTGTTCAACTCGCCATCTATACTCAGCGTTACCGTAGGATAGCTTGTGCTTGGGTCATACACAACATAGGGGATATTCGTGGTGTTATACTGCCTCGCAGCAACCTTGCCATAATGGTCATATCTATAGATACAGCCTATAACTGGCACGTTGGATGTGCTGTCAAACCAAATGATGTCCTTGAAGATATGATCGGTTTCAATGCTCATATTGTTGATTGTGGCAGTAATATAGCATTCAAGCAAGTGCGCTCCATGCGTCTGCGGAGCCAGGGTATATGACTGCAATGTACCGGATGCAGAGGTAACAACGGGATCAAGTTCGACGCCATCCAATATGAAGTGAATCGTCTTGGACACAGAGCCGTATGGGGTGTAGGTGAAGTTGACAGACCTGCTGACATCAAAGGTGTTTCTGTCATTGAAGGTAGATTCAATTCTGACATCGACAACCTGTACAGTCCATGACTTCACGTTGGTAGAACCACCCTCGTCAACGACAGTCAGAGTAAACTTCTGCGTTCCGATTGAACAGAATTCCGTCAGATCAAAAGAGTTTCTTCCTTGCACCAGCGAACCAGTCAGAATTGTGGTGTTGCCCAGCTTCCAAGTGTATGTACCGTCGATTTCTTCTCCGTCATTATCTGTAGAAGAATAGTCGATTTCTATGACAACTGAACCTGTTGAAGTCACAATCAGCGGGGAAGGGGTAATCTTCTCAACGACCAGGTTTGTTGTCGAAGAAGGGCCACTGCCGCCACCACTCGGCAATGTGAACTGGCTCTTGACCGTACTCACATCATCCTTGATTTCATAAAGCGTGAAAATATAATTGCCGTCGCTTTGAGATAGCGTAGCCTCATATTGATACCCCTCGACATCAAGGCTGGCCAAATCCTGGGAAACCCTTTCAATGGTTCTGCTCAACGCCGTAATGTTTGCATTGATGCTTTCAATATCCTGCGCATTGCGCTCGACGTTCTCTCTGATTGAAGCCAGTAATGCGTCAAGTTCATCGCTGGTATAAGTCTCTGTGCCGATGCTGTGGAAAGCGCCGTTGATATACCGATAATGTACATAAACGCCAGAATCATTGAGGATATAGTAATCGGTAAACTCGTTGCCGGTTTCCGGAAGCGTTGATGAAACAGACGCGATAGAACCCGCGACAACCTGCCAATAGCCGTCAATCCACTTATAATAGAGGCATCCTGAAGGTGACTTCAAAACGTAGTCAACATCTTCGTCACCGGTTTCTGGCAGTTCGGTTACAACGAGCGTAGAGGAACTACCGAAAGCATCCCATTTTGAAACACCGTCATTATCTGTAATCCACCAATACTTATCATATCCTGAATTGCTCTTATTGGGCACAAGATAGAATGTCATTGGATCACCAGCATTGGGCAGTTCATCCATAATCACAATGGTAAATGCCTTATAGTCGGCAAGCAACGCCTGGGTATAATTTCTTGACAGAGTAACCGCGCCGCGAACGGCATCGCCCAGAGTAGTATACTTTAATGTATCCGTAAGAGAATAAGCATCTCTGATCTCGGCAGTTACGTTGTCAAGATTGTGTTGAACAGTATCGGCATGAGCCGCCGCATAGGAGAATACGTCAACCCCTAAATTCTGCGGGTCGTACACGGACTTTTGCATTGCGGTATCTGCTTTGACTAAGGTTGCTTCAAAGTCTGCATCGACCTTATCCCTTGAAACGCTGCCGTCAGTTATGGTCATGTTGGCGAGCTGGCCGCTTTCAAGATATTCTGCTAATTCAGATTGGACAGCATTCTCAATCAGCGAGGCAACGTATTCGTTGTTCTCAAGCTCTGTGACCTTTAATGTCAGCTCGTCAACCTCTGACTGGCTGGCCTTTAGACTCAAGGTATTCATGATGGACTGTTCAACTGATATGGCTCGACTGACCTCACTATTAAGAGCTGCCATGTCAGCTTTATTTGCGACTTGTCCAGTTAAATACCTATCAGCACTTTCTAAATCAGCAGCTTTTTGATGCGCCCAAGTGTCCAGCGTATTTATCCTCGTAGTCAATTCAGAAACCCTGGAATCACTCTGCGATTGAAGTTCACGTTCCAGAGCATTGACCTTAGTCACCAATTGGGTATAAAGTGTTTCGGAGATCTCGGTACTGCTGGCATCGCCAACGAACATGCTTTCGTCAACGGAAATCGTTAGATAATTCGTAGTAGCAATTACGTCCTCATCACTACCATAAAGCATGAGTGTAAATGTACCGGGGCCAATTTCCGGGGGCAGATATGTATCGTTGTTTTCGTCTAAGTAGTTATTATAGAATGTGCCGTTTTGCCCGAATTGCGCGAATACTCGTAGATCGTCCCAACCAGAATCCATGTTGAAATGGAACTGGACAAACTTCTGCGAACCCGATACAAAGCCGCCCATTGTAGAAACTAAATATATTTTTTGATTTGTAACATTGACGTTAATTTTACTCATTAACATCCCTCCATGCAAATAAAGCAGCTCTTTTATTCAAGAGCCGCTTTATCTTCATTATTTGCAGTAACTTCAACCAATGTCTTTAGAGACTGATTGATTTCATCATCTATCCAACCGATAAGGGCATTCTGGTCAATGACCTTGGACAGTATCGGATACTCGGTATAGATTTGCTGAATGACCTGCGAACGCTTGATGCTGCCAGCCTGATTCCAATCAGCGAAATCAAGTTCGGCCTTGGTAATCATGCTTAGTATGCTTTCGCGGATCTGAGCCTTGGCAATTGCAACGCGCTCTTCCTTGCTGTACTGCAAGTAAGAACGAATCTTCTGATAAATCCCTACAACCAGTCCAATCATCACAACGATGGTAGTCCAGTTCTCATTGATAATATTCAAAAACCGATTAATGCCTATTAAAATGTTCATAGTAGCCTCCTGTGTAAATATAACTGTGCGTTATCTTTTGCGCGTTTTGTTCGCAAAATCTCACTATCCTTTAGTCAAGGGATGTTCCTGCATATTCCAGCAATGCGTTTCCATTTTCCTTGGCGGTCTTATCGGTAACAACTCTGTCAAAACGATTGTTGTCACTAATCACGCGACCAGTTGAATCATCAATTTCTGAATAGGTCGCTGACATCCTCATGCCAATAGCGTCATTAAATATTGTTACACTCGTTATCACTTTCATATTCTATTCTTCCTTCCTTCAATTCCTCGATATGTTTTATCGCTTGTATATCGTATGTTTGTGGACTAACCTTAAATTGCTTTTCATATTTTTCGAGACGTTTTTGATCAAAGTCTCGTTGTTTAGCCTTAATTTCCCATCCAAATTGTAGCCCAGGACTTCCGGCGACTACAAAATAATTGGGGTTACGATCAGTGACATAGCAATCTCCATCTCCGTATCTCTGCAAAAAGACTTGATATTGATCTGTAGAAATCATCTGCGCAAAAATAGCATCCAACCAAACATAGCACCTTCCATCTTCGCCAATAGTCGCTTCACCAACATCTCCGAACATCGGGGTTGGTGTTTCATAAGCTGACAAAAGACGTTTTGAATATTGTTCTGTTGACATGACACGATATTTATTAATGTTCCCACCATCAACATAAAACGAACCAGACAAATGTAATCCGTCATCAGATACTGTCATAACTACTCCGCCACTTTTTGTATCATGTACACCCCGTCTGCCACTATATGTGATCGAACCATCTGGTACATTTCCATCCGGATCACTTTTCCACATTCTAAAGGCGTGTATTTCTTCGCTCCAATCATCTGTAATAGAACAATCCAATACACAATCATCGTTATTTGCCTCAAAGTAAACACCCGCATATGAACCTGTTTCTCTTGATCGTGATTCAACACGCATTAATTGAGGAAGAATGACTGATCGATCATAACTGTTTTGCACCAAAAGACATGAGTATTCTGTATTGCCAATTCCATATAAACCAGTTGCAACTTCGCCATTTTCTAATGAAAGCTTAAAGCCAGAAGAATTAAACTGAGCATATTGGCAATTATCTTCTCTCAAATCAATGCCATTTAATCCAAATCTAATGCCATTATTATCCCAAATACCAATTAACTTTTTAGCAGAATCAAACATATAAATAATGCCATTATCATTATCTACTCCACCAAGCGATAATATACCACCTTTAATTCTATCCGCCAGCAAATCTCCGCTTTGTATATTCGATGCATCCAGTAATCCTTCAAAATGGGCGTTACCATTATCATCAAAGAATATAACATCTGTAATGACTTCTTCGCCATCAACCGTTTTTGCTTTTTGTAATTTAAAAACAGTCTGCTTTGAAGTATCATCGTCATTCTTGGATATAATCGTCAAACCGTTATTATTTAGTCTTATAGTATTGTTGAGATTATAAACTCCAACATCTTCCGACAAAATTAGTGGGGCAATCAGCACATCTGCAATCACGCCATATTTGACCTTATAATGATTTTCTTCATCGTTAGGGTCGTAATAAATGAATTGACCTATACCGGATTTAGCGGTTCTCCATCCATCATCTGTCAAATACAATCCCTTATTGATAATCTTTAATTGGCGTTCGTCGTATTCATCCTCGTATTCTGATTTTTCTCTGCATAACAAACCGTGGTGATCCATAGTGACATTTTGATTTTCTGGATTGCTCACGATCTTCATTTGAGTTAGTGCCAATCCCTTTTCCATATAATCGGAAAGCTGTTCATGTGACTGTTCGCCACGATGCGCTTGACGCTTCACATAACCAAATGCAGAGGACATAGATGAAGCTCTTTTTAAAATGCTTTCTACATCGCTTGCGCCAAATACTGTTTCCACTACATCCGAAAACTCGACATTAAGCGTTGTCAAATCCTCAAAATCTATTTCATAAGATGTAAGTCTAAGCCTATATGACTTATCGCCAACGCGAATAGTCAACCAGTTTCCAACCTCAAAGGTATCTACGATGGGTGTAAACTCCTTCATAACAAGAAGATTCTTTAGCGTGGATGATATGGAATGCTGCAATGTTGCCGACTTATATATCTCCGTCTTTGCAAGTTCGATAAACTCAAGCGCTCTTGAAAATATTTCCTGGTTGTCAAGGCCGTCTGAAATGAAGTTATCGTTTTGGTATTTATCTTCTCTGCGATATGCGGCAAGTTCAGAAACAAAATCATGACCGAGATATTTTTCAAAATCAAGATAAGATTGTACTTCTGAATTGATATCCTGAATAGCGGTTTGCATACCCTCGGTTAATATACCGCCATTCTCGTCATACTCTCCAACAATTGTCGCCAGCTCACTTTCGCGTATAGCAACTTCTTCAATTAAAATATTCAGCTTTTCAAAGTATGGCAAATATAATGAATTATATAATCGGGATATTGATGGATCATCTTGCGATTGACTGTCAGCGATGCCATTCTCAATAAGTATATCTAAACAGGATTGACAACTATCTCTCATAGATTCCAAACAAGAAAGACTATATTTCTTGACTTCTTCATTTCTAAAATCATCAGAGTTCAGTTTAAAGATACTGACAATATCATTTATATCCTCTCTTTTACCCGCTAACACCTTTTCCATTCGCTGTTCAAGATATTCGCGCTGATCGCCAGAAATAGTAACTGTGATATTTTCATCATTAGTAGCGGTATCTTCATCATCGGAATAGTTTGTAACTATAAACTTTCCGTTCCATATTTCGCCGCTAAACGAACTTGATTCAACCTTTACTTGGTAATCTGATCTGACAATTTGCTTCGCAACATTTAATACAGCGCTTGTTGCCGTCGAAGATGAGCACGTTAACAGATTCGCAACGGCGACGGGGGAGAGGGCTTCGCTCGTCAGCTTCGCAAGCTCCTGTTGGGCAGTCGTTCCAGATAGTTCTATGGACGGCATCAAATCATATCTCAACAGCATTTCAAAATCAATGGTGTCATAATAGATTTGCATCAAGCCAGAATAGCCAACGATAGGATTGGATATCGTCTTTAGAGTGGGCTTAACTGTTTTATACAATTCATTGCTCGCCAGCTCGTTATATTTTGTAACCAACTCGGCGGGAAAAACATACTCGCGGTTATTGACATATTCCTGGTATTCTTTGTCATATTCCTCTATCTTTGCTCGAAGCTCATCGGACATATCCTCTTTCATTTCATCTGAAAAATACCACAAATAACCTCCGCCATTGGGATTACAATTCGCAATCGTGGCGGTCATAAGATCGTCACCACCAACCAGGCGGAAGCAATTCTTGACTGAATCTGTATCGGATGTATATGTGATTTCATCCGTCAGATTTTCCCTTGAAATATATACGTTTGTATCCTGCCCGTATCCATAGGAAACGTTATCACTCCCACACTTCGGACAAGCGCCGGTAAACACATTCCTGTATCCGCAGTCATAGCAATAGGATTGCAGGTCGTATACATTTATTGTTCGGGCAATCTTGCCATCGGCAGACGTGCCAGAATCAATAATAAAGATGCAGCCAATTTCCTCACCGATTTGATAAAGCGCGTCCAGAATGCTTACTTCATCAAAGGTAAACGTGCGCTGTATATCGGCGATGGTACTATCTATATGCCCTATTCCATAATGTGGTGCTTTCTCTGTGATCCTGTTCAATAATGAAGCTTTGGGGTTTTCATCATCATAAAGAACAGTTACGACATAATCATCTCTCGAAATGTCTGTTTCTGTGTTAATCTCAATATTATAAAGGTTGATTTGGGATAGCTCTGATTCTCCAACCGACATGGCAGAAACATTTTTAACTATACTGTTGCTTTCATTTACTTCAACATGAATTTCAAACCATTCATCCCATTCAGGACACCAAACCAATTTAAAGTCAATAATCTCATCCCAAAGAGGACAAACAACGCCGCTTTCCTCTTTGTATACTTTAAACTGCAACTCGGAGGCGCTATTAAACTTGTCCGCAAAACTTATGTTCTTTGCAGGGATACAGCCAAGCTTATTCCCGTTTTTATTTGCCAATACAAATGTTGGTTGTAGCGGGATGCGATTATTGTCAAATTTAATTTTTACGGCCAAACATAATTCACCTTCTTCTTAGAATCTATATTATTCCTGTAATAATAGGATTGTATTTTATAGTAAAAGTACATGGTTGTGAAAAACTAATAACGTTAGTTCTGTTATCATAATTATTGCCAATGGCGAGAAATTCATAGTTGAAATCATTGAATATCTTATGAGATGGAAAGCTGGTTGTGATTATTTGCGCATCACCGCTTATGCTAATTACTTCTCCAACGCTGCAATTATTGATTATCATAGAACTTGCAAAACTTGTGTTGGTAATTACCAGGTCGCCAGTTGCTTTACAAACTACTGTGATTTCTGGATTAATCAATCCTATTTCATCTGATTGATCGTCAAACTTAATCGTTGCTCCGGCTTCGACCTCCCAAGTATTCTCGTAAGGATCGCCATAACCAAATGGAGCGTCTGTCTGCATTGTTAATGCAAGCCCATATAGAATGTCGTTGATGGTTATCTTTTGAAAATTGAAACTGGCGTTATAATAACATGGCGCACAGCCAATATCATCTTCATTGATAATCCTGAATTTCAAAAACTCACTACGCCCTAACCAACGAACCAATTCTCTATATTCGTCACTCGATATTTTTAAATCATCATACTTGTTTGGGTCTTTGCAAATGTGAAATGACGTAGTATAACATTCATCGTAATGCGAACTTATCAAGCTATTCTTTTTGCCGTTGTTGCGAGATGCTTTGTCGAATGTGATATTAAATCCTGTTTCCAGCATATCAACACCATATGATCCGTCAAACTCACATATCATAAATCCGAAGTTGCTTAACAACTGGCCATCATATTCAAAATCTAATGCATACATTTATCATCGTTCCTTTTCATAATATAATTGTATTTGCATCATTGAATCATATTATGCGAACAATTCAATGCTTAATTTCTTTAATCAATGCCTTTACCTCTGAGGTATATTTATTTTTTGTTGCAACAAGATCATCATAGGCTTTCTTATATTCTGCCTGAATCTGTCTGGCTTCTTGAATTGCCGCCTTTAATTCCTCATAGGTATTTTCAGAGCTTTCAAGTTTTTCTTTATAAATAGCAAGCTCATTCTCTAATTCCTTTTTCTCTTTTTTCAATACTTCATGTTTTGAAGCAAGCTTATCATATCGCCTTTGTAATAATTCAAGGCGTCGTTCTGGTTTCGTATTAAACATCTTTTCACATCCTAAAGTGTGGAGAGATTATCTCCCTCCACACTAACTGAAATACTTCTTTTTCGCCAAACTGGATTTACCAACCAAGCGATCAAGTGTCATCGCATCGATCATGCGCTCGAAATTCTTATCGTCTCTCATTTGCCGCAGGAAGTCATTGTAGTCCTGCACATTCTCAACCGTGGTAGTAATTCCTCCGACATCGATTCTGATTTCTCCGCTGGAGGCATTGCTACCCGATCTGATTTGTTGCATATGGCCAGACATATCTATAATGCCTTGCAACTGTGGCAAATGATCTGTCAGATTCTTGAACTGTATAGATTGCTCCGGCGTCAATACTGCTTCGCCACGCTTTAGCGTATTGAAGGTCAACATATCATCGCCGTTCTGATAAGCAATCTTCTGGAGATCTGCGATAAAGCCACCCTGGGAATAGCCCAGCTTGCCCTTACCTTTAGAATTGAACCAGCGCACTTTACCCTTGTAGCTGATCTTGGTATACTTCTCGCCGTTAGAGGCTTTATCCTCACCAAGATATTCATACTTCTCACCGGTATGAACAATATCAGATGTCTGTCCACTCTTTGGGCCATTCTTGTACAGCCACCATTGTCCGTTTGCGACTGTAACCTTTTGTCCACCTGATGCAGCGGCAGCTACCGAAGGTGATGATACTATCGCGGCGGCGCTACCACCAGTTGAAGCTGCAGCACTCGCGGCTACCTTCGCTTGAACCTGCGCGGCAATTGCATTCGCAGCGTTGTTTATTGCAGCAACCTGATTGACTATTCCGTTGATAACGTTGGTCACAGACCCAAACTGTCCAAGAATAGATTCACCATATTTCTCTAATACATTATCTGTATTGTAGCTATTCCAGATTTCGTTCATATTGTCTGTAATGGTATATCCAACTTGGGCGGCTTCATCGTAAATGGTTTGACCAATCTCAACTGCGTTCGCGTTTGCGTAATCAATCATTTCAAGCATTAGCGCGTCGATATCATCCAAACGATTGTTCAGCAATTCCTCATAATCGCTATACAGACCGTCCAATAGTTTCTTCTGATCCTTAATATATTGGTCGTATTGGGTGTCCTGCAAATCTTCGACTGCATCAGAAAGATCAACTTTCAACTTCTGTAAACGCGCCTGGTTTTCTTCGGACGTATCACCTTGATAGGCAGATAATTGTTTCTGTATCGAAGCAATTTCCTTTGTCTGATTCTTAACCTTCTTCTGATAGTCGTATAAATCTTTCGCGTTACTAAGGGACTCCTCATAGGCATCAATCAAATCCTTCAGGGCGTCAAGTTGCGCGTTGATACCTTCCTCAACCAAATCAGCCATTGCGCGTTTTTCATCCTCGGCGGATGAAATTGATTCTTGCTGGAGCTTCAACAATTCTTCACGCCGGTCAATGAGCTTGGTGTTATTAGGATCGTTGGCAAGCTCGGCAGTGATGTTTTTGACCTCATCGCCATACATGTCGGCCTGTGCCATATAGACGTTATAGTTCTGCGCGGTCATACCTACCTGCACTTTACCTGTGCTGGTGAAGTTGCCGTTATCGTCATACAGCTTAGATCTTTCCATTAGGTCAAACATGAATTGCGCTTCGGATGTAAGTGTAGCAATTCTATCCTGCGTGTAATCAAATAAATCCCATTTGACCTGGCGAATGGCATTGCCGTATTTGACAATGGCTGTTTCGGATTCTTGGATTGATTCTTTGACAGAATTGATCTGTTGCTGCATGTCATACCATGCTTCGGAACCTTCCTGAATCTTGCCGGAATTGACGGCTTCGTTCATGACTTGTGTTAGATCGGCAAGCTCTTTCTGGAATACTGCGATATTCTGACGCTCAACATTCTGCATTGACGCATACAGGGTAGCACCGCCTTTATAGCCGCGCTCCTCTATCAAGTCTAAGCCATCGTTGAATGAGTTGGTCAGATGCTCCAGCAGCTTAATCTGATTGTCAGCATCCTTTGAAATCGCACCGAATTTGTTGTTATAAAGCGTTGCAAGATTTTCATTTAATTCTTCAACAGCATCGGCACAATCCTGGGCTTTGTCGTACCATTTCTTGAATTCGTCAATACGCTTCTTTTGACTATCGGAGTATTGAGTAATATCAATGGTTCCGTCCATGATCTTTTGCTTTGTAGCATCGGTCAGCTTAACGCTGTTCGCTTGCTGCATATAGCGATCATAGCCCTGTTGCTCAATGGAAATCTTTTTCGAGATTTCGCCTATTTCATCGTTGGTAGCAGATAGTCGGGTTGCAAGTCCTTTGAACGTGCTGTCGGCTACTCTTGCAAGTTTCTTGATTGCAAGTTCAACACGGTCAATGGCAACCTCGATCCAATCCATCATGTCGTTGGAGTCTTTGCTGCTCTTGCTACTCTTTTTCTTGCTACTGGATTTACTGGACTTTTTACTACTTGACTTCTTGGAGGTTTTCTTACCGCTACTACTGCCAGAGTTATCGGAATAATCTTTAGTTGAACCATATATTGAAGGTTCATCAAATGCCAAACCTTCAGCATAAGCGGAGCCACTTCCAAATACCCTTCCACGAGACTTGCCAGAAATGATCTTTCCTCTTTCGAGGAGTTCTTTAGTCTGTGAGGCATTAAAAATAATATCGCCATCTTTATAGTGAAAGAATTCTGCGCCATTAGTGCCTATAGTAAAGAACCTACCATCTCTTACCACCAGCTCCTCGCCGGTCTCACCACCTAATGCGTCACCTTCACCACGGACTCCCCATCTTCCTGACTTAAACGCTGTGCCACGAGCGTGAGCTGTACCAGTTGCACCAGCACCTCCAGAAACCGAACCAACCGTTTTAATGTGATAAGTAAGATTTCTGTCTATATCTTGCGGATTATAGTCAGGAGTTTTACCAAGAGCGTAATTAACCTTAGCATCCTTATCAATATTCTCAGATTGGTATGCTTTGACTGCTACATCATTTACACCAACAACTAATGTTGGGTCTATATCTGCCAAAGCCTGGATTTTGCTTAACACCGTCTCTGTGTCTGCATCAACTTCTAATGGCTCTATTCCAGACGATAATACATCGGATAAGGAATTATACGCATCCATATACGATTGCGCTGCCGACTGTAATTCGCTTGCGGCTTCTGTTGCACCAGAACTATCGCCAGTCTTAGCTACTTCCGCAGCTTTTACTTCTGCCTGGTAAAGCTCGTTATATGCAGTCGTTAGATTGCTGATTAACTCTGGGCCACCCTCCATGTCACCCACACCAAGTTCATCAGCTTTGCCAATAAGACTATTCGCAGCTTCAACGGCATCATTAGTGTCGTTTTTAGTAAGCTCGATTTCAATCGGATTAGATGAGGCAGCTTCTTTAACCTGTTCAATAGGTTTTGATGGATCTGATGCATTAACATCAACATCAATATCATACCCCTCGTCACCAGGGAACATGATCATTCCATCACTATTGTTTATAATCTTTTCTTCAATAGGTGGCTGTTCGTCTATATCGTCCTGAACTTGCTCAACAATTTTTTCGCCGGAATCCTCGCTTGCCTCGACTTCAACATCAAGGTTTTTCGGGGCGGGCGAATTTTGCCACGTTTGCTCAATAGGCACTATTTCAGCGTCTTTACCTTTGTCTGGCTCACGGGTTTTATAGGGTAGAACACCACTATAACCGACTGTTACGCCATCCTCATTTATGTGAGTATTGTCAACATAATCTGGTTCATCGCCAGTTACGGGCGCTTCGACATATTTTGTAGTAATAGTAGCTGTTCTATCCTCGGCAGCTTCATCGAGCGCTTTCGCAACTGCCGCTACCGTACTATCAGTTTGAGCAGAAACAGTAGCATTGTATAGGCCTTCAGCGGTATTGTCAAGCTTTTCCTTGGCTCCATCGACAACAGTAGATACCTTATCTGTTGCATTAATCTCCAGTGTAGTTTTTTTCTTGCCAAGATCGTCGATGGATTTACTGATAGCTTCAATCTTTTCTTGCGCATCTCCGCTAACATTAACCTTGACTTCAACGTCAATATTTTTCTTCTCGCTATATTCTTGAACAAATGTCTGAAGCTCATCATATTGCCCAGCAATACTAACAGGAATTTCAATACCAGCTGAGGTTAGTGTAGTAATAGCTCCTTCAAGTTCTTGGATTTTGGCCAAAGCTTCATCTAATGAAAGAGTATTTACTTCTGCACCAACGTCCATATTCTGTAAAGCTTCTTTTGCTTCATTATACTTTTCTATCTGTTCATTTCCAGCCTCTTCAGAAACTTTACCGTCTGCAATATCCTGTTTTACCTGTTGAATCTTTTCATCGACTTCTGTAATGGCGTCCGCTATATTATCCGCTTGTAAATCAATATCTGGAAATAAAGATTCAAGATGAACTTCAGCGCCATAATCTTTTAACCGACCAAGTATCTGATATATTGCCTCGGCACTAATTCCAAGATCATCAACGACGCCTTGCATACCATCCTCGCCAAAGTCAAACGACCATACGCCTTCGGCATCTTTGGAAGCTTTGCCCGCCTTTTCCAAATCTTTCAGGAAGTTCTGAGTGCCCTTATTGCTCTCGGTGAAATACCGCTGCATCTTAGGATATGCCTTATCATAAGCAGCTACCAACTGATCAACTGATGCAGTTGACAAATCTACATCTTCAACACCGCCAGCCATAAACTCTACGGCGGAACGGAATTCATTTGTTCCTACAAGACCTTTTTTGCGCTGCTCTTGTAGATCCTTTAGCTGTGATGTGGTGTCAACATAGGCATCGCCCTCTTCGCCACCGCTTCTTGCTTGCTTCCACTTGTTGTACTTTGATGTAACACCCGCAAGCTGGGCGGACAGGCTTTCAAGTTCACGTATTGCATTTGCGGCAGCGGCACGTTGAGCTTCAAGACCACTTGTATCAGCATCGCCAGCATTATTTATGCTCTCTGTCAGTTCTTGATAAAGCCTACGTTGCTTTTCAAGATCGACAGAAACCTTATCTGTTAATTGTTTCTGGTAGGCATCTTCAAGTTCGCGAAGTGCATCTGTGTTTAGGTGGATACCGCTTGTAGTTCTGTCAAAAAGATTATTCAGGCTGTCACCAGCATCAGTTAGACCTTTGTATCTTTCTTTTAGCTTTTCAACTTGGTCTGCTGCAAGACCTGTTTCTGAAACTGAGGATTTAATAGCACTCATTACATTGTTCATGCCAGTTGTTTCAGCATCAATGTCTATTGGAAGTGTTATTACTCCTTCTTCCTCAAACTGTTTTAAGAAAGAATCTCTCCATGTTTCAAAAGCAGCAATATTGTCTGTGCCATCTTCATCTATTTCAGGGGTGATAACTATTTTACCAATTTCTGTTTCAGCCTTTTTCTTTAATTCTTCAGCATGATCGATTAATCCAGCTTCAAGATTGCCAGCATATTTAGCCCAAGAAGGATGCTCATAAATCAAATCTGATTCGGTGGCTTCACCAGATTGTAATTTCTTCCTGGCGGCAGCAATTTCTTGATACTCTTTTAGTATTGGTTCAAGATCATTTTTGATTGTATCGCTTGAAACAAACTCATTAAACGAAATTGAATCGGCATTTAGAGCATCTTCTTTAGCTTTATCTATAAGCTCTTTAAATTGATCGACAGTTTCTATTTCAGATTGTTTATCTAATGCAACTGTATAAGCTATCTCTAAATCTTCATCTGGTAATGAATCTATAAACTTAGAGATTTCACCAACAGTCTGGGATTTAGCTCTGCCTAAACTACCAGCGCCGAATATTGAATCAAGAATGTCATTTTTTCGATTTTCTTTATTCCACTTATCTCTACCAGCAGAGAAGTCTTCTATAGAAGATAGTTGAGTAATTACATAATCTCGAATTGAATCAAGATCAATAAATCCTTGGTCTATGTAATCATCAAACCATCCACTTTTTGATACTTGACTTACTATTATATCTACATATTGCTCAAATCCATCTGCAGTATCTTTTGCAATACTTTCCAGATCGCCATTACTTTGCATTGCTTCCATAGTAAGCAATTGCATCTGCTTATTTACTTCGGTAGTAACTTTTGACAATTCTGCATCGTAAGCACTAATCTGTTTAGATACTCCAACCCAGACATCATTGCTTTGAAAATCTGTGATTTCACTTTCTAATGCTGAGCGAACTCGTTTTAAAAAGTTCAAGCGCGTCATTAACGTTGCGCCATTGTCAGTACCATCGTCAATCCGAAAACCGTTAATAAAATCATTGACAAAGCTAAATGGCCCACCAACGTTATAAATACCATGCTTTGTTAGCGCCGCCGCTGCTTCGTCATTCCTATTGCCCTTATATGCGTTATGCGCCATCAATGTTTTATTCAAAGATGGAGTTGCATTTGCGGCTTCAATTGCGGCATCCGTAGCTATCTTTTGATCCCTAATTGCATTTTGTAGTTTTTCAGCGGAGATTTGCTTTAAAATACCGAGTTGTGTTTCAAGATTCCCATTAACAAGATCAAGACCAGCCGCTTCCTCACCAACTAAAGAAACAATCTGTTGCTGTATTGTAGCAACTTGCGATCTTTCAGACGCTCCATAGTTTTCACTACTTCTAAGCTCTTTATATTTATTTATTAGCTCGTCGAGAGTTTTACTATCTTCAGTTGACTTCGTAGCTGTTGTCGCTGTTTCATCTGCTATTTTCTTGGCTTTGTTATAAGCGTTTTCAACACGATTAACTACATTATCTATAACTTTTGAAATAGCCCATTGAGCAAAAGACGCAAGCAGTGAAACTGCAATAGAATTTAAAGCAGCAAGCCCTACTTTTAATAGTTTTGATCCCGCAGATATATTCTGGACTTCAGTTGAATATTTTTGTAATGACTCACTACTTGTATCAATACTCTTTGCAAATATCTGTGCCTTTTCACTCGCACCAGACATTGTAGAATCAAATGCTTCCTGTTGGGATTGCCCGGATTGTAGCGCCTTAATATATTCTGACAATGCTTTTTTATCATTAGTAAATAGTTTTCCGCCCTTAATATCGGAAAGAGTTTTACCTAAGAAAGTAACTTTATTATTTCCGTCTTTATCTGCAAATGAAGAGAATAGCAAACTGTCTAAATGTGCTGCTTATACACAAATTAATTGACATGCAGGTAAAGTAATGGTATAATAATGAAGAGGTGATAATAAATGGGGCAGAAAAAATATTGTACAAAATGCGGTATTAGACTGAATGATTATAACGGAAATAAATGTATGATTTGCGGCGGTAAGTTAGCAACAGCCTTGCCAGATACTATTGAATGCCCAACTTGTCATTCGACAAATATAAACAGAGTGTCTAATACTCGACGCTCACTAAATGCTTTTGCTTTTGGTATTACCAATCCTACAGCAAGGGCACAATTCGAGTGCAAAAATTGCGGCTATAAATGGTAGGTAATACCATATTTCCTCTTTTCGTCTCAAGCACAACGGGGTAGGGGACACCCGCCAATTCCTATACCCTGGCTGGCTTACCAGGTCGATCTTTTACCTCGGCTATTCCTACTGCCGAGTACAGTTTGGCCTATACATTCACGATTAACAACCGTGTGAGTTTATAGTCTCTGAACCTTCCCGTATTCGCATCGGGATATGGCTGCTGATAGTTCCGTGGATTATTGTATGTAGGTTCATCCACGGTTCGTCCCAGTCTTATGTGGTAGGTAATCACCCCTACCAGTTTAACCCATTATCGAGTAGACCTTTGCATGTGGCAAAAGTACACTCGATGTCTTAGCCCCTCTTGACTGTCAAGCGAATTATAAGACAGTCTCGTTCATGTTGCCATTAGAGAGCTTCGCAGGCATATTCTCCGTAGTATAATTGGATGTGTGAACTGATTGATCTGTTCAACCTGCGCCGTTTTTAAGGGATGTTGCGGCGGTTATAGCGCCTACTATAGTTGGAATTGTCCCAAGTTTTCCAACAATAGAATCAAGTAAGGAAAGTAATGTTGTCGCAGTATCGACAGCGCCTTTCAAGAAATCAGAAGAAAGTACTGTATTCGCTAAAGATTGCCAGGATGCTTTAAACTGATTTATCTTACCTTGTAGAGATTCCATATAAACCGCTTGCTCGTTTGAAGCTGTACCCCAAGCGTTATTCGCTGCTTCATATGCAGCTTTAACCTGATCCCAATTCTTCAATAGAGCTGCGATATCAGAACCACGCGCTTTACCGGCGATTGTTTCAAGCAGGAATGATTGATCGTTTGTTTTTAAATCATTGAACACTCCCGCAAGATCGTCCATAATATCAAATGTAGAACGTATCTGGCCATTAACGTCTGTAATATCTACCCCGGTCAGACCTTTGATTACTCCTTGCAATTTTGATACAGATGTAATCAAACCATCTGTATCCTCGCCAAGCTCTTGCAGATCTTCCGCAGTAGCGCCTCTTAATCTCATAGAAAGAGTACGTACAGCATTACCGGCCTTTGAAGCATTTTGAGTAACTTCGGTAATACCGGTGATCATAGCCGCCGACTGCTGCAAAGAGTTACCAGCAACGTTTAAAGCAGATGCGGAATTTACCAGGCCAGCGCCGACATCCGCTGCACTGACTGCAAACTCGTTACCAAGTTTATCAAAGATATCTGCTATGTATTCAGTGGCTTTTACAGAATCGCCATTGGTCAATGCTAATAGCTGTTCCTCATAGCCTTTATAGGCAGTTACAAGATTCTTGACTGCTGTTTCTGTATCAAGATCAGTAACATGCTGGTATATTGCAGTAATATCAGATAAGCCTTGCGCTTCTTCCGGTGAAAAACCAAGCTTAACCCATGTCGTTGTACCATTGATAATATCGGTTAGAGTAGAACCATAGCTTTTTGCAGATGTTACCATCTCGCTATACATCTGCTTATATTGGTCGGACGATAAATCTGTAACACGATATAAGCCGGTCATTGCTGTATCAACAGATAGAACTTCCTTCGACATATCCTTAAATAGTCGAATTGCTGTTGACATTACAGATGCTATGGAAACAAACCCAACCATCTGTTGAGCCGTGCTCTTAATGATGTCACCAAAGGATTTGCCTGTCAATCCTGCAGCGGTTGCATCAACTACAATCTGTTTAAACTCGTTGTCGAGAGCTTGTAGGTCTGCTGTTGTCGCAGTGCCAGAAGAAGCAAGTTCAGACAAACGTGATCTCAATGCGTTAATGGCAGCACCATATTCTTTAGTAGCCTTTGAATTGTTGGATAGCCATTGCGACATTTTATTATCAAGCTGGCCAATTTGTAAAGATGTCGCCATCATTTTTGATTCTGAACTTACAGTAGATAGGCTATTCTTGACCTTAGATAGCGTTTGCTGGAAACGCTCGTATGTGCTGATTAGTTGCTCGTTCGATGTGGCATTGTTCAGATCCGCTTGAAGATTTCCGAGTTCTTCAATATCTGCTTTAATTGCAGATAAGCTGGAGTGTCCAGTATTACTTAATTTGCTATACTTTTCTGTCACAGAAGTAATAGATGTATCGATCTTGCCGGTATCAATATCCATCTGTATTTTCTGTGCCATTTGATTTCTTGTATCAGCAAGTTTTGCATCAACTTCAGCCAACCTATTTTGTGCTTCTTGCGCTGATTGATTCAACTGATCAAACTGGCCAGCCGTTAAATTATTTGATTGAGATGTCATTACGCTGGTAAGGCGCTGTTGCAAAACATTTAGTTGGTTATTTAATTCAGTAATCTGTGATGCATTCTTGCCCATATCCAACCCGGATAGTTTAAGCTCCGTCGAATTGATCTGACGGATAATGCTCTGCATTTCCTGCATTGCACGCAATGAATCAGCACCATTGTAATTCTGACGGGTGTTTCCGCCAAGATTAATTCTAATATTTCCAAGTGCGCGAAGCCTTTGTTCAATATTATCAATCTGCCTTGTTATTGCGCTTGTATCTAATCGCGGCTGGATTGTCATCCTATTATTTGAGCTTGATAGCCTTGACAGCTCACCATTTAACTCTGATAAATCTAATTTGGCAAGTACTCTTGCCTCAAAGTCAGCCATTTACATCATCCTTTCAGGCAATCAATAAATGGCTCTCGCCTATGTAATAGATTGCCGAGTTATAGTTCTTCAAGTCTTGTAGCTTTAACCTTATTAATTCCATCTGCACCAAAGTATTTTTCAAAGCGTTCATCCTTTTCAGTATCGTCATAACGATTAACCATATCTGCGGATTCCCAACCAACGATATCTTGAATTACTGCGGATGGTATATCATACGACACAAGCTTTGTCGTAAAGTAATGTCTTAAACTATGCCAATAGAAAGGCTTCCCAAGGAATATACTAAATGAACGCGCCCATGAATCAAGAGTTGTTGTCTGGATCGGTTCATCAACCCATTTCCCATCTTTCTTTTTCGGGAATAACCATTGACTATTAATCCCAAGCCTCTGTCTTTCTTCCATCCATAAATCCAAATATGGTTGAAATGGCGAGACAATAGTATACAGCTCCAAGGGTTTACCCTCAAACCCTCTGCCTTTCGTCTGCACTTTTTCCGGGGTTTTATATAATGCACCATTGCATATAGTAAACTCTGGCCTGAAATAACCAACCTTAAATCTTGGCAATTCCGCCTTACGCCTACCGCCGTTCATGGCAAGAGATAAAGCACAAGCTTTCATATATTGTTTATTTTCAACGAGGTAATCAAGTAGAGGCATTAAATCGCTTTCTTGAAAAACTGTTTTCTCGCGTACCGCTCTGTCAATTGGCGATTCAATCTTACCAATAATTGATTTATATCCTTCATATTCATCATCAAGTATGTTTTCAATATAATTACTTAAAGATGATAAAGTGGCTTTTACTGTTCTAATTCTTCGTGGCGACCAGCCCCAACCATTCAAAGCGTGATTTTGAAACTTTGTAAGCTCACGCTTCGTTAGATCAACAAAGAATTTATTCTTGTTGTTCTCCAAATTCCAGCACCAGAAAATGTGGAGGTTGGAACGATATTGTTTAATTGTCTCTTTGGATTTGTCGGTGGAAGCAAGATATTCAAGAAAATCATTTTCTAATTGAATATTATCTTCGTTCACTTCGCTCAACTTTTCCGGTGTGGTAATTGAATTATAAACGGTTGACCTACCAGCGTTTAGATTAGTTTTTCCCAAATAATCACTTCCTTTATTTGTTACCTAAAATGGCTTCCCATATTTTTATCTAAAATACCTTGCATTTTACCAAGCGCCTTTTCCCAATATCCACTCTGACCGAGAGCAGGATGCAATCTGCCTACGCTTGAGGAAGTTGTTCCATAGTTTGTTAGATTAAGTACGTCTGTCATAGATGGGGCTTTACTTGTTGTCTGATGTCCATCGCGGTATGTATAAGTAATTGATGGATAACCGCCGTTCTGATCAAGATAAGCCTTAAAAGAAATTTCCGAAGCACCATTATTACTAATCGGAGAAGTCTTTGGAGTTTTGCCCAACTTGCCTGTACGTACATACATAACCGGGCTACCAGACGAATAAAAGCTTTGCACATCCTGCTTCACCGTATCTTCGATTTCTTTTGAAGCCGAGTTCATGGCGCTCTCCATTTCCTTTAGAATTGCCCGCTGAAGCTCGGCAAGACTATTACATACTGCCATATAAAATCACCCTTTTATTTACCGGTAATTGGAGTAATATTATCTGTAGAAGCTGGCTCATCCTTGTGGTCGTCCTTCTCGCCAGATGAAATAATCTTCTCGAATTCAGGAGATTGAGAAAATGCAGTCATTAGTTTTGTGAAATCAATTTTTCCAGATGCAATATCATTAGCAATACTCTGTGTGATCTTTATATTGTCGGGGGTCATTACATCTGATATTACAGTAGAAAATGATGAAAGGAAGCGATCAACAACGCCCACAAGACTCTGCATTGGATTATTCTTCTGATTAACAATAGCTAAGGCGTTGTGATAAGCAGAACCAAATGAAAAGTCAGCTTTCTCGTCATAAATCGCCTGATTAAATTCATCTATAAAATCAATATCGGAAGCAAGTTTCTCAACTAAAGTAATATCAGAAAAATCATGTGGGATTTCATTTTCAAACTGACTATCTTTTACACATAGGTTATAGAATAGCCGCATTGCGTTAGCCATACCATAATGTGGCTGGTATTTTCCTGTGATGTCAAAGTAATCATCCACAAGTAAATCAACTAAAGTTACGTAGTCTATTAGACTAAGTTTCGTGTTGATAATCATGTTCTTATTATTCTTCATAAATAAACCTCCATAATAATTGGCAATTCACTAATTACTCGTTTTATCTAAAAACGATTGAATATCGTATCTATATCTTGTTCTAATTTTGCTTTGAGGAATAATACAGTAATTTATATTGCTGGTAGTAATATCGTCCAGCGAAATGCTTTTCTTGGTTGTAGAATTAATTAGTATTTCAAAATCGGAAATTGGAATGAATATAGTTGTAGTTGATTTCCGAAACTCGATAATAAATCCGCAAATGGTTCCATTATACTGATCCCATTTTTTCAACCCTTCAATCTGATGAAAGTGTATGCGCCCTTTCTGCGATTTGTCTCTTTCAAATGAAATAGAATTACCTTCAACTGTTTTCAATTCAAGCGCATATAGGTTTCTGCTTTCAGGATTGTATAGGATAAAATCAAACTCATTCTTTAAACTGAATCGAAGATTACTATTCTCCCTGCCGAATGATTGAGCAGGATCATGGAGCCTGTATAGTAAAATATCATTGGGGACAGATTTTTCAAAGTCTGCCTCAAACTTCTTGCCAACATTCATGAATGTTTATGGTCTGCTTTCCATCCACTTTTTATATACATAATTAGTTTCTGTTTTCAAAAACCAACATGTGATTTTGCCGGGTTTATTTTCGTTTTCAAAAACAAATTTAGGTTGGAATCCAGACTTTGTATAAAAAATAATCTGTGACAAATTATCGATTGCAATAAGGTTTTCTCTGCCATAGCACTTGATACATTCTTCAAGTGATTCAAATTTGAATGTTTTCATATTAATACACCATACCCACTTCTATTATATTTCTCTTTATGTAGCGCAAAATAATAGGAAAGGACAACGCATCGCGGATATAGATGTGTTATCTTTTCCTAACTAAATACAATAACAACCTTTATCCTAATTCGTCGATTTCTGCGAACGCATCTTCTGCTATCGCATTATATTCAATAGTTGTTTTCTTATTTTTCTTCTTGCTATTTTTTACCACTGGTTCTTCTAACACAATTGGCTCCTCAATATAATTATCTTCAACAACAGTATATTTTCCATTCTCAAAACTTACATTAACATACTGTGCATCTCGTTCTATTGATGGAACTTGTACTTCGACATTATCATATTTGATTACTGTGACGGCCTCATTGTTTAGAAGAACTGGACATTTCTGAATCATATATTCGTCCTCCTTATAAGACCATAGCGTGAATGAATATATCATCCACGCTAAATGTCATTTAAGATTAGTCGCCAGACGGATTTATCTTCAGCTCTTCTGTAACTTCAACCATATCCAGCACATTACCGTCATTATCTTCCAACAGATCGAAGTTCATGGTAACAGAGGCGGGATCGCCGTCGGAACTAAATGACAGCTCGAAACTACGCTGAATGGTAGCCTTATAAGCAGTCATCAGGTAAGGGACAAGAGTACCATCCTCTTCCTTATTCAGAGTGTTCATGTAAATCTTATAATCCTTCGGGATTTTCTTGTTGTTGAAAGTAATGCGCTTGACACCAGAATTACGATTCACAACAAAGCCAACTTCGTATTCAGTATCTACAGCGATCTCAGAGTTGGTAGTAGCAGTAAACTTATTGCTGGCAAAAGTACCCTTGATCAGAGCATCCTCATCGCCGAAACTACCTACCGGATACACAAACACTGTACCAGCCACAATAGAGTCGCCAGAACTAACGGCCAGGGGCAGCTCACCAGCAGTTGTAGCTTTCACGGTAGTACGCACAGCATACGCAGCATCGCTGGTAATCTCACCATCGGAAAACAGAGAGAAGAACTTAAACGGATAGACCTGGGCCTCAATTGACATCGTACCCTCAATAGGATTCTGGAATGCAATTCTACGAGTACCCTTCGCCATCGCATAAACGTTATCACTGGAAATGCCAGCGGTTGTAGTGTTCGCAGTCTCAAAATACAGGAAAGGAGCATTAGTTTTTAGAATACGAATATCCACGTCGCATACTTGGCGATTTGCTTTATTCAGTTCAGGCATAATGAATTTCCTCCTATTTAATTATCGTTGTTGTTTTTATACCAAAGCGCAGGATCAAAAGTTTTCTTTTCATCCCCCCATACTGACACCCTTGTTTTGTTGATCTCATATGCTGCATTAATCTGTAAGCGATTGAACGAATCAATAAGTTGAAAAACAGTCAAGTCCCAAACAGAAATAGGATTGAGATCTGGATGTCTATTGGAAACAGCAGAAATTAGGTTTGTAAGAATATAGTCCTTATTACCCTTTTTCTTTTTCAGCCTATTCTGCTTTTCTTGCGCTTTTTGTATCTTTTCATATAGTTTTCTTGCAATACTATTTTTGAATTTCATATCATCAATGGATGGGGTGGGCTTTTCATAAATGCAACAAATCTGTTGAATTAAAGATAGTATTATATGCAATGTTTCATCGTTTACAGCACAAATAATATCATCGGTTGTAAGCTTTCGATCACTTGCTATGCCATCTTTTAAAATTAAAAAATATGGATTTAGAAAAATGATATCTTCTACAAAGAAGAAATTTAGCAGGTCAGTATATGCACTTTGAAGATTTTCATCATTCAAAATTATGTCAAATAACTTGCAATTACCTTTTTCTTCATCTGAAAAGTTATCCCATTTTTGCTTACCATCATCGCCAAGCATAATTGTATAATATGACTCCGGCGTAAGCTTTAATAGAAATTCATAATAATCAAACTTGCTAAATGAAATGTCATAAATATCATTTAGAGTTGGTTTCCTTAGGGTGCCAATTGACAGCTTGATTGGCTTCCTATTTAATAGCGTACCATAATCAAATTCAATATTCATCTGAATGTTGGAACACTAAATAACATTACACAGCCATAAAACCGTGAGGCATTGTATATATCGATGCTGTCTAAAGTCAATTCTCCAATGCCGAAATTGTTTGACACATTTTTATTATTGATCAACGCATCTTCTACCATCTGGGATAAGATATCAATTCTATCTCCGTAATACCCTTCCTTAGAATAATTCTCTAATATATCTCTATGACATATTAAATACATTATCACGGTACAGTCTTTAATATTTGAATGTAGGGTGGGGAAGCGCACATCGTAGAAAATAAATGTTGTCGCATCTTTGATTGTATCCTCTATAAACAAGTGAGACTTCACATGTTGTTTAAACTTCTCTTGAATATCCGCCCTGCTCAATTCCGATGTATCACCAAGCAATAATTCTTTTATATCATCGCTTTTATATAGAGCAGAATGGATTTCTTTTTTAAACAAGCCACGTTCTGCGGTTGTTTTCTTTCTATCCATGATATCTCTCCAGTATTACATAAATGTCTTTATTGAAATTGTTTTCGATACTGACTCATATCCATCTGCTCCTAAATTGATGTTGAATGTCTTGCCATTTAATTTGTTGTCGGAAGTAGCTATTAACATTGATTGATTGACGAGCTGGATGTCAAGTTTTGAAACATACTCTGGATCAACGGTAAATTCATATTCCGGCAAATTTTCCTTGATCTCATTACCATCAGCATCATAGAATACCGCCGTATACATACCAGGTTCGAGATCGATATAAATTATATCGGAATCACTATTGATAGCGCATGATAATGGTTTTTCCTGACTTATTTCAGAAGGTATATCACATAACCAGTAGCCTATACCGTCTACAACATAATAACCATCGTTCTCATGCTGCTCGCCTTGTGTAAATATAAATCCAATAATACCGCTGTCTGTGTAGCTATCCAAAACAGTATCGCTTCGAGTTATATCATAAACAATTAATGGATTGCTGGTATCTTTGACTAAATCCTCGCCAAAATCCAATTCATACACTTGGCATCTTTTATCAACAATAAACCGTTGACCGCTATCAAGCATTAGACTTTCTGGATCGTCCGGCAAATACACCATTAGCTGGTCACTTCTAATAAAGTAGAACCTCATATTGGTTTCACCATTATTATATTGTGAAGCGGATTCAGCGTTGACCCAGCGTTGCACGATTTGTCCACTCTTATTGATCCAACTAATTTGATAGTTGCATATCAATAAAATCGCCTTTTCAAAGACTTTGTTATCATCAACAAGTCCTACTATTAGCCAATATCTATTCTTATATTTGACATACATCCCTGCTTTACATGTTCCTATTGGAGCAAGCATCATTCGTTGCATTGTTTTCAGTTTTGTATCCTGATGGTTATTCTGAATAATTGCCTTTATAGGTGTACATTCAGTCAAATCAAAATTGCATAGCTCAACAGTAGTTGCCAGTTCCGAATCTAATGCTTCGAGAAAACCATCCTCTCCAAAGTCAACCAGGGCGTCACTTTCATACCCGCTTAATTGATCATACGGTCTTTTAAGTAAATACCATTCCTTAGACAACCATACTCACCGCCTATACATATGCAGTAGGTTTCTGATTGGCTATCATGTATTCTGACTCGCTGCATATATAATCCAACTCATTTTTTGCAGCAGTTTTAGAACCGTTATTGCCATCTATACTCAGATCTTTGCTGACAATAGATACTCGCTTGTTCACTTTAGATACTTCGCGTTCCTGGTAAAACTTCTTCATAAACATTGCGAGTGTGTCTATCTCATACTGATTAAGCGCCGAATCAAATAACTTGCTTTCATCATCCAGTGAGATTTCAGAGAGTTCTATACAGAATCGTGCAATTGCCTTTTTTAACCAAAGATATTCAAGCGAAGCAGGTATTTCACATTTATCTTGAAAAGATGATTCAAAGCTTTCAATTACATCTGATGCTTTTGTTTGCATAAAATCATCCCCTTCAATAATTAGTATTTTCAAATCTTAAAACCTGTATAGTTTTCGATGAATCTAATTTTACTATAATCATTTAGCTTTAGTTCCTTAATAGCATCAATGATTGCAGACTTCTCGTCTTGTGTACGAATCGCGTCCCTAACGCTATTTTCAAAAGAAACCTGATTTGAAATCTTAAATAGGCTCTTCACCAAATCAGTGCTGAAAACATTCTGCTTAATGCTTCCATCCTCGGTCTCAAAGTCTACTTCAATTCGCGTAGGAGCATCTTCTATTATTAATGAAGCGTGGCTTCCCTTGCCGTCAGTTCCGGTAAACAAAACATTGTTATTCTGAACTTGGGCAATAATTTCATTTCGAGTAAGTCTGGCTGTTCCGCGCTTGGCAATGCTAATGTCGCCAATAGCACCATCGGCTATACGTTGGAACCCAATAAAAGAGTTTGAAATACTCCTGACGGTAACTTTCTCGTCAAGGTTCAATTCCTTTTTCGCAGTTGATTGGCCCATTATTATACCTCATTTCTTAAACCTATTTCACTTTCGATATATAACTTAGTGCGGATTATCAAACAACAATCCGCACTAAGGTGTTTATCAATTACTGAAGTCCACCAACATTGGTGTCATAGATAACACCAATCTGATGCTCCTTAGTCTTAGCGACATCCACCGCAACCTCAAGATCGAAGCGGGAGATAATCTTGCCAGTCTTAACATCGTTACCAGTGAAGCTGGTAAGACCGCCACGAGTCCAGGTAGCAATCGGAGACTCAGCACCAGTAGGAATAACAAAAGCCAGACCAGCGGGCAGAAGGGTCTCAAAGTTATCGCCAGCAGCATTCAGCTTGAAGTAGTTGTAGGGATTCGCCATTTCAGTCAGAATAGCACCATTGTACATGGACAGAGTACCATTGGCCTGTAGCTCGTTCATGATCTTCTCTGAAATGCCAGTAATGGTATTGCTATTAATAGAGCCAACATAGCCAGCCCAAGGGGTAAACTGAGAAATCACAGCATAGTCGCCGACAACAGTAGGACGGCCAACACGACGGACATCGGTCAGCACCTTATCCACACCAGCCTTGGTCAGACCAGCAAACTCATACATATACTTCACGCCAGTGGCGTTCTTGATAGCATCGTACACGCGCTTCACCACAGCCAGCTTCGCACGGTTGGCAATGTCAGTACGCACATGAGCCATGCCCTCATTTTCCTTGCTCATATCGCCCAGGGCAACCCGACGATAGTCCACAGCATAGCCGCCAGAAATGGTGAAAGAAGACACAGGATAGACCTGCTTGGTGATCACCGGGAACACCACATCGCCATTAGCAGCCTGTTCGCGGGAATACTCGCCGCCCTCGGTGTACACTTCGCGCTCAATAGTCTCATCGTATCCAACATTCTGATAAGAACCAAAGATACCCAGCAGCTTGATTTCCTCCATCACGGGGCCTTCAATCATGAAACGACGCAGGGTATTCAGCTCGGCAACAGCACTTGTATCACCGTTCGCGGCCTTATCGCCCAGACCCTTAATATACTTAACGGCCTCGTCGCCCTTCTTGCCAAAGCGAGCCAAATCCTCACCATTCACCATCGCTGTAAAAATCTCAACAACGGGAGAGTGCTGATTGAACTTACCAGAAAAAATATCAGCATCCTTGCGGATGTTATTTAGTTCATAAGTATTCATGCAAATAAACCTTCCTTTCAGAATTAGAATAACCTAACTATTAAGCAGCACAAACAAGCACCTTAACAGCCTTTTCGGTCAGAGTAACCTTATCAGTCACCTTGAAGTAAATGCCAGACGCAGGAGTAGAAGCAGCAACGGCCAGCTTACCTTCGTCGTTCACGGTCAGAAGAGTAGCTTCAACGGCGGGATCAGCATCAGGATCGGCGACTTTCAAATCAGCATAAGTCTTGCCATCGGCATAAGCGATATGAGACTCATCCACGACAAGCTTCTGACCAACCCAAGCATCTACCTGATAACCATTCAGGAACTCGCCAGCCTTGATGGTGACAGCATCACGATAGGCATCATCACCAACTATGGTGTTGCAAATCAGATACAGGAGCTCATCAACAGTAATAAAATCATAATTGGCAACATCTTTTTCGGATGTTAGCAGGGGGTTATTCTTAGAAACTTCAATCATTCCAACAGTTTCGCACTTAATCATTGTATTGTCCTTCCTTTCAATGAATTAAAAGATATTGGTATCTTCAATATTTGGCTCAACCGGATTAGCTACGCCACTAAAAATATCTATATCACTAATGTTTGCTGCATTCTGTTCAGCAATCATTTCAGCTTCCTTGGCGGCAGCGTCCTCCATAGTCTTATTACCAATCTCTCTTAGAATCTTATCCACGACTGCGTTCAATTCAGAATTGACGGGATCAGCCTTAAAGCTCTCGATTTCATCCTTGGCATATTCGCGCTGTTCATCGTTAAAACGAGAAAGAGCATCATTCAATTCGCCAATGCGCTCCTTAGCCTTAGCCTTGCCAAGCTCCTCATTTAAAACATTCATCTCGGCATATAAACCATCAATCTTCCTATAAGCCTCGCTTAGTTCGTTACGACATTCATCAAGCGCGGCCTGAATCTGCTCAGAATTAGCAATCGCTTCATTCTTTTCATTAATTGCAGCATCCTTCGCGGCGTTGGCTTCATTTATCTGCGCCTCGCAATTCTGCTTGCACTCATTAATTTCGGCAGTATGATTAGACATCTCATTAACTGTTTGTTCAACGAGAGCCTTGATTTCAGCCTCAGTCATAGTACATCCATCCTCCTTGTTTTGTTCGTTTAGCTCGATGATCTTAGCCTGATCATCGGCGGGTGTAACACCCAATAGGGCATAGCCACTATATACAAACTCTGTAGGTATTCTCCCTTCACGTTTGTAACCGTATTTATATATAATCCTATCGTTGTTATCTGTTCGGAATATCTCGACACTGCCGAAAGGTGGATTATTATTTTCGATGTCTTCTTCCAGCTTCTTAACATAGTTCTTGTGGCACATTTCATCAATATACCCATCTGCCAGCATAACAGTATGTTCTATTCCATCTTCGTCTGTAATTGTATCGATATATCCTTTAGTAAAATGTCCGAGAATATCAGCATTTTCAAAAATAGGCAATCCATCTTCTACGCCTGTTTCGCCGTGGCCGCAAATCTCTGTACGATCATCGTCCAGAAACTCAGCGCGTAGACTCATATCTTTAATTGAATCAAGAGCATTTTCGCAGTATTCACGTATCCATGTAATTCCGTTTTTATTATAAACAGTGCCTTGTTCAATACTTTCATCAACGCAATCGTCTGGATATATTTCATGCAGAACCATAGTGAATTTTCTTCGACCATTTCTGCTCATCTGCTTGGAGAGTTCAAATGTTTTCACAACTTACACCACCTTTCTAAAATAACTATTTGTTGTAAGGAATATATATTACAATCAAATAATAGCTTTATTCATTATCGCTCGGAGTAGGCAAGGCATTACCATTATTACTTCTGGATAATATAGTGCTATCAGATGGTGTATCAGAAACAGGTCTGCCACCCTTGTCCGTAGAAGATGTTTTATTGGAATATGTATATGAAGTCTGATGTGGCTTGTACTTATCATAAATATTATTTTCAAGTTCCTCATCAAGTAATGCAAAATAAGCATCTGGAGAAATACCACATGACGCAACCCATAGTGATAAGCTGCCACTACCTTCAAGATACAGTTCCTTGGCATAATTGACCATACTCTTTTTATTCAAATGAGTAATGGGAAGGTATTCAACATCAACCCAATTTCGTGAATCTTTGATTATATTGGCATTGATACACTTATTCAGCTCATTCTGAATTTGTCCGATCCACTGATAGATCTGAGAAGTAACCAGTTCAAGATTTGATTCCTGGGCAGAATAACTACCGCTGCCGCTTCCGGACAGAGCATTTCCAGCGAAGCCAAGAGCCAAGGCAATTTTGTTGTCGAGGTCTGCTTCATTCTTCTCATCGAAAATATCTATATTGGTTGTGTCTAAGGCAGTAATCTTTGTTCCAGCGGCGATAGAAAAGAATGATACGCCACCACGATTATTCTTATTTAATACAGCACTCTTTACAGCATTGTGCTGATTCTCCTGTTGAACCTTTGTCAATGCAGACGTGCCCTTGTCCTTGCCCTCCGGGAATGTTTGATAAACAATGCGGTTATTGATTTCATCCAACACATTCCGCTTTGTATCAGTGAAATAATCCCTATAAAGAATATCCATGATTGCCGCAAGTACAAGTGGCCTACCAAACTTTTCCTCGGACTTTGACCTTATCTTATGAACAATAGTTTTTGTGTTATCAAGTATTACCCAATTGCCCGTATCGGACTCTTGCTCTTGATTGCGCCGCTTGTAATAAGCATCTCTGATTTCCTTTGGATATTTCCTAAGCTTACGCTCAACTGGTTCATTTGGGCAAATATCAAAATAATCCAGATTAAAAGCAAGAACATAATCGTTATTCTTCAAACCAACAATTTGAGTATAATCAACTGGAAGCGGAATGATGCTGGCATTAAAACCAAGCTCGTTTATTTCCAATACATTATAAACATCATAGTCTGTGAGAAACTTCTTGTTGTCTGTAGGCATTCCTTGCGTTTCAAAATAATAGAAAGCAACGCCCTCAACCATTCCTTTAAATAGAGCGTCTCGGATAAACTCTTTATCCTTGATTGCTCTAAGGACAGAAATCATTAATGACTTGTTTTTCCTCTTTTTGTTTTCGCTTTTTCCATGTGGTATAATGACTTTGCTCAACGTTGGTAAAGATGTCATATAATCAACAACATTTGTATATGTACCATTAGTACCATAGAGCATTAAGGAAATATCTCGTAATGTCTTGTTATTAGCTATAGGGTCTTTAACTAATGCCGCCAATTGTTCCGGCTTATACATATCTAAAATATTAAGACCGAAATAGAAGTATGAATATTCTTTAGAACCAATATAAGAATTGAATTCGTTTTGAACCTTCTTATCTTCTCTAAGACCAACATTTGGCTGTTTAGTGTTAGACTTGCGAGGACGATTTCCTTGTTTGGCAGCATTAGAGGTCGTAATGTTTTCTTTCATTAAATCGTCCTCCTAATTTATAAAAGTAGCAAATTCATAATCCTCGTTGTGTGAAACTAAATCTTTTTCCAATAGAGACGCGAAGTAGGAACCATAGCTACAGCTTGTATATCTATCCTTCCTGTTTACTCCTTGCTCACGCACAACGATTACACCGGTATCTTGTTTCTTCTCATATATCAGACTTGTCGTTTCACTAATTAAAGCCTGTGTCTCCAGGAATGGAGATTCATAAAATATTTGTGTTTCCGCATCAGGCGATCCAACATATTCTTTTATGTTTGGTAATATTTCCTCGTTGGCTTGCTCAAAAGAAACCAAGAAATCAATCTTCTTAGTTTCTAATATACGCCTAAAATCTAATGCAATATCGCTATTCAATTTCTGTGAAGCATTAATTGCAAATATGCAGGGCAAGGCTCCATCTACCTTTATCCTATTTGCGATTGAATCATCGTTCATACAAGATAGAGGAGAGTATTCAATACCTCTATCCTCATCGTACATGACTTTTGCTAATAGATCATATATTGCGATACCGGCGTTTCTCATATCGAGAACAATATAATCCGCGCTGAAGTCATCGAATAATTCTCTGATCCTCGTAGCTTGCCTTACGACATCTCCGCCTTGAGCAGATTCCATATATGGAACTATCCTTCTATAACCGTTGTCTACTGTGATTTCCTCGGTAGCCGCTTTGTTATAGGTAGTACATTCAGGAAGCAATCTAATACAAGAGTATATGGAATTGTCGTTCTTTTTATTTTCAATAAAAGCCATATCACAAGCTACTATTCGTATCTCGTTCTTCTGCTTTGGTATATCATAAGGATTCTTTTTGTTCATTCTAAAGTCAAGCAATGTCCTGGGATAAAATGGTTTCTTGGCCCGCTGGTTCTGCTGTAACATATTATAGGTGAAGAACGCAGAATGGTTTTCGCGCAATCGAGCATTAAGAAATTCAATTTGCCATGTGATAGGGTCTTGCTTTTTCTTCTCTGTCTGGAAATAACGCATTGACTTGATATTATGCTTCAAAGCAATTGATTCATCAAATGCGAGAAGATATGATTGCTTATTCTTGAGCATATCATCGTATGCTTGATCTGCAATATTCCACATCCAGTTTTGACCATCGTCAAACCAACTTGAACTAATATAAATATCAACAGATTCTTCCTGCAGATCTTTATTGCCAGAATAAAAAGAATCGCTCATATATGGTGTTTGCCTTATAATTTGGAAAGGAGATAAAATACTATCGTCAACAAACTTCTTGATTTGTCTAAACTCTTCTCGAACAATAACGTTTGAACGATAACCTCTCGCATTCTCATTGGCGGGAACAACAGTGATTGTACTATTGTTTCTGAAATAGACAATTACTTCATTTTGATTATCTTTGATTTTTAAAATCTCTTTGCATAGGGCGGGGGACAAGGACATCAATTCTTTTTGTATCTTTTCAGAAACTAATAGTTTAGATTGCCCCTTAGTACCCGATGCAAGAACAACTTTTGAATTTGGGTATAGTATACATCTGCAACAAGCGTACAGGGCAATAATAAATGACTTGGCAGATGCACGGCTTGCAATGACAACAAAGAATTGACATATGCCCATCAGATATAACATGATTATCTGATATAAGTGCAGTTTCAATCCAAGATAATCCATTGCAAACCTATGTAGATTTCTCCTAAAAAAAGTTACCCATTGTATGAAATGATCTGTAAAAGTTTCGTCTCCCAATAGACTATCTGGCGGAAATAATGTATATAAACTTGATTGCTTTTCGTCTGCATCGCAATTGACTGGTCGCTTTTTATTCATCGTCGATGAAATCATCTGAATCATCTTCATCCTTTACATAATACTCATGATCACGATCAGTTGAACCAAATTTCAAATTGCGAAGCGGACGTAATAGAAAGCGCTCAATATAATCTTGGATATTATCATAATCCTTATAAAGCTGTTTATTTTTATAATACTCTGCTGGAGTGTACTTCTCAATTAATTCTGCATTGACGCCTATAGTAAATCCTTCGCTGGCACTTGTGTCTCGCACAGTTTTCAAACCAGCTTGTGAAAACGACTGTCGGTATGAATCAGCGAGTTTCTTGTAATCATCTACGCGCCCCTCACGCACAGCTTTCATTTGCTGCATCTTTGTGTAGCACAGCTCTACAATAAATATTTCTTGGTTACTATCACAATTTGGATTGGCAGATTTTAAATACTTATAATGCTTTTCAAGTTCATCATAATCTATATTCGATAAACCTCCGCCCCACTTTTCAACCAACTTTGGATTGGGAGGATTTTCGACTACTGGCTTTGAATTATCTTCTAAAGAGTTGCCGTCGATAAAGACAAATCCTTCTTCAACAGAAGTATCAAACGTTCTGTTTTTGTATTGTCCAAGGTTTGTTTTTCTAATATAGTTGCCGACAACCTTCTCATCATTACCATCACAGGATTCAAATAATGCAGCGTCATAGTATATGTCAAACATCATACATAAGCGCTGCATAGCTCTATTGTTATCGCCATGATATTCAATTTTGTATTTTTTTAATTCTCGTTCCAAACAGTCTTTGCATATAGGAAGATGCCCAATGCCTGAAAATATACTGCTTGAACTTTTAAAGAATTTATTCTTTGGTAATGAATTGCCGCACTCACAACAGGTATATTTATCACTTTGTATTACATTTGGCATTCTATCATCATCCTATTTATGTGAATCGTTGAATTACTTTATGCAATCACGAATAATTCTTTTCTTTTGTATTGAATCATAATCATCAAACTTTTCCCAATTCACCAAGTAGCCGTCCGGATTAATTACGCCTGTGTGGTCATAATGCTTGCCTTTATACTTATAAGAAAAATGACCGTTGATTACATCATAGAAAATTTCTCCACCAGGGAATCTATCTTTTAGGATGAGTGCAAAATAATAACAATTCTCATAATCCCATATTAATTCCCACGGGAATCTACGATGAATAAACTCTAAAACCTCATCGTTTTTATCTTCGTCATACTCTGAATCATCTTCGGAGATAGCACCTTCGATAACATCCAATAAAAAGTCAAGTAGACTGCAAAAATCTGATTCATCTGATTCATCATCAAATTCTATACTATCTTCGATTTCTAATTCATAAACATCACATTCTGGATTGCCCTGCCTTTTAACAACGGCATAATTAGCTGATCCATCAATATACAAGACATCAGCCTCAAAGTATAAATAACCAGCTTCATTCCATTCATTCTTATCCTGCCAAGCATGTTCAACGGCAAGGGACAGATTAGGATCTAAAGCAACATGATACTCTTTGTTGTATCCATCTATGGTATCGTCTGCGATATCAATACATTGAACAGAAACATCTTCATAATCAAGTAACGCCCTCATTAGTTCTGTAGCATCGTCATAAAATAAAGTTGCATAAACCCAATTACCATCTGCTGCTTGATCATAGATTATATCTGCAAGTTCGTATATATCTGTTAAATCACACTTCTTCATCTATTTTCTCCAATCATTTGTTATTAATTGCGTCTTTTATTTCTCTGCTCATTTTACACTTTACTGTCCTAACGGCAGGGAACTTCACGATTTCGCCGGTGGACGGATTTCTGGCATTGCGTTCAGCACGCAAACCAAGATCAAAAGTCATAAAGCTCTTAATAGATACTTTCTCACCATTGATAAGCGAATCAGTAATCTCATATATCATAGCATCAATTACAGTTTCGCACTCCGACTTCGGAATACCGGTTTTCTTTGAAATATTATTTAGCAAATCACTCTTTTTCATTTTCTCTATCTTCTTTCTTAAACTAAATCAATTGGGTAGCAGCATTTTACGCCACTGTCATTTACCACTACAGCCATCTGGCTTGGCTTCCCATATAGTCTCTTCGTAATACAATAATCATCGCCTGTTCCGGCGAAGCTGCCACTACGAATAATTTTCACACCATTGATATCATCATAGCTATTATGATGCATATGACCCATTAATATAGAACACGGTTTATGACCGATCATCATAACAAGCTTGGATACGCCAGCCTCGTTGAATTGATCAAAGTCTCCATGTACAAGCAAGTACTCATTTCCTCGAATATCGATCTTGCCTATTGTGGGATCATAATTATATTCATCGATAAACTTGATATTCTCAATGTGTTTCAGTGCGGCTTTCATATACCACGGAATCAGATTGTCAAGTTTATTTCCGCGAAGTACTTCGTCCTTAAAAGAAGTACGACTATGATTACCGGCAACACCATTGATATAAACTGTTTCAAACAAACCACTAAGCAAATGAACAAAATCAGATAAACTTTCTGCTGCTTTCTGTACTTGTTCGGTTAGATTCTCCCTGTTCTCTAATTGGGAGGTAAGATGGATTTCTCCATTGATAAGATCGCCAAGGAATACAACATATGCATCTTTGCATTTATGGTTATCTGCAATGTCTGCAATCTGATTATAGTATTCAGCAAGCCGATCAACGGCAATGTCTGAATCATATTGACCAAATGTATTGTGATTCGTAATACCAAGATGAAAATCAGACACGCATATTATAAGATCGTTGTCTGAATCTATATGTGGGATTTCTTGCGGTATATATCTTGCTTTGCTTCTGTCTGAAATAATAGTTTCAAGATAAGCAAGATCATTTTCAACTCGTGCTTCGTTCCGTAGTATTCTGTTTAATTCAGTTCGTTCATCAAATAACTTTTGCTTTTCTTTGCGAAGTTCTTCTTTGGTTTGGCGTAGTTCTTGTATGTAAGTGTTATCATTATGATCTTTAAAGATTCCAGCGTCAAAAAATCTCTTGGCCTGTTGATATGGTTTCCGATACGCGGCCTCTGTTCGATATTCTGATTCGTCAGTTCTGAATTCGCTATTCATAATATCAGCGATATCAGACCAGTCGCAGTCGATCAAACCATTATCTTTTGCTTGACCTATACGCCATAAGAATTGTTCTTCGCTTTCATTGTTTAATCTTTTAAATTCCAAATTTATAACCTCTGTTTTAATTGTAAGATAGTTTCTTCGCAATGTCTGCATACTTATCTTCGATATATGCCTTATGACGAGTTCTATAATAGCCTGTCACATTTCCATTACGATCAATATAACCATACTGAGTATTTCTAATAATACCGTTCTTTTCAAGTAATCTCATTTCTTCAACAGTAATCTTCTTAATAGTAAACAACCTCTTTCAATTTTAATTAATCCCACGAGAGGACGCATTGGGACTCGAACCCAAAGAAAAATCTCTTGATTAACAGTCAAGTGCTTTACCAATTTAGCTATGCGTCCATAATCAGGTTTATGGTGGGCAAGGTTGGACTCGAACCAACGAACCTCGAAAGGGGAGGATTTACAGTCCTCTGTAATTGCCACTATACGACTTACCCATATAAAGAGTTTTTCCGGGATACTCCAATCCGTGGCGATGTCGGAGGGCATCGAACCCTCAACCTCTGGCGTGACAGGCCAGTATTCTTGCCAATTGAACTACGACACCAAAAATTCTATGACAGCAATGTCATAGATAAAAGACATAGCGCCCGTAGGTATGCTATGTACGATCTGGTTGCGGGGAGGAGACTCGAACTCCTGACACCCAGTTTATGAGGCTGGAACGCTAACCAACTGCGTCACCCCGCATTAAGAAATGAACGGAAATCAAAGAATCAAAAGTATATCCAAGTATTTAGCATTTGCTATTAGAAGGATGATTCTTACAGCCGTCCATGATAAGAGAGGATTCTAAAATGAATACAGTACTGGCACAATGATACATCATACCAGTACCGCCACAAAGAAAGAGAAAAAGAAAAGAAATGAGACAGAAGGTTGTTTGTTCTTTCCTTCCATAATAGGGAATCGTACAAAATTTATTTTTGACTCAAAAACAACTCTAAATAAGAGGGAAAATTGAAGGTGATTTTTCCCTATTTTTTATTTTGTTATGTTTACACAATTTCTGAACCGCGACGATCCCTCATATATTTTCTTAAATATTCTTTGCGGTGCTCGTTTGAACAGTAGGGGCATCTCTTGCTGACATTGTTTTTACTATTCACAACAAACTGTATTCCACAATCGGAGCACTTGACTATCTTGGTTTCCATCGGCTTAGGGGCAGCACAATTATCACAATACAATCTTTTTCGCCCTGGCGTATTATCTCCAGCTTTATCGCGCATATAAACTCCGCACTCACAGCACTGAACAAAACCGCCGTCATGATAATTCATATACTGATACCCTAATACTCGAATATCATCGACAAACATCACTGGCTCTGATTCATTATCGATGAAGGTTACACGATAGCTTAGGTTGTCATTTCTTTTAGGAAATTCCAACAACCCATATCTGTATAGAATCCCCAACTTCACTTCACGTTCATATGAGCTGCATGATATATTTGCCAAAGCGAATACATCTTTAGAACTATAATTCAGCCATCCGTTGTTTTTCTTATTTCTTAAATTATTCAGCTTCGCCAAACATAGCAATGTAAATGCCAAACGCTTCAACGCTGCTCCTGTGATTGAATCAACCGTTTTCATTTCAGCAGAAGTAATCTTAATACTGCTGACATCAATGAGAGGATTTTTCCTGGCATTATTTGAAATCCTCTCAATGCGTTCGCTCCAATCAAGCTTGTCGTATTCCTCAACAAGATAGTGGCTATACAAGTATTTTGTCAGTAAAGTAATTATTCGCTTTTTCCTATATCCAGCATTATGATAATAGTATCGTGCAATAATAGATAAAGCATAGTACGGATTATCATCTGTGCATAGATCGTGAAGTAATCTTTCAGCATAATCTTTTTCGTTAATAATCGGACTAATCATGATCGACTCTCTTTCTATGTAAAGACATACTTCTACCGCAGAATACAAAATCAGAATCCTCATTGGTTTCTACCGGGTAGCTAAACATCCATTCGTTTTTAGATAATAGATTGTTTACTATTGTATCACCGCATACCTCCCAGACAAATGATTTATCTCCCTCTGTTTGATAGCAGATGTCAAGTAATATATCACAAAGCTCGTATTCGTTAGTACAAACCTCGGCGCATTGCCTTTTAAACCATTCAACAAATAGTGCCTTATCATCATAATCGATATTCTTTTCAGACTTCAAGTTGCTCAGATGATTTTTCTTCTTTTCTACCCTTCTTTTGTATTCATGATATATACTATGGATTGTGTTATATAAACTCGCAGAATATTCAACGCCACATTTCAAAGAGCTATAATCAAACAATAGATCACTTGATTTTAGTTTTGAAAAACTTGAGAACTCGTTTTCAGCAAGCTTACAAATTCTATTGATCACACAATCATTTTCTCCAACAACCATATGGCTATGGAAGTGTTCGAGAAATTCACGCATTTCATCTGTCTTATCTGGATACTGTTCGAGATCATCCAGGTTCCTAATTCCTTTATCAGAGAATAGACGGATTGCTTTATACTTATTATTCTGCATAAAGGAATTATATTTCGACTTCAATGATGGATATACATACTTCATGAAGTATGGTTTTTCAGAAGCTACAATACGAATATTAAGTTCCTTCGCTTTATGCTCTTCTGGTTTATCTTCTGGTTTCGGCAAGCAGTCTCTATAGCTGTACCAGTATGTCGGCATTGGCTTTGCAATAATGCCCTTTGCGCGATCTATAGCATTCTGCTGATATAGCTGACCGCACATTATTCTATAAGACAAAGTTTCATATTCTTTACTCCCAATATCAAAACCAGACTGACGCTCAATCATACTTGTTACATGATTGGTTATCACTCCTATATCATCATTAAATGCAAGTTTGTTAGCCTGTATGATGTCATCCTCTGATGCAATCTTTTTTTCAGCTTTGCGCTGCACACAGACAATTGTGGGCAAGTTTAATGTCCTACGAATCAAAATTGGATTATCCGTACACATATTCGTATCCCCGTCCTTGTCAGAACCGTTCATTGCTTCACACGCTGTATCAAACGCATTATAGATTAGAGCCGTTTTTATATATTGATACCAATGCAGCACTTCAACAGACTTGTTTAAAATCATCCGACGAATATTGTTGTGGCAAGTCATTGGCGCTCTAAAACATACTATTTCATCTGCCCCTTTGTCTATCCAATACTTGTGATAAACTTCGCCAGCTTTAAGCAATCCTGTAATTTCCAAACCAAACATACTTTGGCATAAAGCATATGGATCTCCAGATATCATTGCATAGTTGCCGTTCACGCGAATCGCGCCGCGCTTGGCCATCTCTATTCGACGCTCAATCATGCTCCAAATCTTCCGGCGAATGAATGAATCATTGATTAATCCTGGTTCAATCATCAACGCCTGAATAGGAGCGCTGTATTTTTCAAGACTTGCGCTTTCATCTGTTAAGCCATACCCGGTCATAAACGTCAAGCTCTTTTTATAATCCAGTCCAAGAGCGTCATTAATCTCTGAGAACGTAGGCTCACACAGCTCTTTGATTTCCTCGTCAGAAAACTCATAGCTCTGCAAGAACTGGTAGTTTGTGTCTCGCACGTTTTCCAATTTCTCCGGAGTAATCTTCGGTGTTGAAAACTCATAATGGTTTTCTTCGCAGTTGCGATAATAATCCTCCCAGCTATCATAGCTATCCCAGAGTTTAAGCATTGATTCTGTAAGGATAACATCGGCGTCTCGCACGTCTCGGATGCAACCCCAAACATCCTCGATCAGATATGTGCCAGCTATCTTCTCCGCAAACTCTACAAAATCAAACGTGTAAACCATACCCTTAGTCCATGCATACCTGGTGTTCATACCAGAGATGGTATGCTGATCATCGCCGGTCAGAAACCCATTGACAATCTTTGAATACGCAGGAGACATTAGACCATAGCCGTCTGAATCATTATGCTCTATTTCATACTTGTTCTCGTAGGTTAGAACAGGTTCGCCATCAGCTTCATCATTTATCATAATCACATTATCTTTGAAATGCGTAATGCAGTCTTTAACCACAATGAATCCTCGCGGCGGAGGTAGGGGAGTTGACCCTGAACAAATTAATGCTTGATACGCTTCGAGCTTGGCGGGCACAAGCTGCTTAGACATATCTCTGCCGTTGTCCATCCTTTTCTTCAATGGCTCATATACAGCTTCGCTGACATAGACAATCGTCGAATTCTTAATTCCGCCGTTTGTACCAAGCAATCTCCTGTACTTTACTCCGTTGATTGTAAATCCTTTGTTCGCCCGGTCATAGTCGGCGTTGCTGTCCATGATAATGCAAACATAGTCTTTTTGAAACTGGAGGTCATACAAAGTCTGATAGAGTTGTCGTATCGTGACTTTGGTTTCCTTGCTCCGCTGCTTCTTCTTTTCTGCCTTGATTCGATTATACAAGTGATTAACTTTGCTCGTGATGTTTTCGACGCCGTTGATTTCGTCGATGAACCGCAATGCTTGACTGTTGTTAAGGGCAACGACACATTCCGAGTTTTCGCGCATCGCAGTATTCAGATCCAAAGTTAGATTCCACTTTGCTTTCTTTAGTTGTTTGCTATGTATCTTGTATATCAATTTATGACATGATTTTAGTTCCAATAGCATCCCACCTTCTCATGTTCATCTATCCGCTTGATCTTGAAAGCCAAACCCTTATGCAGCCATCGTCTGGCAAATACTCTGAACGCAAACGATCTCGTTCATATCGAAGCAGGTCAGCAACCTGATATATGAAATAGCAATAATCGTCGTGCCCAGAGCGAATTGTTTTTAGTATGCTGTTGATAAAGTCACAGTAGTTTCCGAGCTGGCTGTTAATTATCGAAATATGCGATTCGACCACATGTACTTCATCTGGCGAAGGGTTTAACCTGGGTTTCTGCATAATGCGATCATTTGACGGTTGTATGCTGTCGCGCATGGCTTCAAAGTAAATTTGCCATTCAGCGTCGGTCAATGATTTCGACGGTCTGCGCAATGTTAGATTTCCAAATTTATGCTCGTCCATGTTTATTATAAGATCAACCTCCTTATAGCAAGCTGGAGTATACTAAATACTATTGTTATTATAACTCTTCACAATAAATAAGTCAAGTACTTTTTGATATTATCTTTAAAATTATTTTGAAGCTGAAGAAGAAAATGAAGCTGGGCTATGGATACCAAGACGCCATGACCGAAGGGAATGACGGATTGGCGGTGATTCAATGACCGGAGGGAATTGAAACGCCGGACAGATTTTTCTTTTCTTATTATATTATATATATAATATATAAAAGACTTCTGTATATTATAATATATAGATGACTATATATAATATATAAAGAAAAATCTATATAATTTATAAAGATATACTTTGATAAAAGATTGATGTATGAAATTCTGTATTTATATACTACAGTATGATTAAAATGACATTTAAAATAATACTGTTTCATACTAAAGTATTTTTCTGATAAGTATTATTTTAAATGTCATTACGCAACTGAATTCATTCCAAGAAGTCTGAAGGCAAAACCACATGAAAAATGAATTCATCTGCGTATTGCACGTTCAATTACGAATCTTGTAATTTAGAGATATTATTACTATTTCAACGTTTGTAAGGCTTGTCATTAATCCCTCGTCTGGCGACTCAGGATTAATGACAAGTTGTTTTATTGTCATTTTTCTCAATCAAAACACTGTAATTTAGAGGAATAGATTTCCGAAAAATTCTTGCGACAATTTAATCGTCGTTTTGCAATTTTCGGTAGATCGAATCCGGATTTAAAAAACACTCTTGTTTAGAGGAATTTTTCGGGAGGTAAATTTCAAAAATGAATTATTCGGGCAGATGTAAGAATCAGCGAATTTAGAGCTTTTTGCGATTTTTAAAAACGACATTCGGTAGACTTCTTATTTAGAGGATTATGGTGGCGAAAAATTGGGTGAACTTGTTTTATTGAAAATGGGGATATGGCGGGAATTTTTGAGAGCAGAGGGAAGTGGAACACCTTCTTCCTTTTACTAACCTGGTATATAAACCTATAATGTAAACCTATCCCCCTATATAAATCACTCTAAATTAGGTCAAGTCTACATAATATCAAAATATAGACTTCAAACTGGTATAGGTGTATGGCCTATACTGTATCAATACATCCGGTGATGGAGTCGAAAATTGGAATACAAAATAATCCCATTTTCAAAAACCAAAATTTGATTTTTCGGCATTTGAGACTGTACACCAGGCAATTATAAATAAATCTAATAAATCAATCACAATCCATGATAAATACTCATATTTCCCCTATTTCCCACATTTTTCCCATTTCTAAAAATCAATTGCTTCTATATAAGGCCACGCCACAAAAAATTTATTTTAAAAAATAATGCAAAAAAGTATTGACAAACCCATTTGACCGTGGTATATTATTGCCATCGACCGGGTAACAATGTTGCCGACACAGTAACGATTTTGAAAGTGAGGTTTTCTTAATGTCTACTCCCATTTGCTGCTGCTCCGAGTGCTCCGACATTGGCACTGTCAAGGTTGACGCCTATAGGCGCGGTGGTCGCTCCGCTTATATGTGCGCGTTTCATGCTAACCGGCTGTATGGTTATAGCCATGAGAATGACTCTACCTTCGGCACTGATAAGGTTAACCCTTGGACCTTCGGGATCGAGCTTGAAACGTCCTATAGCACGCCGAAGTCCCGCGCTGAGATCCTGCTGAATGGTTACATTCCTACCTCTGATTGCACCGTCGATGTTGAGTACAAGTCCCCCATTTTCAAGGGCTTGAACGCTATTTCTAAGCAGTCCGTCACCATTGAACGCCTGATGCAGGCTGGTGAGCTGGAGATCAACGACGATTGCGGGACTCATACCCACGTCGGACACCGTACCATGATCAACGCCGTCACCATGGGATATATTCGCCGATTCTATCATTCTCTGTTTGTCGCCCTGTCGGATGAAATGCAAGCTAACCCGGAAAAGGTTCGGAAGCTGTTCGGGCGCGATTTCGGACATTGGGCGCGGCCTATTAACAACAACGTTTCCCCGACTGAGCACACCAACTTTATCAACACCCAGCATGATAACACCCTGGAGTTCCGGATCGTCAAGTTTGAGAACGCTAAACAGTACATGGCCGCTGTGAAATTCTGCCGGGCTGCTGCTGAAGCTGTTGTTAATAACTTCGTCGCCCATTTCAATGACAACGACTTCGACACTAAGCGTTATAGCAATGCTACCGAATACCGCAAGCACAAGGCCAGCGTTGCCGCGAAAAAGATTGTTGTGCAGTTTCACAAGTACGCGGATATGCTCTAATCCAAACCGATAACAGGCAGGGTGAAAACCCTGTCTTTTTTTGCGTTTTGAAAAATGACAGGATCGCCCGCGCAAATAATCCTAATTTTCAAAAACGCCGGTTTTCTGTTTGGGCATGCGCAACAAATCCGTATATTTAAAAACGACTGTTTGCAAAGTGGCATTTTTAAATATGCGCTTTTCTGTTCTATGGTTTCAAAAAATCGTGATATTTAAAAACATCAATTCGCTGTTATGGCTGTTCTGTTGCTGGTGATTCTGCATTCAAACCCGGCAAAAAATAATTTATAAAATAATGCAAAAAAGTATTGACAAACCCTATCACATGCTGTATAATAGTAACTGTCAAGAGGACATAGTAACGACGACGAAATGAGAGGAGCACACACCATGAAAATCTACAATGAGCACATCATCACAATAGGGATGTTTGATCAAGAGACGAAAAAGCAGGAAATCACAAAAGCCGATTACCTGCGAATTATCGAAGATGAGATTTGTAACCGTGGCTTTTGTGCTACCCTGTTCACTGAAGGCGTTTTCGGAATCTACCGCCACGAAGACGGTACGGTAGTTAAGGAACCGTCAATAAGAATTGAGATTGCAGGTGTTGAGCGCCGGGAAATTATTCCCATGATCCGCGCATTTCGTGAACGTTTCAATCAAGAGTCTGTTCTGTACAAAATGACTACGCAGGAATTTGATCTTGTGGATATCGAATACAGCGACGAGGACTAATAGAAAATTTGATACATAACCCGGCAGGCTGTAAAGTTTGCCGGGATTTTCTTTGGCCTGGTGGAAAATCGAAATATATGTTTTTCAAAATTGCGGAAAATTGGATGCGGCGATGCTGTAAAATCTCATATTGGAAAACCCGGTAAACAGGAAAATCTAATATTTAAAAATCAAATCTCATTAGGAAAAACTCATTTTCAAAAATAGCCCATTGCAGAAAATTTGGATATTTAAAAACGGAAAATACAGCGTACAATTATTTGGAATTTTTCAAAATAAGGAAAAATGATTAGCGTGCTAATAGAAAATCCAATATCGGAAAACAAAAAATATTCTTAGGAAAATTCAAAAAATAAGACAAAAAGGTATTGACAAAACAGAAAAGAGGAGTTATTATGTGACTGTCAAGAGGACATAGTTACTTTTAAGGAGGATTTGAAGATGGATTGGGTCATTTGGATGGTTTGGGGCATGGTGTTCGTTTGTGTTTGGCTGCTGATCACTGACATTGTAATTGACGCGATTCTGAAAAGGCGCTTAAAGCGTGAATTGAAGAAAATCTATTAATAGGGGAGGGCTGAACGTGGAAAACCTGGTTTATTCCAATGGATGGCGGAAAATTGCGCAAAATGGCGGAACTTTTGTAATAGCGACTCTTTACAACATCCTGACCGGCGACGAGGAAAATATTGTGGTTAGGGATTACGATTATGGAGACTGCAGCAGGGATTGCGATTACTGGTATAACGCCAGCATTGACGCGGACGCGCTGCGGGCCTACAATCGCAAGCATGGAATAATCCAGCCTGGGGAGCGCGTGATGGTGGTTAAGGGACGGAACATTCCGCGTGGTTACGTCGGAAAAGTCGTTAAGGTTTACCCGGTATATGATCGCTATCAACGTTGGGTTGCGGATTATTGCAGATTCGAGGACGGGAAAAAGACAAACGTCGGTAACTGCGTGCTGATCCTTTAATGAGCTGGTGGAAAAATAGCAATCTGTAAACGGGTTGCTTTTTTCTTTTGGCCTGGGCGTCAATAGATATTTGTTTTTGAAAATTCGGATTTATTGCGCTGATGATCCGGAGCAGATACAGAAAATATGGATTTTCAAAAAACGATGCATTGTTGCGCGTGGCATTCCTGCCGATCTGGACGCGCAGAAAATTCGGATATTTAAAAACGGAAATTCGCGGGAGACCTGGCGCTGCTGCCTGATCTGGTGTGTGCAGAAAATTTGAAAATCTAAAAACCTGATTCGCTGCTGATGTACCTGGAAAATCACGGAATAAATAATATCAAAAAATTTTGAAAAAGGTATTGACAAGAAGGAAAAGATGAGTATAATAGTAACTGTCAAGAGGACATAGATACTTTTAAGGAGGTTACAACAATGGCGCGTAACATGAAACCGGATTACATTAGGAAGCTGATCAAGATGGAGCTGCCGGAGGGTTACAAGTTTGATGTGGCCAATTACCTGCACAATCCCGCGTATGGCTATGACTATCCCGCATTCATCAAGCAGATCGGAGAGGATGAAACGACGATCACGGAGCGCCGGGTGTGCTATATGAAGTACTACGACGGCAGGGGAGAATACCTGGAAAAGATATCCGTGTTCAAGAAGGACGGAACCAAGAACGGCTGGGTCTTCGCTAAGAGCGTCAAGGAAAACGTGCTTGAAGCGGGAAATCGGTTTAACCTGAACAAGCTGATCTCTTTGATTTAACATAGGAAATAAGACAAAAACATATTGACGTTGGGAGGATAAAACCATGGCGCTGTCGAATCTGATCACCTACGAGACCAAGAGGGAAGCGAACAAGGCAAGGAACGCCGGAGAAACCGTCATTCGGGTTGACGGAGGTTTTGCAGTCGTGAGCAATGAGTTTTACAGGATTTGGAAAAAGGCGAGCAAAGCGGCCTGAGATGAGACAGCGCAAGAGGGTTATGGTTTTTCATAACCTTCTTTTTTTGTCGCGCAGAAAATCTGGATTTTCAAAAACAAACGCTTTTTGATGCTGCCGCGCAGGAAAAGTCCATTTTCAAAAAAAAACGGGTTTCTGGCTGCAAGAAAACCGGATATTTCAAAACACCTGGAAAACCTGGGAGCTGTCGGAAAATCCCTATATTCCAAAACGTTTGTTCCTGGCGAACAGAAAAGAAGAATTTCTAAAAATAGGAGAAAATAATATCAAAACTTTTTTCAGAAACCTATTGACAAATGGATTAGGATGAGTATAATAGTAACTGTCAAGCAAACATAGTTACTTTTTTGAAAGTGAGGATAACCGACATGTTGAAGTGTGATTTTGAGATTTTCGAGCGCGACAAGAAACGCTGCATTAAGAAATTCTGTGAACTGATGGCTGACTATGGCGAAAGGTGGATTTTTCATCTTGACGAGCTGGGAGAGAGCGCTGACGTAGAGAATTGGGTACGGGATCATTACGGATTGTGGAATACCGGCGCGGATATCGAGAAATTTATGCGCGAGCATGGCAACGACTGATCAAGGGAGGATTTAAGATGGATTGGAAAATGGCTGACGCGGTAAACCTGGCGCTGGACATTGCAAGGCGCGAGCGCGAAGAAGGAAAGCATGTGGACGTTGACAAGCTGGCCAATAAGATTTACTTGGAAATGCTGACGGAGAATGGAGGGTTTTAAAATGATGCGTATTGAAGTAAACAATGGCGGTTATATCGAAATCGGGCGCAAGGGCTGGGAAATTTTTGTGGAATCCTATGACCACAAAGGAAACCTTGAAGACCGGGAGGGATTTAGCGAGGGCGAGATCGTGATGGCGCTGAACCTGTTGCGCTATATGAAGGACAACAACCTGAAGGACGTTTACCTGATGCAGGATTATATACGGAACTATTGCAGAAACCTGATCGACAATGGAGACATTGAGGAATTTAGAATACTGGAATAAATGACGTTACCGGCCTGGCAGGATTTGGAGTTTTCCGAATCCTGTTTTTTATGCGGGCGGGTGACAGAAAATTTGGATTTTGAAACACCAAGGAAAACTGTACAGGAAAAATCTATTTTGAAAAATGAATGATCGTGCTGGAAATATTGCAGAAAATCGCCATATTTCAAAACGATTGGAAAATACTCAGGTTTTTGAAAATTCCGGAAAACTGGCAATGAAATTACAGTTTTATCGGATTTTTGAAAACAAAAACATCCTAAATTAGAGGGTTTTAAAATCCTGATATTTGAAAACCATAGATCATTCACGCGCCAGAATCATGTTTTCCAATATTGGATTTTCTGACGGGCTGAACCTGGAAAATGCAATTTCTAAAAACTGTTTGATTCATGTACAGATGACTAATTCAAACAATAAATAAGTCAAAGAATTATAATTAAAATCCATTGACAAATAAGACAAAAAAGTATATAATAATAACTGTCAAGAGGACACAGAAACTTTTTATAGGAGGCTTTGCTTTTGAAACTCTATCGGATTTACTATTCGCATTATGTAGCGAATAACAGTGAACGGACGCTTGGATTTTGCGACTCTGAACACCTGGTAAACATGCTGCACGCTGTGCGAGCGCGTTGCGGATTTACCGACGAGGAAATGCGCGACTATATCAACGTGGAGGAAATCAACCTTAACGAGGTATGGGAGTGTGATTACTTTCCTGGCCGTGGCTGCTGAACAACGGACGATTTGAAGAAGGGAGCGAACACAGATGAAGGTTTTTGTTATTTTCGATTGCGACGAGTGGAAGTCAAGGGACAGCTTGAGACTGATTTGCGTTTGTGACGCGGAAAATCTGGAAAACATGCTGCGTGCAATCCAGCGAGATCATGAGTATACCGACGAGGATATGGAGAAATACATTTATGTTGAAGAACGACAGCTTAACGAGTTTTGAAATGGAGGGTTTTTAATGTCAATAATTTTTATACTGACCGGAGCGACAATCGTTGAAGCGCTGATCGACAGCATCATGCGAGCGCGGGAGAAGATTTACAACCAGACCCACAACAAGCGGAGATACCAGTTTCATTAATACATATGGAAAAACGCCGGGTAATCCTGGCGCTTTAGCAAAAAATCCTTATTTTGAAAAATAAGAGATTGTAGTCTATACAGATCGTGGTTTTTGAAAATCTGATAAAGCTGAACCCAGAACCGCAAGAAAATTCGATATTGAAAAACCAAGGAAATCAGTCGGCGTTGCTTTCCCGGTCAATGGCGTCGTTGATCGCCTTTTTACACCATGTGGCGACTGGTGTTTGCTTGGATTCACAATGGTTCTTAATCCGTTCAAATTCTTCTATAGAATAGTCAAGCTGGATTTGCTTGCGTTTATTCGCCCTATATTTGGCGTCTGCGCGTTTCTTTGCTTCTGATACTGGCATATAATCAACATCCTTTCGTATGAATTATACCATACATGTAATAGTTAGTCAATAGTTTTTAAATACATTGCATGTAATGTACTGAACATACAATACATGTAATGTAATTTTGTGGAAAGCGTCAATAGACAAATGCATTACATGTGATGTATAATCTAATCACAGTCAAGCAAGACACCACGACGCAAGAAAGGGGTACGACAATGGAGAATATCAAGATCATCAACAGCATTAGCGAGTTTGTCAAGGATTTTCCGGTGCTGCGTGAAGATGTTGCCGAGGGAAGCGTGGAACGCCGCAACGACGGAAAAATCCGGATAGATTGCAACACGTCCACGGCCTTTACCTGGCTGATTCAGGAGGCGGGAAGCTGCCGGTTTTACGCCTCGGATATTATCTACGATATCGAGAGCATCAAGGGCGCTATGGCGATGATCGGCGAGAACATCATGGACGGCGTGGAAAATGAAGCCTATGTGCATTACATCGGCATTCGGGATATGGGCGTCGATTCTAACCATTTCATTTACAACAAGATCGACAGGGAGGGATCGTGGAGACTCAACAAGGAAAAATTTGCAGAACATTACAAGAGTCTGTTCCGCGTGACCGTTACCGAGGACGTGGAAGAATACACTGGGCGGAAAATCATAAAGGTCTTTACTGAAGAACTCAATTTGCGTTAGAGCCATGCGCGGGGAAAGGAGAATTGACCATGAAAAGCGTCAAGGAGATTTTGCGGATCATCGAGGACGAGGATTTCAAAGTGAGCGAGTATTACGAGGACGGCGAGCTGTGCGGTTATGAGATTATGACCTGGACAGACGGTATCGAGATCAACATGGTTCACTTTATCGACCTTCGCGCACATAATTATGCGGATGGCGTCACTGCCGAGAACATCCAGCAGGAATTGTATGACATTTACAATGAGTTTGATGCCGACGATGAAGCGGTGGCCTATTGGAATGCTTACAAGGGTTTGCACAAATTCGGATTGACCCGTATTTTGCGAGAACTGGAAGACTACGAAAAGACACTGGAAGAGCTATGTAGAAAAGTGTCAGCATAAGGAGGGCGTTATGAAAATCACCTATGGCGGGACTGTATATCGCATGGGAACAGTGGGGAAGCCGAGGAAGATCACGCCTTGGAGCGTTGCCACGGTGGAGAAGTGCAAGCTGATTCGTCCGGACGGAACGCAGAAAATCTATTATGAAGCCTGTGTAGATGGAGACCTTGAGGGTGGCGAAATGACGCTAAAGCAAGCAAAAGCATACATACAGGAACTGGTTGATTCCTGGCTGGAAAATCACCCCGGCGAAACCCTTTAAGAATTGATGCCCGCCCGTGGGCCTCATACGCGGGCAAGTCATTCATAAGCATAAAAACGAGATATTCAAAAACAATGGAGGATTACATAATGAAGATCACAGATATCGATGTGAAGAAACTGCACGACCTGGAAACCAATTATTACAACGTGCTGATGGACGGTCCGAACAAATTTGAGGAAACAACACAGAAGTTATGGGATGAACTGAGCGAGATTTACGATTCAATATCCGATGAAGACATGGATGAGTTTTGCTGCCTGTGATTTGGAAAACCGAACATTCAAGCGGAAAACCGAACATTGAAAAAGCAAAACCGTACATTCAAATTGGCCTCCGCAGATTTCGCATTTTGCGGAGGTTTTTTAAAACGAGGATTATCTGAACGGAGGCAGAACGATGGAACAGAAAATCACGATGTTCAAAAACGATGAATTTGGAACAATCAGAACCTTGGCAATTGATGGTGAACCCTGGTTTGTTGGAAAAGATGTGACGGATATTCTGGGATATAGTAACAGCCGCGATGCGTTGGCAAAGCGTGTAGACGAGGAAGACAGGGGAGTAGCAAAATGCGACACCCTTGGAGGAGCACAGAATTTAGCAATTATCAATGAGTCCGGTTTATATAGCCTGGTGTTATCATCCAAACTGCCAGCAGCCAAAGCATTCAAACGCTGGATAACACATGATGTTATCCCATCAATCCGAAAGCACGGAGCCTACATAACCCCGGAGAAGATCACCGAGCTGATGCGACAGCCGGAAACGATCATTCAGATTTTAGAGATTTTGAAAAACGAACAAGAACGGAATGCCGCGCTGGTGCAGACCAATAAGGCGTTGGCACTGGATGCCTTGACGCTGGACTATCGGCAGAGCGTTGTTAGACTGGTGCGCACATTCGCCGGATGCCGAGATAATGATTTTGCGCAAGCCTGGAAAGTCTATTATAAGAACCTGCTTTATCACGGTCACATTAACGCCAAATCGCGTCATACGAGGGCGCAAGGTGTTGGAAATATCCTGGACTATATCAAGCCTGGAGAGTGGCCCAAAGCCCTGCAAATCGCTGTGGCCATGTGCGAGAATTGCGGCATAGACACATCAAAAGTCATAACAGATACTAATTTAAAATTAGCATAGCATGAGAAATTGTTATGACGTAATTTTAAGAAATAATGCAAAAAAGTATTGACAATACATGATGCTGGAGTTATAATTGTAACTGTCAAGAGGACATAGAACAGATTGGAGGCGTTGGAAATGCGTGTTTGGAAGGAAGAAGAAATCAAGCAGCTAATCCTGGTCAATGACAAGATGGTTTGCAAGTGCTTGATTAAGCTGTACGAGCGCCAGACCGCCGATGAACGGATTGAGGGCAGCGCGAACGAGCGCAACGGCGCGGGATTCAATGGCGTGGATGCGCCGATCCTTACCAGCTTCGCCGAGTTTTTCAATCGCACTGGGTTTCTGACGCACAAGCAGACTGAGGTTTGCCGCAAGAAGCTGATCAAGTATGTCAAGCAGCTAACGACGATTGCGAACATGTGAGCCAAGATTAAAGAATGGAGGTTTTTAGATATGAAGAATAATTGCATGGAGAACATCAAGAGGCTGACGAAGATTGACAGAAAGGCATTCGTCAAACTGCATAACGTGGCGGGCTTCGACTTTGAAAAGCCCTTCGCCTGTATCGTGATGGAAGGGAGCTTTACGCTCAACAAAGTGGCCAAGGCAATCGCTGAATATGGGTATCACCCTGGTGATAAGGTGGTTATGCTGGTTCGCAATCCGAGAACCGAGCGTTATTCCAGACTGCATATTGTCGGGTTGCGTTATAGCGGCATTGAAATTGATTATAGGTGCTGCGGCTTCGAGACCTTTTACAGAAAAGGGGATTTTGAGATGTGCCGCAAGATGCCGCACATAGAAAACTATATCATCGTTCAGGATAAGAAGTATATCCGCAAGCCGGAGGAAAGGACGATTGATTTTAGCGCACGCTATAAAGTCGCGCCGGTGAAAGACCATTGGAGTTATTACAGCAGGGACACAAACTGTTACACCATTGATAAAAGCGGCTACATCTTGGATAACAAGCGGGAGGATTTGCGCCGCCGCGCTTCGGCGCTTCGAGCTGACAGGAAAAAGAAAGCTTATTTGCAGGCAGACCAAACGGAAAAGCTGGAGGAGCTTCGCGCACTGATCGCTGAGCGAAAGAAGCAGATTGTTTCTGACCTGGAAAACGCGCAAACAGCCGAGGAAGTCAACAGGATAGGGGAGAAATTGTATTTTAGCAGTGGCTTTTACGGCGTCATGGCAGCATTTGAACGCTTCGAGGATAATACAAAAAACAGGAAGTATGACAGCATCGAGGAGAGTGACAGGGGGTATCAGTATATTCGGGAAAAGCTCATTTCAAAAAACTAAATCGACAGAAGGAAAGCGGTCAAACGCTTTTCTTTTTTTATGGAATACTGGTTTTTGAAAATGGAATAAAAGTGGATCGGATGTTTTCCAATATCAGGAAATATTTTTTATAAAATAATCCAAAAAAGTATTGACAAATCATTAGGCTGGAGCTATAATAATAACTGTCAAGAGGACATAGAAACTTTTAGGAGGTTTTCACCATGACGAACGAGATGATCATTTTCAACGCTTCTGTGAAGCTGATGGAGGATGGCGTAATCGGAACGACGGGGCGCAAGATGGTAATGGAAATGCCGGACGGCAGCGAGATCGAAGTCATGGAGCCGGAAGCCATTCACACCTACGCCGTTTGGAAGAAGCTGGGCTATCAGGTGAAGCGCGGAGAAAAGAACGTCGCCGCAATTACTATTTGGAAGCCTGGGAAGGGCAAGAAGAAGCAGGAAGAACAGACCGAAGAAGAAGCTCAGGACGGCGAGAACGTCAAGATGAAGATGTTTTTAAAGACTGCGTTTTTCTTCAAGGCCAGCCAGTGTGAGCTGATCGCCGGTTGACAATTTGGATTTTGATCCAAAGTAGCGTTATCGTGAGAGAGTCCCGACAGTATACAGAGAGTCAGGGCATAACGCAGAAGGGTCGAAAATGCGGATAAATCAGAATGATTAAAGGTGGTGTATCCTATGAAAAAGATTGGAAGTATTAGTCTCAAAGGCATGGTTGCAACAATCTATTACGATGATAAGACCAACACAAATCCGTTTCGACTCTATGCTGAGTACTATACTCAAAGTGAATACGGTTATCCGATGAAGCACAGGAAAATCATTGCTAAATACGGAGATTTGGCAAGCTGTACGGCGCATATCCATAATTTTGTGCTGAAGAACAATATTGAACGGATGTAAAATAATGAATGAATGGAGGGAATAACGATGAAGAAGTGGAAGGTTACAATTTATGAGACCTTGATCGAGACCGACGAGATTGAGGCGGAGACTGCCGAGGAAGCGGAGCGCATCGCATGGGAGCGCCTGGACGAGGGCTATTATGATATCAATGAGATCGACGGACACGACGTTAAAGTGTCTGGTGAAGCAAAGAGCAGATAGGAGGGGCGGCTGTGTATATGGGATTATATTTGGTGTCGGACTGGTTGAGTGGCGACGTGATCAAGGCGTTTTATACGGAAGAAGCGCGTGAAGAATGGATGGATGATAACTGCGAATGGTTTTCTGATGGATGCTATATCAAGGACACAACCACAAAGGTCTATTGCGAGAGAGCATAGGAGGTTATGAAGATGATGAACAGGGCTGAGCGCATTAAGATGGTCAAGGCTATGGAGTACATTGCACGACAGGTCAACGATGAAGAAGTTTTTGAGTCATGGCTGAGTGAGGGCGTTGCCGATGGGGATATACAGTATGGAGATTTGGTAATCAACGCCGAGGATCTACAGGGTGACTGGTTCGGCGTAGGGTATTACGTCGAGGATGAAAATTTTGCAAGTCTGATGCATTTATTCCTGGAACTGATGCAGGGTGCGAAAAAATCAGGCGGGCTTTACTGCGATGGAATCACAGATAAATAATGATGATGCATAGAAGGGAGATAAAAGAGCATGAACAAGATGACCGTACACTTTACCAATGGAAACACGCTGGAATGCAGCAAGATAAGCTTTAGCACAAATGGACATAATATTATCCTGGATGGGAATATAGTTTATCCCGTCATGGAAATTGTCAAAATAGAGCCGACGAATTATATCAAAGTGACCAATATCAAGTGGGACACAGACGGAGAGGAAGTCGCCGATTTGCCGGAAAGAATCATTATTGATGGCTACATGAGCAATAAAGAGATCGAGGATTATTTGTCGGAAGTTTTCGAGTGGTGCGTGGAAAGTTTTACTATCGAAGAATAGGAGGGCATTATGAATAAATGGTATGCTGATATCGTTCGGGATTTTGACGGGAGCTATTACTGCACGCTGGTGATCAATGGGAAAATGGTGCTCGGTTTACCTGCATATGTGGATTATAGGACGCTCAGGAACGCGATTAAGGATCGAACGGGCATCGAGATTATCAAGGCAAAGGATTTGCTATTCAAGCGAATGGGGCGCAAGCAGGAAGCAATAATTGACGCGACGAGACAGAGGAAAGATTGTCGTGTTGGCCTGGATGAAATGGGAGCCTGGAAACCGTGCTTCTAAAAATATGAATAATGGAAAACGGAATGGCAGCGGAAGCGTTGCCATTTTGTTTTATATTCTTGTTTTTCAATATTTGTTTTTTTTGCGTGCAAGAAATCGTAATTTTGAAAAACAAGAGAATAATGGATTTGTTTTTGAAAATGAGAGAATATTGGGCGTGCTGCGATCTGACAAGCTGGAAAATAATTTAAATAACAATACAAAAACCTATTGACAATACAGAAACCTGGAGATATAATATAACTGTCACAAGGACATAGTTAAATTGATTGGAGGGCATCGAGATGGCCAAGGCGATTAACATTCACGAGTTTCTGAACCGGTTCAACGAGGAATATGATTTTCTGTATCAGAATTATGATCAAGTTGCTGGATATCATGAAGCGGTAGACGCTTTTGATGATATGTTCAAGAATGAGAACAGCGCCAGGTTTGTGAGAGAGTTTGCCGAATACCGTGGCGACATACTTTCCAGCGACAGGGGAGCGGCAGCGTTTATGTTCGCACTGGAAGCGATGGCTTGAGCCTGGATGGGGGGGGTGTTTGCATGAAAGCGAATTATATTGACTATATGAAACTGTGGAACCGGCTTTATTCCGGCGTTGCCTTAACAGAGGAAAGACTATCCGAGAACGCACTGAACATCATCAACTATTTGAGAGACGGCGGCGCGGCTGCGCTGATGAATAGAATTGGCATAGGTATAAGGATAAAATACGTAGATGAAAAGCCGGTAGAGTACGCATTACAGTTTACAAGCGGCGATAATGCGGGGCGGCAATTGTCTATTGACGAGGTAAAACACATTGGTCTATTGCTAATGCTGTACTGGAATGAGATAGAATAGGGGCTTTGACACACGCCATGCGGTAAATCCGTATGGCGTTGATCTATAGCAGAATAATCTGATTTTCAAAAACGAACTGCAATTATTCTCAATTTTCAAAAACAAGAAGGAAGTCAAAAAATGTGATATTGAAAAATGAGAATAAATTAATTTATAAAATAAGACAAAAACTACTTGACATTACATATAAGATGAGTTATTATATAACTGTCACAAGGACATAGAAACATTTTAAAGGGAGGATATAATAATGATGATCAGAGATTTGTCCACGCAGTTTGAAACGCACAGGGTGATCACCTACAATTTCACCAGGGACAAGGCGGTGTATCACAATGTCGAAATGAGACAGGCGAAAGGATGCATTTACATAGGTGAACCCAAGCCGGACGAATATGGGCGCAATTACTGTGTGACCTATGCTTATTTTGCGGATAAGGGCATTGGTATTGCAATGGGCACATATGCAGATGATGCAGATCTTCAGTGGGTCTTGAATGATGCGGCCTATCATCATCTGGATCGTGATTGGCCAGTGTATTTGATACATGCCAAGCAAGCCATTGACGCAGGGTATTGGTTTACGGTGCTCGAAGTTGAGCTATTGAAAAATATTGCGCCTGAGCTGGTAGATGGCGCAAACGAGGCGCGAAGAATCCATAAAGAGCGCAGCGAAGCGAAGCGCAGAGCCGAGGAACAGAAGCGCCAGGAAGAGGATGCGCTATATGTCAAGGAGCAGAACGAACAGGCGTTTAAGCTGATTGATAAGGCTATCGAAACCATCAAGCGCGGCGGCGTATTGAATAACAATACTGTTGAAATCTACAAAGAGCGCTATGACAGCAAGGATTATTGCGTGGTCGGTTATTTGATGGATAAATACGGTGTTTCCCTGCCGATTCGCACCAGGGGATGGGTGAATAATAGCCTTGCCAGAATCACAGTTAGCGAGGGTGGAGAAGTTACCCGTTGTCAGTACAGACCCAATGGAAAATCCAAGGGGTCAACGGCAGTTTGGAAGTATCTTGACCAGTTGATCAAGGCCATTCGGACAGAAGAAAGTGAGGGTTGAACATGCAGGAGAATATTATAAAATCTTATGAGTATAACCGTGGTTTATTCTTGCATTGGGTTAGGATGGCGGGGCAGGATATTGGAAAATGGGTTGACGAAAAGGAATGTATCAGAAGCCTAAGCACCGCTTCTGAATATTATGGCCGCGCCAGGATGTGTGCGCAAATCCTTTATCATGAATTTGGTTTGGACGATTGTATGCAGGAAATCAGAAATATGACGAACGTTCTGGAAGTAGCGCGAGAGCGTGTAATTAAGGCGATATGAAAAGGGGGAGCGCACATGGCGATGAAAAGATTGACCTATCACAATCTTATGGCCGTAATCAAAAAGATTGAGTGCAAGGGGTACAGTTTCGACGAATCCGAACGGTTGGCGAGAAACATTTTTACAGACTTTGAGGCGTCACCACAGGGGCTGAGCATTGAAAAACGCATTCAGATCATCCTACCGAAGCAGGAATGGTTAGCACAGAATCCGCAATGTTGAGAAGGAGGAAAAGCCGTGAAAGGAAATTTGATTTGCAGCGCCGGAAGCAAAGAAGATTTGGAGAGAATGATCAACAAGTATTATTACTCCGAAAACTACGTTATTACAAATGATTTGAGGGCATATAACACGAAAACGAACAGATATTCCGATAACAAAATAGTGGTAAAGCGGAACAGATGGCGGTTTGAATTGGCAGACGGTTAATCCGTTCTGCCGGTCAGGAAAATTCGGTTTTCAAAAATAAAAACAATTAGCTCAATTTAAAGCAGATAATCTTCATTTTGCAAAATGATTCGCAGATCGTAGTTGAACAGGAAAAATCCATATTTAAAAACAGGATTAAATTTATTTTATAAATAAGACAAAAACCTATTGACAACACATTTATTATGTGGTATTATTATAACTGTCAAGAGGACATTGAAAGAAAGGGGCGTTAAGGATGGCGTATTGTAGCAGACTTTATTTTGTGGATGCGAACAGATCATTAAGCAGGAAGAAAGTAATTCCAGTAATCATTGCGGAATTTAATTGCGAGAGGATGCCAGCAGGATTTGAGAAAATATTTCAGAAGGAAATCGACTATAAGCTGTATGGCGTTAGTGGCGGAGTAACGCCGGATGGTTACGAATGTACCAAAGATACCGACACAGACTGCTACGGGGAACATTGCAAATCTGCCAGTGCCAAGGATATTATCAGTTGGATTGACGAGAATAGAAATGATGATTATAAATATTATCGTCGCATAATACCGTTGTATGGAATGTTGACGGGGTTTTGTTCCGATGAATGGCGTAACCTGGAAGTTGTGCATTATGGATATTAAAGCGAATGGAGGAAATCAAATGAAGTATATTGCGTATGGTTCTAATATGAATCTGGAGCAGATGGCGTATCGTTGCCCCAATTCCAAGGTTGTTTGCAATGGTCTGTTGTATGGCTGGAAGTTGGTGTTTAATGTCCATGCTGATATTATTCCCACTGAAAATGTCGAAGATACTGTTCCCGTCGTAGTCTGGGAAATTGCGCCGGAGGATTGGAAAATGCTTGACAGGTACGAGGGTTATCCTCGGTATTATGTCAAGGAGGAAGTGGAGACCTGGCTGGAAAACGGCAGGGTTGAATCGTGCATCGCCTATGTCATGGCGAAGGACAGGAAAGGCTATGAACCGCCCTATCAAAATTATTTTGACATCATCCAAAGGGGTTGCCAGGAGAATGGAATTGATGTAAACTATCTTTATGATGCGGTGGCTGAATCGTATGTGAAATCAGACTATAAGCAGAGGATTGTTTAGTACGACGGATCGGAGGTAATCGTATTATGAAAAGAATTGCGAATAAAGTCGCCGTTCAGACGATATGTTATACATTATCTGGTGATCAACACATAAGGATAGTGGATTATTCAAATAGGCATGTGGCTTCAAACCTATGGGCTGTAAAAGATGATCCTATAATTGGCGCAAGAGTTCTTTTTGATGGGAAATATTGCGAACGAAATTATGCACTTGAAGGATTTGAAACAGTGCGTGCGTTCGATTCAGAGTGCATAGGCTTAAAGGCAATTTATGATACGAAAACTAAAGAAAGTATTCTTTTGATCAATACCTGTATTGCCGAGGATGAATTTAAATAGGAGGGCGAGTATATGCGGAGAAGTAAGGCGGCGTACATGAATTTTGTATGCCCTCAGTGTTTTCACAAGCTGTACGAATGTACATGTGATTATTTCCCGCCGTGGGAATTGCTGTACATTGACGAACGAATACAGGATCATGTTAGAATCCTGAATGAAAAAGGGTATGTAACGACTGGAAGCTGCGAGGGACACTACACCGGCAAACCAGGTTCAAACACCGCCATTTGTTTGAGGATGGATTATCCTACGATCATTAATTCGGAGATGCCGGATGGGTTTAAGTACAATAGGGGAAAACATGCTATCTGGCATTTCTACGACGCGAAGCTGAACCGCAAGGACTTTGAGAGGGAAAAGGCCATGGAGTTGATCAAGCTCTTGATGTGGTGTCGTGAATTGCCGAGTAACCCGGACAATATGAACAAGGGGCAGTAGAAAGGATGTAACACATGAATAAGGCTTATATGAACCGCATCGCGGAAGTGCAATCAAAGTTGAAGGAATATAAGCGGGAGATTGAATTGATCCTAAACGAAGAATTTAAATCCTATGACAATATGCCGGAGAGTTTTCAGAAAAGTGAGCGCGGTAAGGTAATAGGTGTGGAGATTGACGCGCTGGATAACGCCGTCGAACTCTTTGAGGAACTTAACGACTATCTATCCGAAGCAAAATATCTATCCGAAGCAGAGTCATTAGAACACTGACATGCCGCCCGCCCGTGGGCATTATACGCGGGCAAGTCATTCATAAACAAGAAAATATGATATTTGAAAACGAAGTTAAATTATCATATAAAATAAGACAGAAAAGTATTGACAATACATGTTAACTGTGGTAATATATAACTGTCAAGAGGACATGGAAATTTTCAGTCATGGGATGGAGGCGTGGCAATGAAGGAAGAATATTTGAAACATCTTCTTGATAAAGGTTTCGGTCAAATTGATAATGATACAGTCGAATTGAACGGAGTAAAGTTTTCCATTCATTCCGATATAAGCCAGACTCTTGATGGGAACACGATGGAATGGAAAACTGCAACTTCCTGGTATTTGACATTAAAGATGGATGGAGAGGTAAGCAGCTATGACCATGAAGGAATTGAGCAAGTGCAGCACTGAGCAGCTTGACAAGATGGCGTTTCATATGGCTTCGACTGGAAATTATAAAGCGGTGGCTTTAATCAATGATGTCAAGAAGTTTTACCACAAGATGGTCAGGGTGGTCAAGGGGCGCAAGGTTCCGCATGGAACATTTGGCGAATGTTTCTGGATGGGATCATATGACAATAGCAAATATGGCGATCCGTGGGGAATATATACGAGCGTGAGAATCGGTATCAAGGACACAGACGGCAATGTGTACTGGACAGCGTTGAACAACGTAGAAATAATTGAATGACTGGAGGGATTAGGCATGAAAAACTATAGTGAAATGACAATTGGCGAACAGATCAATGCTATGCGTTATTTTCTAAGGGCTTGTGAAATAACGCACTACATGGAGCCGGGGCAAATCAAGCTGCTGCGTATGGCGTTGGATGCGTTGGAAGAAAAGGAAGGGAGAGGGAAATAGATGCACGAGTATTTGATGGAAGTTGGACATTATTTCTATGGCACAAAGCGATTTATGGCAACGGCGAAGAATAGAGAAGAAGCAATTGAAGTTGGCAGTCAGTATATTGCGTCGCTTCATGACGATAATTATATCAAAGGCACGGTCAAAGTGGTGAGGAAACTCAAACCGTCATTCAAGGATATTTTTTTGAATGAATAAATAAGACAAAAATGTATTGATGATAGATAATGCAGACTTTAAGGAGAACGCATATGGAAAATGATGTGTATATCATCCATCAAAGCGGCAGCGTAACCATAATTGATGAACAGTATGCAGAGAATGCAATCCGGCAAGCCAGGACTGGAGGACGCAAGGTGAAGGTATTCAGAGATCGGCAGAAATACCTTGAATATCTGGATGAAATGGATAACGAGTATAAGAAAATGAAAAGGGAGATGATGGCGTGAGGGTGCGTTACATGAGCAAAAAGCAGGGAGAGAAATATAATCTTTCACAATACCCAAACTTCCATAAAAGCGGGAGTATCTATGGCATGAAGAAGCTGTATTATGGTATGGATGCCATGCTGGTCAGAAGTGGCGATTGGATTTATCATGTTCCGGCAGAAGTGTACTATGCTGCTAAATAGTTTTTGTTTTTGAATATTGAGAAAAGAGTGTGAGCATGGAGAGATTCGGAGATTTGGTTTTCTATGATGGGAATGGCTTCAAGTGTTTCATGTGTCGTGATCGTTATAATCAAAACATGTTATTGTTTGGAAATAATGAATATGGAACTTTCAAGGTTGCAAACTATAAAAACATTGAAGATATTGCCAGGATAGAGTTGGAAGCATATGTCAATGGGGAGGCTAAAAAACAGTGATTTCCATTTGTAATATTAGAGATGTATCAGAGGGGCAGTTTAACGAGGTGTGGGCTATAGTCAGGTTTTATAGGGGAAAATCGCCTTGGATTAATCAGGTGGTGGATTTATCACCGAGCCAGAAATTATGGGGCAAATTCAACAAGCTAAAACTGGATGGACGATGGAACGAAGAAACGTTCAGGAGTGAATATCTGCCGGTATTTCTGAAGGAAATGAGGAGCGAAGCTGCGAGGGAAAAGCTAAACGAGTTATACAAGAAGGATAAGGCGGGTAGGAGTATTGCACTGGTGTGTTTCTGCAAGGAGGAAAATCTGTGTCACAGATCGATCATTGCGGGGATATTGCAGGGCGTTGGGTGTAATGTGCATACAGCGACTGGCAATGACTATTCAAAATACTATGCTGAATATATGCAGAATGCTACGTTGACCATATAGCAGTTTGAAGATTATTTGTTTTTCGATATGAGATTTTATTGTGGAGGATGATATGGAAGGAAAGAAGCTGAAGCTGTTCAAAGATTACTATGGCGTTGGATATTCTCTATATGCGAAGAACACCGTAACGATTCAACCTGGGTTGACTGCGCTGGTGGGGTGCAATGGCTGCGGGAAAACCACATTCCTGAGAATGTGCAATGATTTGATAAGCAAAAAGAAGGACGCACTTATTATCAATTATAGCAATCTGCATGACGGTGGGATCATGGCGCGGGATAGGGCTACGCTGGAAGGAAGATATGATAGGCTGGCGCGGCTAACCCTTGGATCTGAGGGTGAGGCCATGTCTGAAAACCTGGGTACGCTGGTTTCGGATATTGGAAAGCAGATTCGCAGAAGCGAAGCAAAAGAGGTATGGCTTTTGCTGGATGCGATGGATTCCGGTTATTCAATCGACAATGTAATTGAGATGAAGGACTTCTTTAACTTCCTGCAGGAGCAGGAAAGCAATCGGACGTTCTATATTCTGCTATCCGCGAATGCTTACGAGCTGGCGAGGGGCGAGCGATGCCTGGATGTTCAGGAAATGAAGTATATCAACTTTGATACATACGACGATTATAGGGCGTTTGTGCTGCGATCAAGGGAGAAACGTGACGCGCTGACTGGAATTTCTTAGGCGTCGATAAAAAGACTATTTCATTGACAGAAAAACCCTCTTATTTAGAGGGTTTTGAGACAACGGAGAATTGCAAAATGAAGTATATTAATGTAAAATACGAAGAAAAGGACAATTTGCACATGTTGAGGATTGATATCGACGGGAACGTGAGAAATATAGCGTTTCAATATAAGTATATGGCGCTTGATTTGATGAAGCGGCTGATGGCGTATACCCGGTTGATTGATTTTGATAATGCGACTGTGGAGAAAGTGGCATAATAGAATAATCAATATTGCAAAACAATAATACGGATGTTATAATGATCAAGTGGAGGGTAAAAGCGATGAAGTGGACAGTAAACAAGCGCGGAGATATTTACAACTTGGCAGATAACAAGCTGCGAGTCTGTATTCATAAGCTGGTTGGCCTGGGGGATATGCTATTTTTAACCTGCCACCCGCTTAATATAGACGGTATTGATCTTCATACGGAGAACTTTGATGAAGCTGTAGATATGGCAAAACTGCTTATCCAGGAGAGAGTAAATGCCATTTACCATGAGATGCAGCAGTTTGTATACGATGAAACAGATAATGAGATAAGCCGGTACTGATTATAGAGCTGTCGGAACATTCCGGCAGCTTTTCTATGCGCAATAATTCATCATATTTGAAAACAACTAATTTCCAGATCGGTTATGTTTTTAAAAATGCCAGAAAATAATTTTATTAAATAAGACAAAAAGATATTGACAATGCGAATTGCTGGAGCTATAATATATCTGTCAAAAGGACATAGAAAGGGATGAAAACATGCAGCAGAAGGTACTTGATCAATTCAACGATTATGTATCACGCCTCCGTGATTCTGCCTATAGGCACTGTCAACCTGGCGGAATGTATGATGGCACGGGTGGAGCCAAAAGGCTTGCGAGGGAAATAGGCTTTGCGTTGTCAGACTTTACGAATGATGAAAGAGAGATACGTGATTTGATTTCCAGGACGTACAGTTGTATTTGCGTCATGGTTTATCATCTCAAGCCACCGATTGATGCCAGCGTTTGGGCAAAAGAGATGTTTGTCGGCGCACATAACAGTTTGGAATACAGAAAGATGATATCCAGAGAGCAGAAAAAGAGGGAGGATATAGAAAAGCAATACAGCAATGATAAGCGGTATATGCGCTATGAAGCGAACCCATTTCGCGGAAACCGATATGCGATCTATGAGCGCAACAGTTTTCGCCCCGACAATCTAATATTCTGTACGCTTGACAGGCGGGTGGCGTTGGACGAATGGGAGAGGATCAAGGATTATCCGGTCAAGGATTACAGGCGAGACTTTATAGACTGGTCATAAGGAGACGCTATGAAAACGGTAATAACTTTAAGGGATGGTAGGCGCGAGTATATTTCAAGTGATAGAGATTTCATTGATTTGATTGATCGAGAGCTTGGACTTGAAGCGCGGGAAGCTGTGCAGGATATCTATGATGATAATGAGATCATGGTGGAAGAAGTTATAGGCGCTATGAGTTATCATATTGGGCAGTTGCTTGAACAGATGAGGAAAGAATTGAACGGCTATTTAAACCACTTTCCCAGGGATTCACAAAAGGTATTCAATGCGCTTGACAAAACGTATGAAATTGAAAAATACATAGACGAATTTAGCAAATAGGAGAGGAAAAGATGAAGGTAAAGATTTTTGTTCCGAAGCATATGGAAATTGGCGATTATGTAAAATGCTGCGATTGCGGCAAGCTGATGTTGGTTAAGTGTGGGATTGAGGATTGCCCGTCTTGCGGTTCCATCGGCACGCTGATGTGGGCGGATGAAAACGAGAAGGAAGTCAATGTCAAGGCGTTTAAGATGCGCATGCGAGAAGCGGGATAACCAGCAGATTGACAAACCATTTCGCTTATGGTATCATTTAACTGTAACTAAATTACAGAAACTATTATTTAGATAGGTGGTATGTTGATGGCTATATCCAATAAAGAACTGATTGACATAATCAACCGGTACGAGAGCGTAGATAAGTCGGTGATTTATAATAATATCTATGCGCTGTTCAATACGCACTATAAGTTTAAAAATGAACATGGCAGTAAGCGTATTATTATCATTGCGGCTATTACGAAGTCAGCCTATAACACTGTGATAGCGTGGCATAATTCATCCAGACCGACCAAGATTCCCATGATCAAGTTGTTGCAGATAGCGGATGTCTTTGATATTCCGTTTGAATGCTTCTTTGATGAAAATAGCACATGGTTAGACGAGGAAACCAGCGAACGGTTAGACAAGAAAATTACTGAATTGGAGGAATTGTATAATGATTAAGTATGGCGTGGAACATATCACCAAGGATAAGGATAGCATCGTAGTGTACAACAGCAAGGATGTCGCCATGGAAAAGGCGGAGGAATTGGCCAGGGGATTGAGCAGTGGCGAAAGCGTTATGCTGTTCTATGCGGATTGCGATGCAGACGGAAAGCTGGTTAGCACTGAGTACAACGTTTTAAAGGTGTGGAGTAAATAACACACCTAAAAATTTATTTAATAAAATAAGACAACGAAGTATTGACATTAGTTTAACCGTGTGCTATAATACATTTAGAAATTTGAAGGGAGAATAAACCATGAGCAACATCAATATCACGATGAACGCCGAGAAGAATGGAATCGAACTGCGTTTCAATGCGAAGCCGGATGGCGCAATCATGGACATGCTGAAGATGAACGGATTCAAGTGGAGCAATCGACAGAAGATGTGGTATGCGCGGCAGAATGAAAAGACTATTGGTGTTGCCAATTCCCTGAATGCTGATGGCGCTAATTTTTTTAGTGTAGAAAATAAGACAAAAAAGTATTTGGGACTCTGGGAGCTTACTCGGACGGATGGCATTGAAAACCATGTTGACAAAAGCAAGCACACCAAGGAAATGGCAATGGAGATTCGCCAGCATATCAAGCAGCGGTTCCCGATGTGCAAATTTTCCATCACCAGCGATTACAATTCTATTGATGCCGAGATCAAGGCTTCGCCCTTTGAAAAGGAGAGCGACGAACTGGAAGCGATTCGTGATTACGTTACCGGATATATTTTCAGCTATAAGTATTGCATTGAATATGATCCCTATGGCGATTATGGTTCTTCTTATAATTTCTATTTCTCTAAATGTGATATTTCGTGGGATTATAAGCAGACCGAAATGAGCGTATCTATTGCGAACATGTGCGAAGATTTCCAGAAGGATAAGGCGGTTTTTGAAGCTGCCGCGCGTGAACGGTTCCTGAAAGAGTGCGAAGAACGCGCCAAGCGTGAAGCAATCGAACGAGCAAAGGCTGAGGAACAGCGCAAGGTTGAAGAAGCGATGATCAATAGCATTCAGGCTTCCGTGACCATTAAGGATGTCGATTATTTCTGCCGGGATTTGGTTGATCCTTGCTATAGCAAGCTGAACACCGCCGAGGAGTATAAGGAATGCGAAGATGCCAAGCGTTACGTTTGTAAGGTTTCCAAGGAAGTTCACATGAATAAAGAGCAGTATGATTTCTTTGCAAGTCATTTCATGGAGGATTGGGATTTTGTCAACGGGACTGGCGGAAGCAATACGGATGACTGGCGTATCAATTCCATGCTTGATTATGACATGATGAATGCCGAAGAACGCAAAACAGTTGAATGGTACAGCGATAATTGCGTTGCGATTTTCTGCGATGGCGTGCCAATGTGTGTCGTGGATGCCCAGGGCTACAGCTATTGCCGCTATGTTTACTTCTTCGATGATGTAACCATGTTTGAAGGAGGCCATGAGAGCGAACAGGTTATTACCGAAGCTGAAAATGAGGCGTTCAAAAATTCGGCGGAAGTTCTGATTGATGTCAGTGCAAAGGTGATTGAAGATAATCAGCTCATGCAGACCTGGAAGGAAGATGGATTCGGCACATATAAGAAAGCACTAAAAGAATACATTTGTGACCACAATATCAGCTTGAATACTGATATGATTCGAGCGATTGACGGTGACTACGAGGATGTAAAACGGGCATATTATTACGTTTATACTGAAATGAATAAGATTCAGGCGCAGTTTAAACGTGCTGGTTTGAAGAACGGACAGCGCATTACTATTATTCAAATGGATTGTATGATTGGCGGTGTACATATGACCCGCGCAACATTCGACAGCTTCAAATGTGAGCGTTACGCGCAATACGAAGATGCGGTTGAGTTGATCATTAGGCCGGAAAACAAACGCAGGTTGTACAGAATGAATATCTATGGTGATGTGCTGGTTTATGACGGCTGGCTGGAAAACGTGTCCGAAGACCTGTTCTATGAGACAATCAGCCGGGATAATGGCGTGGTGGTGCGCAAAGGAAAATATAGTTCTTTCGATTCCCGTCAGTATAACGTTGTTTTTGATTATTACAAAAAGCTGGGCAAGCTGCCGCTGATCGACAAGAGGAAATAAGTATGACTGGCATGCAGGAAATTTATCATAACTTCAAGGTGGGGGATAGATGCTATATCCCCCACCGGAAGGGGCACTGTGAGTATGACACCTTTGTTCAGGATGGAGAAGTGGTTGCCATAGATGGCGATATCATCACTGTTCGCTGCCATATTTGGGTATTTGAGGGCGGCGGCAGAAACAAAAGCAGATATGAAGAAAGAGATGGTAAATGGAACATCTTTGATGTGTTCACCTATAGCGAGGATGGCCGAAAACTCTGTGAACAGAAATTCGGCGAACGTTATTTCGGCTATCTTTGTCAGGGATGTGAATATTCTAACCGTGCGGATGAAGGTTATATTCCAAACTGTAATTTGTGCAAACATGTCAAGTCGAGGACAGAAGGATATCATAGCTATGGCATATGCGATAAATGCAATGGCATAGAGTTCAAGGTTACAGAAGAATATGTGCCGGTGGGTGCGCATTATTGCAAATACTTTGAACCGAAGTGGCCGCAGGATAAACCGATCTATGGAGATTTTGAGACTTGGATGGACTTTGAAGAACATTGTGAGCATAATAGGGAATGTCCGTATCACAAATATTCCATATGGAAAACAAAATCTTACGAGGATTGGCTAAATGAGCTGGTGCATTTTGGACTTAAAGCACAATATAAAGGCAGACCAATTCGTGAAATTGCTTTTCCAAGAAGGAACAGGATCAACATGGACTTTTACTTGGGAGATGGTAAATATCTGTGTACAAAGGTAAGGTACGCGCCGAAGTTAAACCAGAATGGCACTTTGAAAAAAAGTGAATCCTGGTATGATTGGGAGGATTGTCCAGAGGGCTTTATTGATGTGAATGAAAACGCAGTCCCGGAGGAAAAAGATAATGCCGCTGGATAAGGAGAAGCGCAAGGCGAGACTAAACGCATACTGGAAAGAAGTGCGTGCGTGGCGTAGGGAGCACCATATTTGTACCACATGCGGGAAGCGGGATGCAGCAATAGGTTTTGTACAGTGTCCGGAATGCCAGCAGCGAAGGGCTGATTATAACGATCAATGGACTAAGAATAATCCAGACAAAATAGCTGCAGAGGGAAGAAAGCGGAAAGCAGAACGTAAACAAAAGGGACTTTGCCCAAAGTGCGGCAAGCCAATAGACGGAAAACACGCGCTTTGTGAAAACTGTCACAAAAAGAAAAGAGCGAGAGACAAGCGCCGTTATGCGCGGACGTATGTAAAAAGGGTACATATTGATGGATTTTGCGTATGTTGCGGAGAAAAGGCTGTGCCAGGGAAGAAACTGTGTAAACAACATTATGATTCTGCATGCGCAAATCTAATTACTGCAAGGACAAAACTAAAAGAATCAGACATCAGACACCCTTGGAAGATTGATAATGATATAGCATTTCTGAAAAAGGCGCGGTGAAATAAATGGCGATATATGATGCCGGTGAGCATTCAAGTTCAGGCAGGGAGAGAACGGGGACAGAAATTTTTACGCCCAAATGGGTTGTAGATGATATGCTGAACATGCTGGAAGAACATGCCCCGGATATATTTCAACCCGAAAAAACTTTCCTTGAACCATCATGTGGAGAGGGCGCATTTGTGCTCGAAATTCTACGCAGAAAATTTGAAAATTGCAAAACAAAGAAGGACTATAGAACAGCCATTGCCTCGGTCTATGGAATGGATATCCAAGCGGATAATATCGAAGCGACGATTGCCAATGTGGTTGAGTTGTGCAAACAGTATTTCAAACCCAACAAGGAAGATCTACAGGTGATTAAGGATCGCTATATCCAGTGCGACAGCTTGAAAGTCATGCGCTTGCTTGCGCAGGATGACAGATTGAATGTTTTGAATGCGGATGTTGAAAAGGAGACGGCGGAATGACAATACAGGAGAAGCGGGAAAAGGTTATAAATGGTTTGCAACAATGTTTGGGACGAGATGATATCATCCAATGTAATGTTGCCGCGTGCCCGTATCACAATCTGGAAAGAGATTGTCATTCTGTTTTGCTGGGTAGCACGTTATATCTGTTGCAAACACAAGAGCCTTGCGATGATGCAGTAAGTCGTGATTACCTTCTTGATTTTTCCCATCTAACTGAACCGGCGACCTGGGACAATCCGTTTGGCGGTGTATCCGTTGTTGAATCGGAAGTAATTGAACATGCACCGTCTGTTTATTTAAAGCCGGAAGCTCCAAGAGTAATGACTCTGGAAGAAGTTTACCGATCAGATTATGTCTATATTCAGAACGGAGATAACGATCCTGTATGCAGATTATTCCACTTTGTCGATGATACTTACGTATGGTTTACTGATAGACGTGGAAATTCAAATAGTTTCACAAAAGCTGGCTATATGAATCATTGGCGATGCTGGACAGCTCGCCCGACGAAAAGGCAAATGGAGGAGATACCGTGGGAGGAAACGCCGTGGGAAAAGTGGTAGAAGGAATTTGTACATTACCTGACTGGTATGTATGTCCGTTGTTGTTTCATCCGGAAGAAGATTGTTCCGATTGCTCATACTACAAAGAAAGCGGTGAGGATTAATGACAGATGCGGAAAAGCTTACAAGGGTTCTTCAAGGCTTGAAATGTTGTGTTGAAGAAGAATGGTTGGGCGCATGTGATCAATGCCCTTATCTGATTAGCATTGACGAAGATGAAGAAGCCGATTACAGAGAGGTTACGTGTGACAAGGAAAGATTATGTGCAGATGCTTTTGATTTGCTGAAGGTGCAGGAACCGAGACTTATTAAAGCCCACGAGCTTCAAATTGGCAATGTTGTGTTTGTGGAAACACAATACAACAATAAGTCCTGGTATGGCGAGGTCATAGAATTTGACTCTGCATCAAAAGGGCTTGCGGTACATTTCTGGGGCTGTAATAATGAGTCAGTACTTTCTATGGAGGATTATGGACGCTACTGGCGTTGTTGGACTTCACGCCCGACAAATAAACAGATGGAGGTTGAAAAGTGGAATGACGAATGAAGAAGCGATTAAATGGCTTCAATTACAGGCTTCAATACAGGTTAGGTGGGATGATGATTCTAAAGAGACAGAGCAGACCAGAACTGAATGTGAAAGACGTATCAGAAAAGCATATCAGAAAGGAATTGAAGCCTTGAAAACGCGGGAGCCAAAACTTGTCATAAACGTCCACAAAGCACATGATAACGTACTTAATCCAAATGTGCCGTGGATCGGGAAATGCCCGAAATGCGGCAAAAAGATTGAAGGAAAGACGTTGACATCTTTCTGTAAATACTGTGGACAGGCGGTGGCGTGGGAATGACTGAGCGAGAGAAAACAATTAATGGGCTGGAAGATGTTGCAACATGGATGAAAAAATCCGTGCATAATCATTCGATGGATGAAATGAGAATCACAGTACAGATGCTATGCAAAGTAGATGATGTTATCGAAATGCTGAAAGCGCAGAACCAGGAGCCTGAAATAGAAAGGCCCAAGCCGATTGAATTGGAAGATGAAACAAAGAGATGGCTTGAAGGTATGACTGCTTCCGAGAATCTACAAAACATTGCCGACATACTTATAGATTGGGATGGATATAGAACCCGTGACGGTTTGGCCAGTCTGATCAACGAGGTATGGGCTTACGCGAGATATGCGGCGGCAATATCCAGCCCGAGGTTGATAACCGAGGATGATTTCAAAAACAATCCGGCTTTAGATACAGATGGTTGTTTACCTGCGTTTTGCGAGAGCGTCAATAGACCCATTGGCTGGATGGCAATACACAAGGGATATATTAACGGGCGCAGAGATTTGCGCTATTGGACATCTATTCCATCGGCAAGGCAGATGAAGGAAACGCCGTGGAGCGAAGGGGAATGATTGTATTTTTAAGGTGATAATTGCGGGATCGCGCACATTTGAAGATTATAATCTTCTGTGTAGATATGCTGATTTTATGCTGTCCAAAATTACCGATGATATAGAGATCGTCAGCGGCGGTGCGCGTGGCGCGGATGCTTTAGGGGAGAGGTATGCGAAGGATAGAGGTTATTCTTTGCGAGTTTTTCCTGCGGAATGGGACAGGTATGGTAAACGAGCAGGGTATTTGCGCAATGCAGAGATGGCGAAGTACGCGAACGCGCTGCTGGCGTTCTGGGATGGCGAGAGCAGGGGAACCAGGCACATGATCCAGATAGCAAGAGAATCTGGATTGAAGGTTGGGATCAAGTATTACTGATGGGGGATGATGCACGATGGTATTTAGAGTGTTCATGCTGATTTTTTGCTTTGGAATCTTTATATGGGACGTATATGATTTGAGCTTGACCGAAATGGAACTTAATCATAAGCAATCATTGGCGTTCGCGTTTGAAGCTTTGGCGATGATCATTTGCATTGTAACATGGCTGGAGCGGATTATTTAAGATGGGTGAGATAGTTGATATCTATGAGCTGAAACCGCACATTGTTTCGGAAGTGGTTTGCCTAAAGTGTATGGAGCGTTGGCTTGGTGTCTATCCGGAGGGTGTATGGTTGAAGGATTTGGAATGTCCAAATTGTGGGCCTGGATATGTGATTAATACAGGGCAGGAAATATACGATGAAAATGATTGAAAGATGTGTCGATGCCATAGGTGTCGGCATTTTTATGTTTTTAAATATGAAGAAAAACAGCAGGGCAATAAAAGGAGATTTTTAAATACGGATAGATTATGGGGAGAAAACCAGAAAATACGTATATTTAAAAATGAAGTAAAATAATTTAAGGAAATAACGCAAAAACATATTGACAATACATGAAGGGCATGCTATAATTTAATCAACGCAAAGGCAAAATGATAGGAGGCATTGAAAATGTCTGAACGTGCAATCTGTTTTGAAGAAGTTGGTCAGGAGCGTATCAACAATATCGTTCAGCTTCGCCCGATGCGGCTGAAGAAGGATGGTACGCCCAAGAACATCAAGAGCAATGCACAGAAGGGCAAGAAATCTGAGGTATTCTATTTCAAGATCGAGGATGCAAACAAGATACTTCATTATTTTGAAGATCGTGATATGTGGTTGCACTATCTATTGTTTGCACTGTCTGTCAATCTGGCTCGGCGCAATGGCGATATGCGCAGTTTAAGGTGGGTGCACTTCTTTGATCCCAGGACTGGCGCATTTAGAAGCTGTTTGCTGGAAATCAAGGAAGAAAAGACAGGCAAGTTTGCGAATCCCCACATCAGCGCTTCTGTTCGTAATGCAATCAATCTTTACTGCGAAAAGACGGGTTGCAATCCTGCCGAGAATGAATATCAGAATCCGGTTTGTCTACAGCTAACGGGAAATTATGCTGGGCGCGTTCTTTCCTATGATGGATGCCGCAAGGCAATCAAAAAGGCCGCTGAAGCAGTAGGGATTGAATACAATGTTGGTACGCATAGCTGTCGCAAGACCTTCGGCGCTACGGCAATGAAGCTTCATCCTCAAGATCCGCGCATTCTGGAAACCGTAAGCGGTATTTACAACCATTCCAGCACCAGAGTAACCGAGGCATATACGGACAGGACGAAGGAATGCGTTGATGATTTGCACGACGAAATAGGGGAGTGCTTTGATCGGTATGTGGTGGGGAATGAATCGTTTGCAGTAGCATCCGATTCCCCGGTGGTTACTTTGAATAGTGATGATTTAAGAACGATTATTCAGCTTGCGTATGAGTCCGGTAGGGATAACGCCAGCGAGACTAAACCTATGGTTCATGTTGAAGCATTCGCCAACATTATGGCGATGGTTGAGCAGGTTGTAAAGTGAAGGAGGGAAACAGCGTGAATGAATACACTCGTGGGGAAGCAGCATTCCGTGATTTGGTTATTGCGCACATTATAGGGCTTCAAAATAATGAATATTGGAAAGTGGAAGGTGAAGGTTATCAGGCACTCCAAGCTTTGTTGAAGTTGATCACTGAAAGATATGGCAGTTTAGGCAGTAATTTCAAGGGGTGATATATCGAAAGTAAAAAATATTAACTGTGCTAAATAAAATGTTACATGAATTGTAACAAAGTCAAGAAATAAGACAAAAACGTATTGACAGTATTTACCGAAGCTGGTATACTTATATATGTCAAGAGGACATCGTAAGTGTCAAAGCGGTGAATTGTCAATGGAAAGGGGGCATAATGGCAGTATTGTGGAATAAGTTCCACATTGGTTTTGATAGATACGGGAAACGGCTTTATATTGGTCGCGGTGAAATCAAGAATGACAAAATCAAATGGGATTCTAAGTCAGAGGATAGAACCGAAGAAATTGTCGAGGCTGTGATGCTTAAAATGAAAGCATGCGTTGAAGATAATAACGACCCAAACAAGCCCTTTCACTGTTATCGCATCAATGGGATCGGCAAGCTTATATTCTTGGATGACAGATACAGATTTGATGTAAGACCTGAACCAAGATTCAAGAGATAGCCGACGCAGAAAGTATTGAAACCGCTTTTGACGCACTGAAATATAAAAATATATCTGTGTGAGAAAGGGGTGGATATACATGTCGGAGATCATGAACATCAAGCCTTATCTGGAGAAGCCCAAGTTTGGCGAAATCTGATGTGTGAGCTTTATGAAAAGAACGGGAGTGTTCAAGGGGGATATAGGCCAGTATTTGTTTTATCCAACAATAAGAATAATGCGTTCAGTCCAACATTGAATGTTATTCCACTCACTTCCAAGGTGGGCAAGAATAATCTGCCGATTCATGTTGACTTGCGGGATTATGAACGCTATGGGCTGCGGAAAGCAAGCACGTTGCTCATCGAACAGATTACAACGGTGTCTGTGAAACAGTTGAGCATCCGCATAGGAGAGATCAACGATACAGCAACGCTGTCAAGGATATACCAGGCGTTGGAAATTCAGTTTCCGATTGTCAGAATGTTTTCTTGAAAGAAATAAGACAATAATATTTTGAGTATATACTTGACAATAATTATTTTTCGTGGTAGAATCTAATTGAATGGAGGTAACAGTAATGGCTATGATTTCAACGCGGCAGCTCTTTGAAGAGTTTTTCGCCGAGCAGCAGGATGAGAGCTATGTTAAAAGGACAAGGGGACAGGTATATCGTCCGGAAGTATTCGCTTATGAGGAAAAGATTGGCAAACAGCTTGTCGATATGAATGTTGATGAACTGTTTGATATGGTCAGCACCTTTAAAAGTGAGGGCGGGTTTTCGATTAGTTATACTTCGTATGATTGCATCGCAGTGCTTTATAGAAAGATATTTGAATACTATATTGACCATTATGAAATGATGAAGAATCCGTGGCGCGATGCAAAAATGCGTGGAGCCGCAGCTTATGAAAGGCTTTCGAGTTATTTGGAACCTGTTACCTGGGAAATTGTTCAGAATGCAATCGATGAAGTATACAAAACCAATGAAACAGATAGAGCCAAGTATGTTGAATGTGTTATCCGGCTCTTCTACAACGGATTTGAGAGAGCGGAAGAAATTGTCAGGTTGAAGGAAAGCATGATTGACTTTGAGAAAAAGGAAATCAACTTCTTCGGCAGAACGATTTGGTTAGATGATCGGTGCTTTGAGCTTCTGGTCGAGATTCATAATATGGAAACCATGAGCGCCTGGAGAAATGAATTTTGTATGGCTTCATGGCATGATAGTTACTTTAAATTCCCGATCAGAAAGAGCGAAGAATCTGGGTTTAATAATAGGTCGCAAATTTTAGTTGCCAATCTGATCAATAGGACGATTGCAGAAAGGCTTAGGAAAGCGCTTGGATTTGAAATCAACTATCGTATGCTTTATCTGCTTGGCTTTTACGATTATATGGTAAAGAAATGGGGTGTAGAAGAAACGAATCGATTGCTTACACCTTCAAGGGAGAGAAGCAGTGTCAAAAAACTAACCGCCGTAGCGAGAGAGTATGGAGTGTCTGACTATAACATCACTCATATAAAAAGGAACATGAGACCTTTTATGCGGCGATGATATATATGGGCTTCGGCCCATATATATTAAGCCAATAAAATAAGACAAAAAAGTAATGATAGTACAGTGAAATTAATGGAGCGTTCTATTGTGGAGAGAATTGATTTGTGTTATAATGTTTTCAACGTTCTTAGAACGAATGTTCGATTCTGAAAGAAGGTGTATGTATGGAATTTGAAGTCAAGAGCATTAAAAGGATTGTAGCAGACGGAATCGACTTAAATACCGCCAAGGTTGTATTTAAAGATGGGCCGAAGCTGGATGTCACTTTTAATAGATTGAAGAAGAATTTGATTTTACATAAGTGGTATTTGCTTGGCGAAGATCAGGTTGACATCATCTATGAGAGGATATACAAGTTCTTTTGTAATCTGGTAGAGCAAGAGGAAAACGCGGCATAATATATTGGGTTGCGTTTTTAAGCGCAACCTAATATTATAACAAAGGAAATAAGACAAAAAAGTATTGATAATAGGAGATGATGAAGTGAAAAGGTACATGCTTACAGATGGCAACGGAAACTATATCCGACGCGATAGTAAGTCGAACAAGTATGTCCCTGTCAATGGTCTTGCCTATGGGGATTCGTGGGATGAATTTAAAAGGGCGGAGAAGATAAGAAAATCTGCTCTGGGCAAAGAGCTAAAGAGAAAGTATTACAGCATCGTCGTTGAAGTTCCAGATAAATCCACAAAGCAACAGAAGCCAGATATGCAGTTATCGGATGTCGTGGAGGAAATCAAGGCGATCAACGATGGAGATATTGAAACGACGATCATTGAATTTCTAAAGTGCGCCGAAACGCTGTTCTCAAAGAAGGATGATCTGCTGGCGAAGCAAAGCTCCATTGACCGCGAGGTAACGGATTTGCAGCATTACATAGAACAAAAGAATTTGAACGCCTACGAAGGGTATATGGCCTATAAGAAGCTGCAAAGCGTTCTGATTCGGCGGCGCTGGATTAAAGACAAGTTGTTGATCCTTAGCATCATTGAGGATTGCAAGATAGACCCGGAATCCATATCGCATACAATATCACGCATTCAGGGATTAAACGGCAGGAAGTATAAGCCGAGGGTTTTAAATGAAATTTTTGAGAAAGGAATTGTATAGGCAATGATCGCCAGGTTGAAAAGGAAGATAAATCGGTTTTTCTCTTACATAATACCACGGTTTTACTTTATGCCGCATGGAACAATGATTTGTTGGCTGGGAATGGAATTTTACTTTGGCTAAAGGAGGTCGCAGGATGAAAACGGGAAGGTATGTTTGCCGCTTGGATTGGCATGGAGATAGCGTCTATGACATCACGGTTGATGCCAAAGAGACAGACGAGGCTTTTATATTGAAGCTTGTCAAGGATAATTCGAGATATCCGGATGGTCATATGGTAGTGCTGTTTGGCGAAACCGGAAAAGCTACAATCTTAAAGAGCGGCAGCAAGCATGCGCTGGTGAACAAGACGGATTGGTTTGTGGTTTATCCGAACAGAAATGGCGTGCCGTTCCTGTTTGAATATCAGGAGGAAGCAGATGGATAAGAAAGCGCTGATTGTTGTCGATGTTCAGAATGATTTTACGTCGGGAACACTCGGTACAAAAGAAGCCGTTGCCGCGATCCCGATTATCAAGCAGTATGTTGACCGATTTCATGCGGATGGACACAAGATTATCTACACAAGGGATAGCCACGATGCCGACTATCTGAATACCCTGGAAGGAAAGAAGCTCCCCATTGAGCATTGTTTTCGTGGAAGCTGGGGTTGGCGTGTTGTTGATGAGATCGGATATAAAGAGAGCGAGAATGTTTCCTACGTGAACAAGTGGCAGTTTGGCTATGACGATTGGGAAGGGGAATACCTTGATCAGTATGATGAAGTCGTTATGCTGGGATTCTGTACGGACATATGCGTGATCTCGAACGCGCTGACGATCAAGACGTTCTATCCAAATTTGCCTATAACGGTGATTGCCGCTGGCTGTGCCGGAACGACGCCGGAAAAGCACAATGCAGCGCTTGATATCATGGAGTCATGCCAAATCAATGTAATATCGCAGGATTGAGGAATGATACTATGGATAGAAGATCAATATATTTCGGGAAATGGAATTGCAAACCGATTAAATGGCTGGAAATTCAAAATATTGGGAATGTCAGTTTGTTTATTTCAAATAAGGGCATATGCAGGATGTCATTTCATACTAAAAATGAAGGAATAACTTGGTATGGAAGCGATCTGAGGAAATGGTTAAATGATACCTTTTATAATAACGCCTTTTCAGAAGAAGAAAAACAATATATTATCCGAACAATATATACAGCGGATGAAAAACCTACGTGGCAAACATGGGATTACTTGGATTACTATTTTGATAATGGAGATGTCTCACTTTTTGATGCGGATGACTATATTTCATTATTGAGTGCAAATGAAGCTAAAAGATTTTTGAATCGAGAAGAACGAAAGATAGAAGGATCTTGGTGGCTTAGAAGTCCAGGTAGCCACCCGCAAAGTGCTGCACATGTTGGATGCGGAGGGAGTGTTATGCGTAGGGGACATAATATTAGGCATAATATTATTGTAAGGCCAATAATGATACTAAAAAATATATTTGAATAAGATTATAACTAACATGCAGACGTTAGAATAAAAGATTATTCTTGGATTATAGTTGAAAGGAAATTAAAAAATGAAGACAATTTGGGGAGTAGCGATTTGCGAGAAAGGGTTAGATTATGCTGAACTTTGCTTCTTCAAGGATAAAGAGGAGGCGGAGAAATGGTGTCAAATAATCAATCAAACTACAGATAAGTATAAATCTATTATGATTAGTAAGCCTTTATTTTCAAGTGTAACTGATTTGATTAAAGAAAAAATTAAAGGAGAATAACATGAATAATATCAAAGAGTATTTTATCATTATCTATCCGGCTGGAAAAGTTCAGTATCTTGGTATTACACCTTTTAATGGCATGAGGCCAGATGAGTATTTGCCACAATTTATTTGCGATACAGTTATGTCAAATGAATTTGATTATGTCAATTGTGATAATAATATGATTCAAAATATGGAGTTGGAGTTGACGGTATAACTCAAAAAGATTATATCATGTTTTATGGATCTGAGGGGATGGAAAATGAAACGGCCAATTGCATTGTCCCGAAAAATGAACTTCCTTGTTCAACTGATGGACATGCTGGAATGATTGGTACAGTTGTAATTGCTTGGGTAATACATCTGCCGAATGGTAAACTTTCTGTTAGTGGTATGAGCAAGGAAGATGCAGAGTTATTTGTAAGTGGGCTATTGAAGCTGTATAAGGAAGAATTTGGAATCTCTTTTGAGTAGTCGAAAAGATATTATAAAAGGTGGATAGATATGAGTTATTTTCGCAAGCAGGAAGACAAGAAAAGGTTGAAGCACATTTATGAAAACGGTGGTAATGGCTGGTGTACGGGCGTTGGCTTCTATCGTGGCCGCCTTATGAAGTGGTATCCGTATTCGTCCAACTACAATCGAAAGAAGTTTTATTGCAACGTCTGCAATCGAAGGGTGCGCAGGATGAACGGCGATTATAACCTGAATCGTGGACAGTATAAGAAGATGTTTGATCTTTGGTGGACGCTGCTTTGAAATTGAAAAACATAGTACGAATGTCAATCAAATGGTATAAGAAACTAATACAAGCGTAGAGGGAGGCATTATTATGGGAACCAGTATTGTATCTATTGTTAATTTGAAGAACCATCCTCGCAATAAAGAACTTTTCGATGATATGCAAGGCGAAAAATGGGAACAATTCAAGAGGGATATAGCATCAACTGGCGGAGCGCGTGAGCCTATTGTGATTTCAAGCGACGGTGTAATTATATCTGGGCATCAGAGAGTGAGAGCACAGAAAGAGCTTGGACTTTGGAATATAGCTGCTGATACTATAAATTATAATGGTGATGAAGAAAAAATGCTACATGATTTAGTTGCATTAAATGTTCAGCAGCGTGGCAATATAGAGGGCACGGCATATCAGCTTAATGAACGACGGAAAATAATGGAAAGGTGGTATAACGACAGGAATAATGCCGAGCTGACGCAGGGGGAGATTGCAGTAAAAGCTGGAATGAAGCCTGTTCAGGCAAGCGTTGCAAAAACAATTATGGGTGTTGTTGAAGAACATCCAGAATTAAAAGAGGCTAATAAAAACAACCTTATCGCAGATTCGACGATATTAAATATTGCCCATCAGGACAAGGATATTCAAGATAAAGTAGTTGCTGCTTTGGATTTACATAAATCTGTTACTGGAAAGGAAGCGCAAGCTGTAATAGATGAAGTAACAGGTAAAGCGGAAGATGAGAGGCGACGTGCCGACAAAGAGCTACAGGATAAGATTGAAAAGGCTACTGCGGATATTGTAGCTGAGCATCAGGAGGCACTGGACGAGAAGGATAGAGAGATCAGAGCATTAAGGAAGGAAAATACTCTGATGAAGAATTCTTCAAGGCGGCAAAGACAAAAGGAAAAGATCGCTAATAATAAGAGAAAACAAGGTAAGAAAGAGCGCGGGAAAAAAGCATATGAACTGTGTGCAGAGGAAGAGTTTGGAGGGGTTGTTAGTAGCGAGCCTATTAATGAACTGGCATTTATGCTGAAAGGTTGTGCGCAAGATTTTGTTAGTACGTACAGTAGTCTTATGGAAAGTGCCGACTTTGAAAAGAAGTACCATGAGCTTTCTACAGAGAACCGTAGTGAATTGAATAGAATCTATCAGGAAATCGAAGAAGTTATTTCGACGTTGCTTGCATACGAATAAAAATATTACAAAAGGTAAAAGGAGAATGTTTATAATGAATAATAGGAAAATTACTATGATTGAAGTGGCTGTTAAGGATGTTAACTTTGCTGAGTATCAGCGCTCTATTAATAAACAGGTCGTGCTTAATATAGTTGAATATTTTGATATTCATAGAATGCATCCTATTGAACTCTCTTTTAGAGATGGTAGATTGTGGTGTTTTAATGGTCAACATCGTGTGCTTGCATATAAAAAGATGAATATTGCGAAGATTCCAGCGCAAATTCATTATGGGCTTACATATGAAGATGAAGCGATGTTGTTTGCAAAACAGCATGATAATGAACGTAGGGTGAGTATTCGAGATATATGGAATGCCGGTAATGCTGCTGGTGAGAAAATGCCAAATTATATGACAATCAAAAGCATTATGGAGGATCGGGGATATAAGATTAATCCGAGCAAGAAAGAAGGAGAGAATACATTCACTTGTCTTGCAACGATTATTAAAGGGCATGATACATATGGCGCAGATGGATTGAAGCGTGTGATCGATACTATTGATGCTGCATGGGGTAATTGTGCTGGTAGAACCAGTAGTGATATTACATCAGCACTATTTAGAATTTACGGTACATATGGTAAAGCAGTAGATTATGATCGGTTGATTAATTGCCTGAGCAAGCATACGGCATTAAGTTTTATTCGTGATTCCAGAGACGAGCGTGGCAACGGCGGTGTTAGAGTTGCGCGACATATGGTGAATGTGTATAACAATAAACTGCGTAAGAATAAGCTTGATATTGATTTGCTTCGGTAGAGTTGAAAATAATGGAGGTAGCAGAATAATGGAAACGGGAATGCCGATTGAGGTGCAGGAAAGGTTTAAACGTCAACGGGAATCTGCAGCGAATGCAATGAATGTTGGTCAACTGATTACTGCATTGATGGCATTCCCGCTTGATTTACCGGTTGTTGTTGATGGCGATTTTATAGAAAGCATCGCAATAGTTGACGAGCATAATCTTGGAGATCCAGGATATCCACACTGGGGCTGCGAGACGTGTAAAGCAGTTTATATTAATTGATTTATATGAGGATGGGTTAAATGATAAAATTGGTAATCAAAGCTTTTGCATTGCTTGGTGCAGGTATATATATGATTGGCGGATTATGTGAAGCTATTGAAAGAATTAATAGGAAGCAATATTTACAATGCATTTTGTTTGTTTTGCTTTCGTGTATTTGTATGGTGATGATCGCTGGAATTTTTAGATGGAAGACATAATGGTAAAATCAATTAGAGCATTTTCAAGCCCCGAATATGATTATTATAAACTTACGAAGGACTTTGGATTGCTGAAAGCTGGCACAATCTTCTATCATGATCAAGATGATGATACATATGGCAGTATGGCTAATGGTTGCCTAAAGAATTGCTGGACGCCTGACGGGAATTGTTTTGACAGGCTTTGCGGAGGCACAGTGATTTTGCATACTGATTTTATCAATACGGATTGGTTTGAAAAGGTAGAAAGAACTGTCGATTCATTGGCTGGAGCATTGCCATGCGGATGTTATACCATAGAAGTGAATCAGTTTGGCAGCTATAAACTACAACAATTTGGAGGCAGACCGAAGTGGGAATAGAAAAGCAAAAGAACATATATGGGTATGAAGATTATCTGGCAGAGCATATAACTCAAGATGGTAAGAAGTTATATTCTTTAGGTAGTACTGTGCCGGTAGGCGATGGATTTTATAATAATCCTGGGTTTAGATATATGGGGATTATGAATCGTTCTACAAGGCGTTTATGCGAAACATGTAGCAATGCTGGATTAACTCTTATGTGTCAAAGCTGTTCAAGAAGATGGTGGTAGCATTCTAAACAGGAGAAAAATCTAATGAGTCAAGAGAAAATCAGTTTTGAAGGAACGTATTTAAACCGCGATGATTACGTCAGGATCGGAGATATAATGGATTGCCTAAGCGAGCTGGTAGTCTCCGAGGATGCTGCATTTCAGGCAGTAGGGCTTATTGAATGGGCGATGGGGAAAAGAGCAATCCCCAAAGAAGCTTTGCTGAAATCTCAGAAGCCAATGGTAATGACACCAGCGGAAATTGAACAGATGAAACCGGATGAAGATACGGATGATAATTTCTGCTGGATTGAGTATAGGGGTGGCGTTACACGATTAATCCATGTGAATATCGTAGATCATTTATTGCCATGTGTACAATATCCGAAGGGTTGTAAAACTTTGATATATCAAACATCAAGTTTCGGCATTCAGACCAAAGTACACGATCAGATTTATTACTTGCGGAACTGGTATTTGCACCATGCAGATTTTGATACTTATGGCATAACCTGGCGTTGTTGGACATTATGCCCTACAAACGAACAAAGAGAGGCGGAAAAGTGGAATGTATAATCTAAAACCATGCCCGTTCTGCGGAGGCGTGGCAGAAAGTGGTGTTGAATTTTATGGATTACAATATGGTACTGAAGTAAAATTAAAAGTCGTAGCTCGTTGTAAAAAGAAATGCTGTGAGCGAAGTAAGATTTTTAATGCAACAAGGAAATTGCCGCTTGTATCACTTAAAGAATATACAGATGCTTTTGAGTCTGTGGTCGAAGATTGGAACCGGAGGGCAAATGATGACTGAATATCGTGGCGAAAGCCCGTTGCAAAGGGCATTGGAGAGATTCAAGGCCAAACTACGTAGGGACTATTATAGAAGGGTGTGGGGTGGATGACTGAACAGGAGAAGCGGAATAATGTTATACGATTTCTGGAAGAACAGAAAATCTTTTACTGTGCATGTAGTGCGATAAATAGATCAGTGGAAGAGTTTGATTATAAGTATAAAGAATATGAACAAATGTACAGCGATGCTATTGCTCTGCTGAAAGCGCTTGAACCGCGTGTTATGACACTGGATGAAGTCTGTGATACAGAGATAGTTTGGATTGAAACTCTACAATATGATGAGTTATTCCCGGCGTTGACGGTGGCTGTCTATGATGATAATACTGCCGGGTTTTATTGGGTAGATGAAGATGGTGAACAGTATTTAGACACATGGGATTACAATATTAAATGGCGTTGCTGGAATAAAAAACCGACAAATGAGCAACGAGAGGCAGTGAAGTGGGAATGACCATTGAGCGCATGATTGAACTTCTAAAAATCGAACGCAAATGTGTGAACAGAAAAGCGGAGACTGGATGTGACAGATGTGAAATCTGCGATTTGGTGCAGGATGATGGTGAATTGAACGAGATGTACGCCGGTGTGATCGCTATGCTGGAAACGCGATTCTGCGATAATGCGGTGAGCCGACTGGATGTATTAGATGGGATAAATGCTGCTAATAGTAGTGGTGGTTTTACTGACTATAGTGATTATGTACAACTGTTTAATTTTGTAGATACTATGCCCTCCGTGATGGTTGTGTGAGAATGAAATGCATAGTTTGTACAAAATACACCGATTCGGTGTTTTTACCAGGTGGCAGAAAATCAAAACAAAGGAGAATACTTAAATGACAGAAATAATGAATGCGAAGATTACTAATGTGTCTCTTTCAATGCGTGATCATGGGTGTTTAACATATGGCCTAACACTCGATATGGGCGGCGCTGGCTGTATATACGGCGGCATCTGCATAGGGCACGGCTACCTTGGGTCAGATCATTTTGACGGCTCCGCAAAAGGTCTCGAAGCCCTTATGCGCATTATGGATGTGGTTGGTGTCGAGCGTTGGGAGGATTTGAATGGTAAATACTGTCGCGTCGTTTCGGATGGCCGGGGCAGTATCATAAGCAAGATCGGTAATATCATCGAAGATAAATGGTTCGACCAGAAAGAGTTTTTCAAAAATGAATAGCAGACTAACAAAAGCACATTTAAAAAAATAAGCAACTTTGGAGGTTATACGATGTCAACGATGATTATTTTGATTTCTATCATGCTGTTTCTGGCGTTTTTAAATATCGTCATTTCTGTTTGTGAATACATTGGCGAACGTCGTTTCCGCAGATTGGCCGAGCGTTTGCTAACGCGCATTGTTTTGAAGTGCCATTGTGAAGGTCACATATGTATGCCAGCCTGTGAAGATGATAAGGTATATGATCTTGAACTCGGATGTGAAATGTATGAGTTTGAGGAAATCCGGGATGATAATATGCAGCGACGTATTTATGTATCGAAGGATGGAGCACATGTAAAGGCGTTGCCGTGGCGCAATCTTGATAACATTGTAGAGGATTACGATAGGGGTGAACCGGATGAGGCTGATTGATGCTGATGGTTTTGACAGGCGATTGGTCAATTCCGAGTTTAGCGCTGCGCTGGATGAAGCAGATGATCGTGACAAACCATTTGAACATATTGCCATGTATTACTCAACACAATCTTTCAGGGATGTGATGAAACACATACCTACAATTGAGGCCATACCGAAAACATGGCTTGAAATGATGCTGAATGACGCAATTGAGCAAAGAGATATGGAGACCGCAAATGCGATCCAATGTGTCATGAAGTTATGGTATGAAAGCAAAGCTGATTCTGATGATGAGGGTAAGCTGATATCGATCATACCATAGACAACATAGGACGAGGTATTAGAATGGATAACTGGATTAGTGTGAAGGACAAGCTGCCCGATCAGCCTGGAGATTATATCGTTGCGACAGAGCTTATGTGGAGTAATGACAAACATAAGGTATTGTGTATGGAATTTGAGATCGTTAACATAGATGGCAAAGAAAAGAAACGATGGAAGTGGAATGGCATAAAATCGCCTTGGCTGGTCAGTCATTGAATGCACTTGCCGGAGTTGCCGAAGGATTGAAATATAGAGGACGATAAAACACGTATTTCATTGCTGTTTTTGAAGTAGAAAAAGCTGTAAATAAGGGCATTTTGATTTTAGAGGAGCGTGCAGATTGTGCCAAGCTGGGCGATTGTATTGATTGTAGTTGCAATAGTAATATTTGTTATTGCGACGTGTTAGCGAGAGTACGTCTAAAAAATAATTTACTTAATAAGACAAAAAACTATTGACAATACATAACTCTGGAGTTATAATAGATTTGTAAATAAGAATATGGAGGAAATGAAAGATGAACGTCAATGTTATTAACAACACCAATGTCAAGGTAACTGTGAATCAGTCCGATGATGGCACTTTTTCTATCCTGATCTTTGATGAAAACCAGAAGAAGCAGAGCGACAAACCGCTGGGCAAGGTTGCGCCCGGTAAGACTGTCAAGATCGGCAAGCGTGAGTACATCGTTCTTGGACATGGCACAGATACGACAGCTCTGATCACCAAGGAGTTTGTGAAGGAAGCCAGGTTTGACGAAAAGACCGGCGACTATGCGGCCAGCGAGATCCGCCAGTTCCTCAATAATAACTTTTATAAGGAGCTGTGTAATGCTGTTGGTGCTGATAATGTTGTCAAGCATACCGTGAACCTGACTGCCAACGATGGCACGGGCAAGGGGAATTATGTTAAGGACAACGTTTCGCTGCTGACCGCCGATCTGTATCGCCGTTACCGCGAGTATCTGCCCGCTTATGGTAATTGGTGGTGGCTTGCTACGCCGTTTAGTAAGGAAGATGGTTATGCTCTCAGCGTTTGTTGCGTCCGTGGCGATGGTGCGCTGGGTTGGGACGACTGTGGTTGGAGTAGCGGGGTGCGTCCGTTTTGCATCTTGAGTTCTTCAATCTTGAATTTTGACGAGGTTTAATCTTGAATCTTGAGTGATAGAACATTTGCGATAGGTGATAAGGCCAAAGAGCTTATGACAAGCGTCTTTGATATGACAACGAGCAGAAACCATTATCCGGTAAAGTTCAAAAGACTATCGGACAAATTGCAGGAATGCGCGTTGAACATACATAGCTGTGCTACAGATGCCAATGGCATTGTTGCCAATTCGCCAAGTCGTAAGGATCGTAAATACGACTTGCAAACAAGCGTAGTTTCCAACTGCGACAAGCTCATGTCCTATATTGAATACAGCTTGCATGCCAAGCTAATCAGCGGCGCGACATGCGAAAAATGGACAGGGCTTGTAAAGGATATAAAGTTTATGACGCTTTCATGGAGATCAAAAAATATATAGGTGAATACGGGTTATGTGCTGCTGCTCGCAACGTTTGTTACGTCAATGACGATGGTACGCTGAATTGGAACAACTGTGATTGGAGTAACGGGGTGCGTCCGTTCTGGTGGATTGTGAGAGCGATTAGGTTTCTATTGAAACTAAAAGGAGTACGCCACATCAAAAGAGCGCATATCCCTTCTCATGAGGTAGTGGGATAAATACAAAAGTTTTCTGATGATTTTGAAAAGCTGATATGCTTTGATCACCTTTATAAATCCATGAAGGTTTCGCTTCGTGGTAAAGGTAAGAGTGCCGAGGCAAGGCAGTTTAAGGCTTCGGCACTTGAAAACCTTTATGACATGAAGCAACAGCTTATTCAGCATACATATAGAATTTCTCTATATAAGGAGTTTATTGTAACTGAACCAAAGAGAAGAGTAATAAAGTCTGGTGCGTTTAGGGACAAAGTTTTACAGCATTGTCTGTGTGATTATGTTCTGCTGCCGAGGATGCAGCATGAATTTATTATAGATAATTGCGCAGGTCAACTTGGTAAAGGTACGCTGTTTGGTCTGGACAGGCTGACAAAACATCTTCTTGACTACTACAATACCCACGGCTCGCAAGGATATATTCTAAAGTGTGACATTACAAAATTCTTCTATTCAATCAAGCATGATAAGATGAAGGAAGTTGTTGCACAATACTTTGATGACGAAAATATCCGATGGATATGCAATCTGCTGATTGATAGCGTAGATGGCGATGGCTTGCCGCTGGGCAACCAGACCAGTCAAGTTTTCGCGCTTATGTATCTTGCTGAACTGGACAAGGTTATAACTGAGGAATACGGCTTTGATCTATACGGCAGATACATGGATGATTTTTATATCATCTGTGACGATAAAGAAAAGCTGAAGGTTCTGTTGGTGAGGATCAAGGACTTATTGGCGCAATATGGGTTGACGCTCAATGGTAAAACAGAGATCGTTCCGATTAAGAAGGGTATTAGATTCCTTGGATTCCATGTATATCTGACCGATGACGGCAAGGTTATTCGCAAGTTGAATGGAGACCGTAAACGTCAGACAAAAAAGAAGTTGCGCAAATGCGCCAAACTTGTCAAGGCTGGCAAGATGTCAAGAAAGAAGTTTGACGAGATATTTCAGTCTATGATGAATCATTTGTCACATGGGAATTGTTATCATTTAAGATGTGAATTAACTAAAAGCATTAACGAATATCTGGAGAGCAATGAAATACAACAGGAGAGAGCGCTGGGCTGAATCATTCTATAGATGGGGCAATGATAATAAGCAAGAATTACATTTAATCGAACAAACACTAAACAAGCGACTGTGTATGTATTGCTCAAAGAAGAAGATACACAGTGGCCCTATTATAGGCAATGAAGATTTCTTTGGCAGGGAACCGACATGGCATGTGTGGGATGGCGACCAGTGGTTGTATTGCGGTCAATCACAACAACAGGCTTATGCAAAATACAATGATTTACTAAAGCGTATTGAAACAGAAGGGATATAATAAAGATGAACTACGAACAAAAAATACTTGTTGGAGTTGCAAAAGCTGATTTAATCATTACATATTTAGTGAATATTGTATGTATCGCAATCCCAATATTCTTCATGGTGGGATTGATTGTATCATATTATTTTAAAGAATATAAGAAACATAATAGGAAGTGAAGCATTTGACCATCCCAAACATTGAATTGCTTAATTACATATTCTATCAGCGTATTGCAGAAATAAAGAAACAAGGTTACAATTTCGGTCAAGCAGATCAAATATATATGTTTCCACAAACCTGGCCTAATACTGGCGGCGGATTCGCTGAACCGGGATACTGCTATGGTCAAACAATGACATCCGAGTATACAACGGTATTGATAGACTCAGAAGAAAACATGGCTATGGTCTGTTTCGGGGAAAAGCCAGCCTATATTGTGAGTCTGTCTCAATGCTTTATGGATGATGTAAAAGCACATAGAGTTAAGGGCAAACACGAAGCAAAGAAGTATTATTAAAAGGGAGAATGATCATGACAACGAGTGAATTTGAAAGAATTGCAAAGACAGCGGTAATCAAGGTGATGAAGGAGCAGTTTAATTTGGAGCTTACGATCTCCGAATTGCAGTTTGTTTGGTTTGCACATGAACTTGGTTTCAAAAAGTGTACGTTATATGCACAAAAGCTGGGGCACTATTATCCGGAAGTGACCTACAACAGAGATGCCAACGAATTATATGTTGATGTTTATCTAAAGCAGAGTAATACGAAGTTTGATTGCAGTACACTATAAGAAAGGAAGTTTTTAGAAATGATTTTAACTGAAGTACAGCAGGATTTGT